CTATAATCATGACCCTGTGCTACCAAAGCCTCCAGCTCCCCTTTGGGTTTCGTCTAGTTTTTTTGAGATAAAAATTTTAGGATGTACATGCTTTGAGAAAATCAATTGTCCTATTTTATCTCCTTTAGAATAAATCATACTCTCATCTATTCCCAATAAAAGGTTTTGGGAATCATTAATAATATAATAATTTTCTGGTTGAGGTATGTATTTAAATCTTAGTTTAATAGTCTCTCTATATCCAGAGTCAATAACACCTACCGAATTACATAATGCAAGATTGTATTTGCTTATACTTGACCTAGGAAATACCTGAGTGAATATTTCGTAGTCTCCAAATTCATCTAAATCTGGTTGAATAGAGATGTTTGTATCGTATTCAAGGAAATAAATTTTTTTATAAAGTTTTCCTTGGTAGATGTCCCCAACTATCCTAGGATAATCTGCAGCAATTAAATCATAACCTGCATCTCCTTTGTTTTGGGGAGATACTATTTTTCCTTTTGGAAGATTTTTATTTAAATCTAAACATATGTTAATTTTCATTTTCTTTTTTCATTAAATTTATAATTTTATTATACTTTGAAGATAGATCATACATACCTGCATTAGCTAGTACATCTGGAGTATAAAGCATGTAACAATCGTCAACAACCTCCATTTTTTCCAAAATGGAGGAAATATCAAGAACTGTTATGTTCGGAGCTAAGTTTAATTCTTTTCCGAATTTTTTATTGGACATTTCTACGGCTATAGCTGCCGCATCAGCTTCATCGGTTGTTTTCACCATGCATTCCCAATTTGCACAGCTTACATAGAATGCCTTTTTTCCGTCTTCCTTATTTTCTATCATTGCTGATCAATTTAATCTGTTTTCCCGAAAAATCAACCCTTTTTTTTTATTTTATATAATTAAATCATATTGAATAATATATAAATTCTATGATTATATATTATTAATATATTATATAATGGAAGAAATTAAGATATGTTTTATTGACGATTCCGTCTCTGTCGTAGGGGGGACCAGTTTAACTATCGATGCTATAGTTGAACCTAATATCAAGAACGTGGATTTCGTAAGCACTAGGGAATTCTCACTTAAGAATCTATTTTCTGATTATGATTTTTTTATCTTAGGCAACCTGACTTCCTTTACTAAAAATTCTCTCGATGCAATTTTACACATGATGGAGCAGAAACCTTTTTGCAAGATAGAGTTTGATTATGGTTATTGCGAATATAGAGGAACGATACCGCATAAAATCATAGCGGGCGAAGATTGCTCCTGTCCTTTCGGAGATAGTGGAAATTTAGTTTTTTCTAAAATATATTCATTAGTCAAGAGTAATTCACTTCATACATTTTACATGTCTGGAGCTCAAATGAAAATTCATTCAAGACAATTAAACTGGGACGACCATACAAGAAAAAGTGTTCTTTCTTCTTGCTTTACTTCGGAAACTCTCTCATTATTCAAAGAACTTAAGAAAAAAAACAAAAACAACAAATATGCCATAATAGATGGTCAAGGAGGTTGGCACACACAAGCCAAAGGAATAAAAGAAAGCATAGAGTACGCAAAAGCCAATAATATTGAATACGATCTAATAAAAACAGAAACACACAAAGAAATGCTTCACTTATTGTCTCAGTACAAAGGTTTAATATTCCTCCCTATAATAGAAGATACTTGCCCTAGGGTCACTATTGAGGCTAGATACATGGGATTGGATGTTATTACTAATAATAATTCACAACACATAAAAGAAGATTGGTGGAAAGCTGACGACTCTCACGCTTTTCATTTTACAAAATCTAGACCTAATTATTTCTGGAAAATTTTAAAATGTTTAAAATAGTAATACCGTGCCACGGAAATAAATCTAATAATTTAGAATCTCTTATTTCTAGCATAGAAAACCAAAAGCACTCTACCAAACTTGAGTATTATTTCTTAGAGGATCAAATAGACAAAGACTATAAGAATAAAATTACAGAATTTTGCAGTGGTTCTGAAAAAAGTTTTTTTATAGAAAATACTTACGGAACTAAGCTTTATGGAATTTATAATATTTATAGATTCTTATCAAGATTGAATTCCGATTGTTTTATTGGGGTTATAGATTGCGACGACCACCTTTGGGGTAACGACTGCATTAGTAATATAAAATTAGAATACGATAAAGGGTTCGATTGTGTTTGGACTGCAAATGAACTGAAAGGTATTGGCGTTAATTTCTCTGGTCCTTTGGCTCATGATTGCGATGTATATTCCCACCCTTGGGTTTCAAGCCATTTCAAGACATTCAAACTTTCTGATTTCAAAAAAGTTCCTGAGTCTAATTTTAAAGATAAAGAGGGTAAATGGTTTGATTCTTGTTATGACCAAGCCTTAATGTTGCCTATTTTGCATAATGTATTTAAGAGGGGTGGTACCACTAAATACATAAATAAAATTCATTATATATACAACGGAACATTAAACCCAGACGCGGAGTCAAAATACAGAATATCTCAACTTGAAAACGAGCACTTTATTAGATCTAGGGGGTATTTGAATGAGTGATTTTTATATTAATAATTATTCAAATACAGATGGGCCTTCTATATTTTCCAATCGCCTTAAAATTGAATTAGAAAACCAAGGTCATAAATTTAATGATCAATCGTACAATAGATTATTAATAACAAACGGAAATATTGTAGAAAATAAATTTAATATACTAAGGCTTGATGGATTGTATCTAGACTCTGGTAATACACTTGGCCCGAATGAAGAGTTGAACCGACCTATCTTTGAATGTTACAAAAAATCTGACCATATTATTTTTCAATCAGAATACGCTCGTAATGTATACGAAGCTTTTACTGGTGAAAAAAAATCTAACTCTATTATCTATAACGGGGTAGAAGATATATTTTTTACAAATAATGAATCTATAGATAAGCCATATGGTTTTGAAAAAGTAGTTATAGCTTCGTCTAAATGGAGGAGGCATAAAAGAATCGAAGAGTGTATTGAAGCTTTTAAGGACAAAAGATTAAAAGATGTTGCCCTAGTTATTCTTGGCGGTTATTCAAATGTAGATCTTCCAAATGTTTTTAGTTTACCTATGATAAATCCTGTTGATTTACCCAGGTATTATAAAATGGCCGATGTGATGATTCACTTGTGTTGGTTAGATTGTTGCCCTAATTCTGTCGTAGAAGCATTGGCTTGCGGAGTTCCTGTTGTTTGCAGTCACAATGGGGGAACAAATGAGTTAGTTAAACAAGATGGGGTGATATTAAAATTAGAAGAAGATTATGAATACGGATCTCTTGTTGATTTATATAATCCTCCTAAAGTTTCTATTGACTCTATTGTAGATGGAGTAATAAAATGCCTTGATATAAAACAAATTAATCCTAGGTTAGATTTAAATATATCTAATACAGCAAAACAATACTCCAGTCTATTTAAAAATGAATAATATAGAATTTTTCTTTCAACACTTGTGTGAATACTATAACGTAACTATCGAAGATGCTATAGATTTATCAACCAGAAAAACTGGTAGAAAGCCTAGTTTACCTGGATCAAAAACATGCGACCCTGTCTCTGGAATGAATCTTGAAGAAATTTGGGATTCACAAGAAAGAGATTCGGAAGAATCTATTTTTAAATTTTACAAAGATCAAGGAGCTTGGAGTGCATTCAGGCAATGCATGAGACTATCTCAAGCTGTCGGTGCATACCAGAATTACCTATTAAATGTAATTGAAAGATTGGATACTCAATTTAAAATCGGAAGAACTGTTTCTATATGTGAATATGGATGTGGGACTGCCCCATTCGGATTCCTTCTTCTCAACCTATTAAAACCAGATATTAAAATTAATTTTTATATATCGGATGTTGACTGCGAGCATTTAAACTTTGGAGAATGGAGGTTGAATCAAATCAAGAAGCATAGAAAACTAGAAAATGTAAAAATTATAAAAAAGCTCGTCGAACCTAATTCCTTGCCGACTTATGAAGATAAATTGGATGCTGTATTTATATTTGAAGTCTTAGAGCATGTCCCCAGCCCAATTGCCACAACATTAAATTTAATAAACCAAATAAACTCTGGCGGGTTCTTTATAGAAAATTTCATAAAGCATGAAGATGAAAAAGGGCGTTGCGACCTACCTTCCTCCCAAAAAGAAAGGTCTGAATGTCTTGAATATTTAGATAAAAATCTTAATTTGTTCATGGGAGAGACTGAAAGTAAATCTCCAAATGGAACTAGAATTTGGATGAAGTAATGATTTTCTATTTTAATAGAATACCACTGAACTCTCCATGGGGAGGAGGTAATCAATTTTTGCAATCAATGATTGATTTTTTTAAAATAAAAGGTCACACCGTAGTCCACGACCTAGTTCCAAACATTGACTGGATATTCACAATCGACCCTAGGCCTAGAGAGCAAGGAGTGGGAATTAACGAAATTCATAATTACAAATTAAAAAACCCTAATGTTAAAATTTTTTATAGGGTTAATGAATGTGATAAAAGAAAAAATACACATGGAATGGATGAGCTGATATATCATATGGTTTCCATTTCAGATAAGGTTGTTTTTATTAGTGACTGGCTTAAAAAATATTTTTTTAGATTGGGAGTAAATAAAGAATCTCATGTAATTACAAATGGATGTAATCATGATCATTTTTACCCTAAAGACCATTCTGGGTTTACAGAAAAAATAAAATTAGTAACTCACCACTGGTCAGATAACTGGTTAAAAGGTTTTGATATTTATCAAAAAATAGACGAATATATCTCAAATAACCCAGAATGCCCCTTTGATTTCTACTACATAGGAAATCATAATAATTCGTACAAACCAAATTCTACTAAATTAATAAGTCCAACATGTGGCAAAGAATTAGGAGATTTATTGCGCCAATTTGATCTTTATGTTACTGCTAGCAGATGGGAGCCTGGAGGAATGCATCATATAGAAGCTGCATCCTGCGGCTTGCCTATTCTTTATCATAAGGATGGCGGAGGAATAAATGAATTAGCAAGTTTACACGGAGAAGAGTTTGGTGATTTCGAAGAGTTTTTATATAAATTCAATATTTTAAAATCTAATTATCTAAAATATCGCAACGAAATAAATTATAATAATTTATCTTCATATACTTGTTGTGAAAAATTTTACAATTTAATTTGTAATTAAATTTTCAAGCTATGGGAATGGGAGGGCATTTAATGTGGACTGCGGTTGCAAGAAACATTCGCAATCACACAGATAAAATATGTGTCCCACTTGAGGGTCACAATTTTTGCAAAAGTGATATATTTTATAATAACCCAAATTTTTCATATAATGGAGATTTTTTATTAGACCTATCCTTACCTCAAACGAACTACATAAAAGAAGATGGTGCTGTTGTAAAATTTGCTTGCCCCAAAAAACATGCCATAGTTCATGCCCTCAATTTTTATGGCATACATAACAATGTAGATTTAAAATGTGAATTATTTTTAACTAAAGAAGAAGATTTGATCTCCCAAAGTGTCACATCAAACCTTCCTAAAAAATATGCATGCATTGAACCTCATTCCAAAACAAGCTGGATGCAGTCTAGGCTGTATTCTTTTGAGAAATATCAAAATGTAGTAAATGCTTTGAAAGATCAAATAACCTTTGTTCAGATAGGGGCTAAAGGTGCCCCACGATTAGATAATGTAATATATATTAACGGATTATTAAGTTTTAGGCAGACTTACAATGTACTTAAAAATTCTAATTTCTTTTTGTCTACCGAAGGAGGGTTGGTTCATTTATCTAACAGTGCTGGCACCAGATCTTTTGTTATTTACACTAGTTATCAATTTCCAGAAATGACAATGTATCCAGATAATTTTTTGATAGATATATCTTTATATAGGAATCAAATATTAGGCCACAAAAACAACCCTTTGTATTTAGACGAAATAGAAAAGCACGACGAGAATTCTATTATAGATTTAATTCAAAAAGAGAAGCTATGAATTTTATTTTAAGACAAATGTCTCATATTAGATATATGATCCCCTTAATTATTGAAGGTAATTATAGAGGTATAAAATCAACTATTTATTGGCAGTCCTGTGGTAAATACAATTCACCACATCTATATGTAGATGTTTTAAAAAATTTATCAAAAAAGTTTTGCTTCACTTTAATTAATTCTGACTCAGGAAACTTAAATGGAATAACTTTTAATGTAGAAGGAGATGGCATAGGAAATTTTCAAACAGAAAAGTTGGTAATACTGACTAACATGACTGATTTCCATATTGGTCATAAAAGATATTGGGACAAAATAGATAAGTGCATTTTCCCTTCTAAATATTTTGCTTCTTTAGCGGGAAGAGAACTTGATTCTAAATCTCTTTTTTTAGGTAGCCCTAAATACGATGTAACTTTAGACAAAAAAGATATTTATAAAAAATATAATCTTAATGAAGATTATAAATATGCATTTATGCCTCTTCCAAGAGCAAGGGATTATCATAATATGAATATAAATAATTTATGTTCCTTAATTAAGGATATGGGGTATAAAGTTATAACCAAAACCAGAGGAAAAGATAACTGCTCAGCTAAATCCGACCTTCATTTGGTTGACTTTTCGTGGTATCCCCATGACAGTATGGAGCTTATGTCCGTTTCAGATTTCGTAATTAACTTTGATTCGACTTCAATAAAAGAATGTATAAAATTAAAAAAGAAAGTATTGAACTACAACATAAAACCTTTTCAGCAATTATTGCCAGTTTTCTATGAATCAAAATCAGTACTAAACGTTAAAAAAGATTTTGATCTAAACAATGAGCTTAGAATTAAAAAACTCCTTGAGTCTCCTTACGATTTTGATTACTATATAGATCAGTATTTGTTTACAGGGAATTCGTCCAAAAGAATTATAGATTATTTTTTTAAATGAAAATTAACGTTATTATTCCAGCCAGAGGTGGCAGCAAAAGGCTTTTGAATAAAAACATACATCCTGTTTGGGGCAAGCCTATGATATACTGGGCTATAAAATCTGCTTTAAATTTAAACAAATGGCACGAAACCAAAGTTTGGGTAAGCTCTGATAGTTTAGAAATATTAGATGTCGCAAAAGAATTTGGAGCTAATACTATATTAAGGTCGAAGAATCTTTCTGGAGACTTGGTCTTTAAGCAGGCTGCCATAAGAAATGCAGCATTGGATATTTCCAAAACAGACCCGAGCGACTTATGGGTATCCTTGCAGGCTAACTCTCCAGAAATTTCTGAAGTACATCTTAAGCAAGCTATTGATGTATTAGTAGAAAATGAAAGAGATGAGATATTTTCTGTTGACTCTAATTTTATGCAGAATGCAGCGTTTAGAATATTTAAGGGGGGTTATGTCTTTCAAGAAGATTTAAGTACAAATTGTGGGGTAATAGTTTGCGATATCCAAGATGTTCATACAATAGATGATATTAAGTTTATAGAATCAAAACCGTCAACAAGAATAATTAATTGGTCGTAATGAATAATAAAAAATCAAAATATTACTGGGGAAGTGATGTGGCACATGGAACCTATCTCTATAATGATAAAAACTCATGGAAGGGTCTCCAACTTGAGTTTTTGTTCGAATTTATAAAAAATAATTTTAAGTTTTCTGATGGCACAAAGTGTCTTGATATTGGATGTAATGCTGGTCTTAATTTAAAAACATTCAAAGAGAAATATGATCATGTGGATAATAAGTATATTGGATTTGATTTGAACGATACAGCACTAACTTTAGCTAGACAAAATCTGCCCGATGGCGAATTTAAAAAATGCAATTTTCTATTAGAGAATCCAATTAAGTCATATAGCGATGATTCTTTTGATATTTGTTTCTCAACATGGGTCTTAACACACCTTAATATTTCAGACGAAAGGGAAAATTTAATTAAGGATATGGTTCGAACATCGAAAAGAGGTATTATCTACGAAGCATATGCAGAGAAGTGCGGCCTAGATTACCCTCCAAAATATTCGGAAAAAAGTAAGCCAGATAATTTTAATGTTGTGGTTTACGATGACTATAGAAGGTATTCTAACTTAATTATGATTCACGAACTTCAATACGAAAATTGTTCCAAGTTATATTATTGGGATAAAACATGAGTTGATTTTAAAAAATAGTATGTCAATATATATTATAAGTGAGTTATGCGGTCAATGGGGAGGATCTATTGACAAAGCAAAAAAAATGATAGATCAATCTGCTGATTGCGGGGCTGATGCCGTTAAAGTTCAACTCTATGATACTTACAGGATGCCTGGAGAAAATAGACATAAATGGGAATACCTCTCTATGTCTAAAGATGTTTTCCTGGAATTAAAAGATTATTCTGAGGAAAAAGGTCTTGATTATTTTGCATCAGCTTTTCATGAAGATAGATTTCAATGGGTTTTAGATTCTGGATTGAAAACAAATAAAATAGCTAGCATTCTTATTGAAAATGATTTTGATCTTTGCTCTAAAATGTTAGATTCTGGATTAAAAACTTATCTATCATTAGGAAAGTGGACAAAAAAATCCTTACCCTTTCATCAGCTCAACAATGTTGATTATTTGCATTGTGTTTGTAAATATCCACATTCAGTTAATGAAGCGAAAAAATTAATGCCTAAGCGCTTTGGCGACAGATTAGTAGGTTATAGCGATCATACAACAGGCATTGAATCATGTAAGCTTGCAATAGAAAGAGGGGCAACTGTAATTGAAAAACATTTTACATTAAATCGCAGCTCGCAATGTGATACTGAAAGTGCTCATATATGTTCAATGGACCACAAAGAGCTACTAGAATTAAGAAGTCATTGTGATACGAGATATAAATAATATTTTAATAATAGCAGCTCATCAAGACGATGAAACTATAGGTTGCGGTGGGTCTATTAAAAAGTGGCATCTAGAAAATAAAACAATAAATTTAGTCTTATTTACGGACGGCAGCACAGGGATAGATCAACTAAATTTATATGATTCTATTACTGAGGTTAGAAATAAAGAATTGGATACAGTAAAAAGTATATTAGGCATAAATAAAGTCGTAACTTTAAATGAAAAATGTCAAAGTATTGAAAATAGCCAGAATACATTCCATAAAATAATTAAATTAATTAGAGAATATAAGCCCGACTTAATCATAACACATTCAAATATAGATAAACATAGAGACCATAGAACTATAAACGAAATAGTTACAGAAGCTTGCTGGAAGGCTCAGGAAAATATTCATCCTGAATTAGGCAAACAACATAAAATAAAAGACTTATGGGCATTTGAGGTAACAGATTTACTCCCTAAAGTAGATTATGTAGTAGACATCACAGACACCTATCATTATAAAATTAAAGCTATGGATACCTATAACTCCCAGCATAACATAATGAAAGGAATTAATAACCATTTAAAAGGCATGGCATTATGTCGAGGTTATATGATAGAAAAAATGTATGGAGAGGCTTTTGTAAGGATATCAAAACAGCCAGTTATATTGTGAAAAATATAATAATAACCTCTACTCAACCTAGGCATAATTATTATGCAGGTATGTTGTGTGAAAATATTAATATAGATTATATTATATGGGAGGATAAACCTGAATCGGGTGGAGTTTTTAAAGATTTTAACAATAAAGAAAAGCTTAAATTTGATAAATATTTAGATTTTAAATTTAAATGCCCTCAATTAAATTTGAAAAAAGGCGAAATTAATAATCCCCCCACGATAGATAGAATAAAAGATATAAACCCTGACATTATATTTGTTTTTGGTAGTAGTTTATTAAAACCAGAAGTTTTTAATCTGGCCAAAAAAGGCTGTATAAATATACACACAAGTTTAGTTCAATATTTCAGAGGGGTCGATAGTTCTTTTTGGGCAATTCATGATGAGCGGCCAGAAGCTATAGGAGCGACCCTTCATTTTATAAACAATACTATAGACGCAGGGGACATAATAGACCAAAAACAAGCAAGCTTGTCTATAGATGACAATTTAGATGATCTATTTTTAAAATCATGCGAATGTGGGTTTAATATGTTATTAGATAATTTAAAAGATATCGTAAACCAAAAAACAAAAACAAAAAGTCTATCTAAGTTGGGAAAGTTATACACACTTAAAGATATGAACAATCATGTAAAACAGATTGCCCAAGACAAAACATTTGACGTTCTAAAAAAATATATAAAATAATTTATTTATGAAAACCTCCTTGGTCGTCGGCATTAAAAATAGAACATCTCATTTTTTACAAACCTTTCCTTTCATGATATCTCAAATTGGTCAGGATTATGAGCTTGTAATAGTCGACTTTCATTCGGAGGATGAACTTTTGCAATTGTTCCAAAAAGAATGTAGGCTTAGAAAAGATACGGTGTCAAAAAATTTAAAAGAAATAAAGTATGTTAAAGTAAATGAAAATTTAAAATACAACCCAAATAAAGTAAAAAACTTAGGAGCAAAAATAAGTTCTGGTGAAAAAATTGCATTTACTGATGCTGATGTATTTTTATCAATGGACTATTTATCTTTCTGGTCTAATAAAGTAAAAGAAAAAAAGACATTCCTGGCTACTAGATTTCAAGAAACTAGAGTTTCTTTAGCGAAAAGAATTTCGCCAGAGATTAACTATGGAAACATAATCGTTTCTTCAAAAGATTTTTATGAAATTGGTGGTTGGAATGAATCAATGGTTAAATGGGGGGGCGACGACGATGACCTTTGCCATAGATTAAAGCTATACGGTCTTAGAGAAATCAACCCAACAGACCCTCAAGATTCTAGACATTACTCAATATTACATGGGGATGATTTAAGACTAGCAGAACTCGAAGTTCCAGAAAAACACAACGCTGACCCCGAATTGGGCGAAACAATATTCCAAAGAGTTTTTTCTAATACTAATTTTCTAAACAATAATAATTGTTTTTTTAAATATAAAAATTATAATATAACCACCATTAATTTTAATTAAAACCATCAATAAGATGAATGCAGATGTTTCAATAGTAATTACTAATTACAATTATTCTAAATACATACAAAGATGCTTAAGAAGCTGTATAAATCAGAAGTATGTAAATCATGATGTAATTGTTGTTGATGATTGCTCTACGGACAATTCTATAGAAAAACTTTCCCCCTTTCTTGAAGATATAAAACTTTACAAAACTGATCAGAATTCTGGAGTTGCTGCTGCTGCTAATTTGGGTGTAGAGAAATCAAAGTCTCAGTTTTTTATTCGCGTGGATGCTGATGATTTTATCACTAGTAATATGTGCTACATCATGAAAGAGTATCTTGAAGCTAATAATGATTGTTTTTGTGTGTCTTGCGACTACTATATGGTAAATAATGGAGAAGAAGTCGTTGAAAGAAAGTATGCCGAAGTAGATGATATATCTTGCGGAATTATGTACAGAAGAGATTTGTTCTTAGATTTAGGTGGTTATAATCCTGATATGAGACACAAAGAAGAAAGAGAATTAAGAAAAAGATTAGGATTGGAATATAAAATAGATCATTTAAAAATTCCATTTTATAGATATAGAATGCATGATTCTAATAAAACTAAATCTAAAGAGTATGAACAAACAAAAGTATGAAAAAGGTTTTATTCGATTTAACACAAAGTTCCAGTTGGGGAGATAAATCTCAAATGCTTTCCTGGATTTGCTGGTATAGCAAACAAGGTTGGCCCCTGGGAAGTAAATCTATCAAAACTTAAAAAAAAAATAAATTAATACTAGATTTTATTTTATATAAATGTATCATAAGGTAATGGATATAACACTAGGAGTCATAGGAAATGGATTTGTAGGATCAGCGGTGGTTCATGGCTTTAATCATTTTGTTAAAAGCGTTAAAGTTTTTGATAAAGATCAAAATAAAAGATCCCATTCTCTTCAAGAAACTTTAGGTCAAGATATTGTATTTGTATGCCTTCCTACTCCAATGTCTCTTTCTGAAGATGGCAAGTGCGATCTTTCTATTCTTGAATCTTTTTTTTCTGAAGTTTCTGGCCTTTCCCCCGATTGTATTTTCGTAATAAAGTCTACTGTTCCAGTAGGAACAACTTCAATACTTCAAAAACAGTATGATAAATTAAAAATTTTACATTCTCCTGAGTTCCTTACCGCGAGAACATCTCTTTTAGATTTCATAACCCCCTCTAGGAATATAATAGGTTACCCAAAAGAGTTTTACTCTAACATGCATTCTATCCCTAATAAAGTTGTGGAGCTTTTTGAAAAAAGATTTCCAGGAGTAAAAACATTATTAATGAATAGTGACTCTACAGAAATGATCAAGTATGTAGCTAATTGTTTTTTTGCCACTAAAATTAGTTATTTTAATGAAGTCAAATTGCTTTGCGATAAATTAGATTTAGACTATGAAGAAATTCTTGAAGGGGTTCTTTCTGATGGTAGGATTGGAATAAGTCACTATCAAGTCCCAGGGCATGATGGTAAACTCGGTTTTGGGGGAACATGCTTTCCTAAAGATATAAACTCTTTTATAAATTTAATGAAGCTTAATGGGATAGACCCTAAAGTTCTTCAATCTGTTTGGGATAGGAATGTTTCAGTTAGACCAGAGAAGGATTGGGAGAAATTTTCAGCAGCTGTATCTACGGGAACTGAGGAATTTGATTTATCTGGCTGTGGGCATGATCATATTTAATAAATAATTAAAACAAAAAAAATGAAATATACAGTAATTGGAGGAGCTGGCTTTATAGGAAGCCATTTGGTTGATAAACTTTTAGATCTTGGACACGAAGTGGTTGTCTTGGATAATTTGTCTAGCGGTAAGGCTGAGAATGTTAATAAAAGAGCTAAATTACACAGAGTTAATATAGAGCTTTTGGGAACTCCTCTTTCTGAAAAAATAGATGCATATAAAAATGCAATAATGGATGCCGCAGGTTCAGACGCCATTTTTCATTTAGCGGCTAAAGCCAGAGTTCAGCCTTCTATTGAAGACCCTGTTGGTTATAATAAACATAATGTAAATGGAACACTATCAGCTCTAGAACTTTGCAAAAATTTAGAGGTAAGAAGATTTATTTACAGTGCGAGTTCTTCTGCATATGGAGATGCTAGTGTTTTTCCTACTCCAGAAGATCATCCCACGAATCCACAAAGCCCTTATGGATTACAAAAGCTTATAGGTGAAGAGTATTGTAAAGTTTATAGTAAATGCTACGGGATAGATACTGTATCTCTTAGATATTTTAATGTTTATGGAGACAGATTTTCCAGCGATGGTGACTACGCTTTAGTTTTGGCAATTTTTTTAAAACAAAAAATGTATAAAAAAGCTTTGACTATTACTGGAGACGGAACTCAAAAAAGAGACTTTACTTTTGTCGGAGATGTTGTCAATGCAAATATTTTAGCTATGGAATCTTCTAATAAATTTAATGGAGATGTTATTAATATAGGTAATGGTGATAATGTTTCTATAAATGAAGTTGCGGATTTAATTGGGGGAGAAAAAAAATATATCGAAGCTAGGCAAGAACCTAAAGAAACTCTAGCTGACAGGTCTAAAGCTAAAGAGCTACTCGGGTGGGAGCCAAGCATGACACTACAGCAATGGATCCCTAAGTATCTTAAGCAAGAAGGTCTATAAAAATTTTTTAATTTATGAAAAAAATAATTATAACTGGAGTTACTGGTCAAGATGGTAGTCATATGGCCGATTTCTTAATCAAGAAGTTAGAGCTAGATTTAGATGACATAGATTTTAAAATTTATGGTGCTGTAAGGAGACTTAGTGTAAAGAATCATGAAAACATTCTCCACTTAGAAAATAATCCTTATTTTGAATTGATCGATATGGATTTGAACGATGCTCATAGTATTAGAGATGTCATTATTGATATTCAGCCAGACTATTTTATTAATTTTGCTGCTCAGTCTTTCGTGGCTGGTAGTTGGAAATATCCCATACAGACCTGGGGCACTGATGCTGATGCCGTTTTACATATACTTGAATCTATAAGAAGATTCGCACCTTCTTGTCGTTTTTATAATGCTGGATCTTCTGAAGAATTTGGTGATGTCATTTATAGCCCTCAAGACCAAAAACATCCACTAAGGCCTCAATCTCCCTACGGAGCAGCCAAGTGTGCGGCTAGGCATATAGTCAGAGTCTATAGAGAATCTTATGATTTATATGCGGTTCAGGGTTGGCTGTTTAATCACGAAGGAGTTAGGAGAGGCTTGGACTTTGTAACTAGAAAAATTTCCTATAATGTAGCTAAGTTTAAAGTTGAATCAGATAAAAATTTAAAGACCACCCCTTTTCAGCTTGGAAACCTTGAAGCTCAAAGAGACTGGAGTGATGCTGAAGATTTTATGGATGGAGTTTGGCTTATGCTTAACCAAGAAAAACCAAAAAATTATGTGTTAGCTAGTGGGGAAATGCATACAATAAGAAGCTTTTTAGAAAAAACTTTAGATAGAGCCTCTATTGATTTTTATAAAACGGGATCAGGTTCTAATGAAAAATATTTCTGCAAAAAAACAAACAATTTGATAATGAATGTGGATGAAAAATTCTATAGACCAGCTGAGGTTCATGAGCTTTGCGGAGATCCATCTTCAGCGGAATCTGAATTAGGATGGGTAAGGAAAACTGACTTCACTGGTCTTGTTAATAAAATGTTTGATTCCGACTATTCCAAATTAAGTGAAAAAATCTGAATCTATCTTTGTGGCTGGCCACAAAGGAATGGTTGGTTCTGCTACCTTAAAAGAATTAAAGAGGCGTGGTTATAATAGTGTAATTACGGCTTCGAAAGAAGAATTAGATTTAAGAGATTATTCTGAAGTTAAGTCTTTTTTTGATAGATTTAATATAAAAAATGTAATTTTATGCGCTGCTAAGGTAGGAGGTATATTAGCAAACAATAATTATAGGGCAGATTTCATATCAGATAATCTTTCTATAGGGTCCAACATTGTAAAAGCTTGTCATGAATATTCTGTCTCAAAATTAATTAACCTTGGCTCTTCTTGCATATATCCTAAAGAAGCTGAAATACCTATAAAAGAAGAGAGTTTACTTACTGGGCTCCTAGAGTACACTAATGAGCCTTATGCTATAGCGAAGATAGCGACTCTTAAAATGTGTCAAAGTTTTTACGATCAACATGGTTCTAACTTTTATTCTCTAATGCCTTGTAATCTTTATGGGATAAATGATAATTTTGACTTAAACTCCTCTCATGTATTACCAGCTCTTATAAGGAAAGTTCATGAAGCCAAACAAAACAATTTAGATAATGTTATTTTGTGGGGAAGCGGTAAGCCTTTAAGAGAGTTTCTTTTTTCTGAAGATGTTGCTTCTGCTATAGTTTTCTGTTTGGAAAATGTAAATGCTGAAGATGTTTACTCTCAAGGGATTTCACACTTAAACTGTGGTTCCGATGAAGAGTTATCTATAAAAGAGCTGATGCTCAAAATCAAAAAGATAATAGAATATGAAGGCGATATAATTCTTGACCCATCTAAACCCGATGGAACTTTTAGAAAAAAAATGGACAACTCAAGAATCAAAAAGCTTGGATTTATTCCGCAAGTCAGCATGGATGAAGGCATTGCAAAAACCTATTCTTGGTATCTTGAAAATATGTAAGATATTAAGGTTGACTTTATTTGCTTTTGTCCTTAAATTCAATTCATAATTTATTTTCGAGAAAACTCGAATTCAACAAAATAATTGTGTAATAGAAATAATCCGACCCTAATTTATATATGGACATAAAAGTTAAGAAAAGAAACGGCAGACTAGAAGATTTTAATGTAGAAAAAATAAATACTATAGCACAGAGGGCATGTCACGAGATAGAAGATGTTTCGGCTAGCGAAATTGTCCTAGATGCCCAATTACAGCTATTCGATAAGATTACAACAAGAGAAATAGATCAAGCTTTAATACTATCAGCAAGAGAAAAGATAGAAAAAGAGCCAAATTACTCTTATGTAGCCTCAAGTTTATTACTTAATACTTTGTACAAAGAGGTTTTTAATGAAGGTGTAGACTCTGACGTCTTCAAATTACAGTACAGAAAAAGCTTTATACAAAACATTAAGAAGTTAGTAAAATCAAATAGGTTAGATTCTAGGTTATTGGATTTTGATTTGTCGTTATTATCCGAATCTTTAAAAATTAGAAGAGATAAATCCTTAAAGTATTTAGGTTCTCAAATTTTATTTGATCGCTACTTCCTAAGACTAGACAACAAGATCATGGAAACGCCTCAGTCTTTTTACATGAGGGTTGCTATGGGTTTAGCTATAAACGAAGAAAATAAGAACGAAAAGGCTATAGAATTCTATGACCTTTTAAGTCAGCAATTTTATACTTCTTCGACACCTACATTATTTAACAGCGGAACAACCCATTCCCAGCTTAGCTCTTGTTATTTGAATACTTTTGATGATAGTATTGATGGTATTTTTGACGGAGCTTGGCAAGAAGCTAGAAAGAGTAAGTATGCTGGCGGACTTGGTTTTGATGTTACTCCATTTCGATCTACTGGCTCTCATATAGAAGGAACTAATGGGATTTCTAGCGGATTAGTTCCGTGGCTAAAAATTTATAATGACCTTTTGGTTGCTGTTAACCAAGGTGGTAAGCGTCCAGGAGCTGGTTGTGCATATTTAGAGCCGTGGCATTTAGATTTCGAAGACTTCCTTAATCTTCGAAGAAATACTGGAGATGATCGCTTGCGTTGTCACGATATGAATACTGCCTCTTGGATTCCTGATGAATTTATGCGTAGGGTAAAGAACGAAGATGATTGGTATTTCTTTGATCCAAGCGAGATGACTTACGAAGACGGCAAAACTCTTCACGATTATTTTGGAAAAGATTTTGATGATAAATACAAAGAGGCTTGTCTTGCTGCGGAATCTGGAGACGTAAAAAACTTCAGGAAAATCCCCGCTAAAGATTTATGGAGAAAAATGCTTACGGTTTTATTTGAAACATCTCATCCATGGTGTACATTTAAGGATCCATGTAATATTCGTTATACAAATCAACATGAGGGTTCTGTTCGTAGTAGTAATTTATGCACAGAAATAACTCTCCATACAAAAGCATCTAAATATAAAGATGGTGAAAAAATAGAAGTAGGAGAAACTGCTGTTTGTAATTTAGGATCTATTAATTTATTAAACCACCTTAATGACTCAAATAAAATAGACTTTCAAAAGTTAAAATCATCTATACATACTGCCATAAGAATGTTGGATAATGTTATTGATATAAATTTTTACCCAACTAAAGAGGCTAGTAATTCTAATCTAAGAAACAGACCAATAGGTTTAGGGATAATGGGATTGCATGATGTCATGCACGTTCAAAACATAAATATTGATAGCGAAGAAGCTGTTTCTTTTAATGATAAATTATTTGAATTTTTTAGCTGTGAAGCTATATTAGCTAGTTCTAAATTAGCAAAAGAAAGAGGCGGTTATCAAAATTACGAAGGGTCTTTATGGTCTCAAGATATTTTTCCTATCGATAGCTGGAATAATTTATTTTCTTATAGAAATAAAACTAAACCTAAAAAAAATGGAGAAGGCCAATCTTTAAAAAGGTGGGATATAGTAAGATCTCATGTTAAAAAACATGGCATGCGAAATAGTAATGTTATGGCTATTGCTCCGACAGCTACTATAGGTTATATAAATGGAGTAGAACAAAGTATTGAGCCGAATTTTTCTGTTCTATTTGTTTACGAGAACAAAAGCGGAAACTTCTATATAACAAACCCTCATTTCGTTCAAGATATGAAGGACAGAGGCCTCTGGAATATTGAAGTCTCCCAGTTGGTCAAAAGTTGTGATGGGGATCTTTCTTTATTAAATGGATCTATACCAGAAGACTTGAAGAATAAATACAAAACATGCTTTGATCGAGACATGTTTAAATTAATAGAATGTAATTCTGTTCGTCAAAAATGGATAGACCAAGCTATTAGCTTTAACCTTTACAATAAAACTGTCTCTAAAAAATATCTTAACGATCTCTATATGGCGTGTTGGGACTCTGGATTAAAAACTACTTATTATTTAAGAAACAGAGCGGCATCAAAAGTGGAGAAATCCACAGGGTCTACTTCTACCACTACTGAGGCTAGCGCATGCAGTATTGAAGCTATGAAAAATGGAGAGGTTTGCGATTCTTGTCAATGATTGACCCTGTAAAAAGAGCTTCTGGTGTAAGTATTGTTTGTGGCGATCAAATATTACTAGGCAAAAGATGCCTAGAATGGGAAGGAAAACCTATTACTCTTGGGGGTTATTGGAGTATATTCGGAGGGTCCATAGAAGAAGGTGAGAACTCTATGATTTGTGCGATTAGAGAGTTGAAAGAAGAAACGGGTATAGATGTTCCATTTCACTCATTATCTTATGTTAAAGATATTTATAACGAAACTATATGCGGTAGCATTACTCGTTTTTCTGTTTATATTGCTGGACTCCTCTACCAACCAGATATCTTCCTTAATGATGAACACACAGATTACATCTGGTTTGATATTAAAAAAATCGACGACTTTCCATACAAAATCAAGCCAGACTTAGTTGATTGCATTAAAATGTATTTCAATAAGAGGTATATTGAATAATTTTTTTTGAAAAAACCTAAATATTTTTTATTATAAATTTAATTCTAACCAAAAAAATATCATGATCCAATTTTATAACGTTAAAAAGAAAGAAAAAGTCGAAATTTCAGAAGATAGAGTTGAGAGAAAAACCTACGAAAAAGTTTCGAAAGCTGGAAAGCTTACAATTAGATATGCTCTTGCTGCGATAGATGAAGACGGAACAAAGTTAACTAAATTCTGCAGCAAGGATGTCTACGACAGCCTTGGTTAATGGGCCCAATTCTAAATACTATATTGGGTGCGGGAATTAAACTCGCATGTAATTTGATAAACTCCTGGCTGGAGCAAAAAAGGCAAGACCAAATGATGCTTGCCGCCAGAGACAGCGCAATGCTTGATGCCATGATTAAAAATCAAGCTGCCCAAGCCAGCGACCCCTTTGTTAAGACTACAAGGAGAATATTGTTTATGTCTATTACATTTACAATGTGTTATCTTATGTTGTATTATGCTCACAACCCAACCATTAGTTATGATATAATAGTGCCTCGTGGAGATGGAGCTAAATGGGGTTTCTTTAGCTGGATATTTGGAGGTAAAGACTGGGAAGTTGTTACATTAACTGGAGGGCTGATGCTTAGTTCTTTTATAGATTTATGTTTTATGGTTGTCGGATTCTATGCTATTCCTAGCAAGAAGAGATGATTTTGTGTAATATTCTACATGAACTTTATTGATTTAAAAAACGAGATTCACCGTGCAAGCAAGTCTGAATTTATCAGTCAACGCGCTACTTGGGTATCTAATATCAAAACTTTACTCGCTAATGCATCAGAGGCAGACATTGAATACTTCAGGAATCATGTTGGCAGAGAGTTGTTTAGAAAAGCAAACTTATTTGACGATGCATCTTTTATAAAAGATGATTTTGACTCTGGGTTTCGTCCTAGAAGAGTCGATCCAATTACGGGATTAAATGGAAAGATTATCTCATGGTACGATGCATCAGATTCTAGTTCTCACGACCTAGATTCTCAAAACAGAATTCTAAAAGCTTATGATAAAGCTGGATCCTTTGATTTATCTACTAACAAAGGGATAGACAGAACCCCGACAATTGATCCTTTAAAATTTGATGACGGAAGATTAAGAAATACTTTCTTTTTTAATAGAGGAGAGGGGCATGATAATTGTTTGTTCAGGAGTTATGATTTTTCTCATAACTTTAGCTCAGCTGGTGAATTAAATATGCTCATTGTTGTACATCATATGGAATCTAATCCAGGAGATCAAGATTCTCAAGATTTTATTTTTGAAGCTGCTCAAAACGGCAGGCATGATACGGGAAGCCCTAGGTTTTTTCTTAGAAAAGGTGGTGAAAATGGAAGCGATGGATCTTTTAATAATGCAGGGCTTGGAGGCGCAATTAGTTTCAATGAAACACAAGCTGGATTACAGCTAGATAACCCCGTTAATTTACTACTTAACATTCATCTCAAAAACGGTTCTCAAGCATTACGATTAAATGGTACTGAAATTAAAACATCAACTAATGCTACTGTAGTCAACATAACCAACGAACCTATAAATGGTAGTGGTAACGGAGGTGGAGGAATCTACTGGGGAAGCAATATCTATGGAGGACAGACTTTAGAAGGTGGATTTGGCGAGATAATATTGTACAATGATTTTTCAGGAGATGGAGAGTTCCTAGAATCTTATCTTGCTAAGAAGTGGGGCTTCAATATCCCCACCCCTAAACATTTTAAAACATTTGTGTAGTTTTGGATTTTATACTTTTTAGCCTATTAATAGTTTCTTCGATACTATCGGTTGGTTTTTATTTAAAATTTAAAAAAACTTTTAAATATTTGAAAGATATAGAAAATGATAATTTTTTAATTCAAGCTAGGTTCAAAGATTTAGAAAAAAATTTAGAGCTAAAAGAAAATCAACATAGACTTAGTATGGAATCGTTAAAAGAATCTTTTGAGCATGAAAGAAAATCTATAGAAGAAAAAAAGGTAGAAATACAAACCAAGGAAAAAGATTTCCAGATTGCCGTGGCAAAGCTCACCGAAGACCTTGAAGAGCAAAAAGAATTAAAATCTAAAGTTACCTCTCAGAAAAAAAGTAGCGAAGTTAGGTTGGGGCATATAGCAGAAACTCTTGCTCCTTTTCTAGATCAATTTGAATTTGAACCAGAAGAATGTTGCTTCTTGGGAAAGCCAATTGATTACGTGTCCTTTGGAGAAGAAGAAATTACATTTATAGAAGTTAAAAGCGGCCAAAGCCAACTAAGCACAAAGCAAAGAAAAATTAGAGATCAAGTCAAAGCTGGAAAAGTTTCTTGGAAAGAAGTGAGAATAAAATAGTTTACGCTTGATTTAAACTTTTTTCTATTTATAATCGTTCTATAAACTATGGATACTAAAACTGGAGAATTACTTACTGAAAATATAGCTGGAGTGAATAGAATTTTGCCCCATAAGCATAAATATGCATGGGATTTATTCTTAAAAAGTTGCGCCAATAATTGGATGCCCACTGAAATATCTATGCAAAACGATATAAAACAGTGGAAAAATAATGAAATTTCAAAAGATGAAAAATTACTTGTTAAACGCTGTCTTGGATTCTTTGCTGGCTCTGAGTCTTTGGTTGGTAATAATTTGTTATTATCCGCTTTTCGTTTTATCACGGATGCTGAATGTCGTCAATACATACTTCGTCAAGCCTTTGAAGAGAGCCTTCACAATCTCACGGTAGTTTATATTTGCGACAGTCTTGATTTAGATATTGAGGAAGTTTTCGCTGCATACGAGACTATTCCTAGCATAAAAGCTAAAGATGATTTCTTGATGAGTATTACTGATGACATCAGTCGTCAAGATTTTGATTCTACAACCAAAGAGGGTAAGCAAGAAATATTGCGCAACTTTTTGACTTATTGGATTGTGTGTGAAGGTACATTTTTCTTTAGTGGCTTTGCCATGTTGCTAGCTTTAGGAAGGCAAAATAAACTACAGGGTATTTCTGACCAAATTAAATACACATTAAGGGATGAAAGCTCTCACATTGCCTTTGGAACCTATTTAATTAATACTCTCATAGAGCAAAATCCCGACATCTGGACTAAAGAAATCCAGGATGAGTTCGTTTCACACATTAAAAAAGCTGTTGAGCTAGAAATTGCTTATGCTCATGATGTGTTACCAACAGGAATATTGGGGCTCAATGCTGAAATGTTTGTTGACTATATGCATTATATTGGCAATCGTAGATTAGAAGCTATTGGGCTAGACTACCGCTTCCCAAGCGACAAAAACCCTTTTCCTTGGCTCGGAGAGGTTGTAGACGTTCAAGCTATGGGTAATTTTTTCGAGAGGAGAGTTAGGGAGTATCAGCAAAGCGGCTCTCTTGAAGATGACTTCTAAAAAGTCTATAACTATAGTCATAGCTTATTATAACTCTTGTAAATACAGAGAAGCAAATTTTAACTTCGTCAGAAGTCATATATTAAAAAGTGAAATACCTTTGGTTGTTTCTGAGCAATTACCTTTAGGAGAGGCAGCTAAAGATATTTTAGGCGATAAATATAAACATATATATCATAATTCTAGTTTACCTTTTCACAAAACAAAACTTCTTAATTTAGCTTTTGATCATGTTGAAACCGATTATGTTCTGTTTTTAGACTGTGATGTTTATTTCGAATATTCCAAGCTTATAGATTATATTAGCGATCAAAAAGTTCTAAGACCTTTCAGCTCCGTATTCTGCTTAGAAAAAAATGCCTCCAGTAGATTCATATCGAATGAGACAATAAGCACCGAAAATTCTACGGTTGATAGATTTTTTGGAAAGCATGCGATAGCTTTAAAAAGCTCTATCTTTCTTGAGTCTGGAGGGTACGATGAAAATTTCTTTGGATGGGGGTGGGAAGATTTTGATTTTATATTTAATAAATTAAAATATTATCAATTTGATATTGTTGAAGATTTGAATGCTGTTCATTTGTGGCATCCTTCGGCAAAAAAAGTTAATGAAAGAAATAATTATCATAGGTTCTTAGAAAACAAAGGTTCCAGGAAACCTTTAAGCATATGTACTGTAATAGATGAGGATTTTGAAAACCAAAAAATAAATATTGAAAATTTTTTGAACAATCATATTCAATACAATGAACTTATTGATTTCACTATGGTTTCTTTTGGTCCTTATGACCCTTACCTTTTCGATTCCATTAAAGATATTTGGGTCAAGTTTCCCTGTGTGAAACATTTTTCTTACTCGGATGCTAATGTTCCTTTTTTCGAAAAGATTAACACATCAATTTATTTATCTGAAGGCGAGTCTTTCTTTTATTTTGATTTCAGTTATGATATTAAACATTTAAACCTTACAACTTTTTTATCTCTTAGTTCTAGATCTGCTGGTTTTCTTGAGCACGAAAACTTTATAGCATATAAAAGAGATTTTTTCAACCAGCATAATGGTTACAAAGAATCATTATCTATTAATGATTGTAATAAATTGTTTAAAACAAAATCAGTTTCTCCTCAACCTTTTAATGTTTGTACTTTTGGAGTCAGGGATGGGATTAATTATTCAAATTTTAAAAATAATTATTCTGAGCCGATTTAACTTGTTTTTAAAATCAAAACATTTATTATTAATTATAAATTGAAAATAAAACAATCATACAAGAAAGAAATAATTAATTCTTTACTAGATGTACCATCGAAAGGTAAAAGAAATTTTTGGGGTAGAGAAATAAAATTTTTAAATGAACTCTATGAGCTTTTTCCAAATGTTGATTTTTGGCTAAAGTTAACTTTTGAAAAAAAATACGACTCACTACTTTTCTTAAAAGGAAACTTTGGAATGTCTATCTTGAAAAAAAGATTTTTAGAGTTTAACTATAGACCTAGGAAAGTAGATCATATTAATATCTCTGACAAAAAGTATGGCGATAATTTTATTAAAACTAAACAACCTAAAACTATAAAAGATTTTTTGAAAAATGAGTGATACATTAAAAATAATAGACGACTTTCTCGCCGACAAAGAAAACAAAAAATATCATTACAATAATTACCAAGATGATGATTATAAAATTTCTTCTGGAAGTATAAATTTGGATCTAGCTCTAGGTGGGGGCTTCCCTTCTGGAGCTCATAGATTTACAGGAGTTAATGAAGGGGGTAAAACTAGCTGTGCTTTAACTGTTGCTAAAAATTTCCAAAAACATTTTGGAGAAAAAGGTATGGTTGTTTATGTGAGAAGCGAGGGTAGACTCAGCCCAGAGTTACTTAATAGGTGTGGTATAGATCAATCTCCAGAAAAATTTTTTAAATTTGATTGTAATATTTTTGAAAAAGTTTTTCAGTTGATAAGAACTCTAGTAGAAGAAAATCCTGATGACAAAAAATATTTATTTATAATAGATAGTGTGGATGCATTGTGTAGAATTGGCGACTTTGATAAACCTTTTGATGAAAGCGAACAGGTTGCTGGCGGAGCTTTGGTCACTTCTGTTTTTCTTAAAAAAATGGTTTTACCAATCACTAAAATGGGACATATGATGATACTCACTTCTCAGGTAAGGGTTGAGGTCGCCGCCAATCCTTATGCTAGTAGAGGTGGCCCCAAGGTAAAACAGGCTGGAGGTAATGCTGTAAAACATTATGCAAATTTTATTTTGGAATTCCAAGAAAGGTATACTAATGACATTATATACCCTAATTCTTCTGCGTCTAAAATAGAAGACAAAGGGGATCCAATAGGGCATATTTGCAAAATTATTTTCCGAAAAAGTGTCAACGAAAAGACTGGAGGTGTAGTAAGATATCCTATAAGATATGGCCAGACAAATGGTAACAGTATATGGATTGAGAAAGAAATAATAGATATGATGAAATTATGGGGCTACATAGAACAGAAAGGCGCTTGGATTTCTTTTGACGAAGATGTTGTTAAATTAGCTCAGTCTAAAAATATAGAATGTCCAGAAAAAATCCAAGGAGAAAATAAGTTGACCCAGTTTATAGAAGAGAATAAAGACTTTACAAATCTTATGCTAGAGCAAATACAATCTAATTTTTAAATGAAATTCAAAACTATCCATGGAGGATTAAAAAGAGTACCCAAAGTAAGAAATTATTTAATTGATTGGGATGCAGAAAGCAAAAGTAAAATTCAATTTAAGACCAAGCAATTTATAAAAGATTTTTGGTATAATAATTTGGTTTTTGAAGAATTTCCAGTTGCTGGAACTAGACTCTCCTTAGATTTTTATAATGCTACAAAAAAAATTGCCATAGAAGTTCAAGGAGCGCAGCACAGAAAGTATGTCCCTCATTTTCATGGTGGACATAAATCTAACTATATTGATCAACTCAGGAGGGATAAGCAAAAACTAGAATTCTGTGAAATAAACGGAATTCATCTTATGGAAGTTTATGATGGAGATGTTTTAGATAAATCTCTTTTTAAAAAGCATGGAATAAATTTGTAGTGTATATATTATATATTGAACACTATAAATAATGGAAGATTTCGACCCTAATTCAGAATATCACTTTAGCATCCCTAAAGATTTCCTAGAAAGGCTTTATGACTTTACGGGTGGCAAAGAAGGTAATGCTGGCTTTGTTTTAAGTTATGTGAACGACGAAGGCAAAGCATTAGTTTATACAAGGGCTAGTTCTGAAATAGTAGAAATGGGTTTAAGAAAAGCTTTGGAAAAATATTTAATGCAAATGGAAGAGGGGGAAATCTCTATAGATCTTCCTTAATTCTTTTTTTACTATTGTTTTTTTTTATTTTTAAGTTATACATACTTTATGCGTTTGTATAACTATGAATTAGAACAGCATTTAATAGGGGGGCTACTACAATCACCAGAAGTTTTTTATAAAATTTCTAATTTTGTTTCCGAAAAAGATTTTTTTTCAGATGGTAGTTCTATAAATAGAACACTATTTATTTTAATTAAATCCTGTATAGAAAAAAATGAATCTGTCGATGAGTATTTAATATCTGAAAAGGTTAAGTCGCTAGGTATAAGTTTTGAGGAGGGGATAGATTGCTTGGAGTACCTACAAAGTCTTTTATTGAGAAGATGCTCGGAAAGCTCTATAATCGATACAGCTAAGCAACTTAAAATACTAACTCTTAAAAGAGACATTTCTCAAATTGGGTCTGATTTAAAATCAAGTATGTCTAGGCCAGATTTAATTAACTATCAAGATATAATAGATAAGGCGGATTCAATATATAATGGTAAAATAAATTTTTACGAATCAGGGTCTGATATTCCAGAAAATATTTACGAAAATATGGAAGAAATGATCGAAGAAAGAGGAGAAAATCCCATTGACGATCATGGACTTGAGGGTCCCCACCAAAGACTTCATGAAATTTATGGATCTCTACTTAGGCCTGGAAATATAAGTGTAATCGTTGCTAGGTCAGGCATAGGTAAAACACAATTTTGTATGGATTTTTGCACAAAAGTTTCTTCCATGAATAATAATGTACCTATTCTTCATTTTGACAATGGAGAGATGAGTATTGAAGAATTGACAATGAGACAATGTGCTGCTCTTTCTGGAATTCCATTAAATTTGCTTGAAAGTGGAAGGTGGAGAAATGCTGGAGACGAAGTTGTTAACAAAGTTCGCAGAGTTTGGAAAAATCTTCAAGGCATGAAGTTTTATTATTATAATTGTGGTGGTATGTCTGTTGATGAAATGGTAAACACAGTAAAAAGATTTTATTTTTCAAACGTAGGAAGGGGAAATCAGATGATTTTTAGTTTTGATTATATCAAAACAACATTTCAGCCCTCTGGAAATAAATCTGAATGGCAAATAGTTGGAGAAATGGTTGATAGGTTTAAAAGATTGATAGCTAAAGATTTGATCTTCGATAAAAAACCTGTAGTATCTATGTTGACTAGTGTTCAAATGAATAGGGTTGGAACTAGCCGCAATAGAACTGCTGACAATATAGTTGAAGATGAGACTGTAGTATCTTTATCGGACAGGATTACGCAGTTTTGCTCTCATATGTTTCTTCTTAGAAGCAAAGAGCCAGCTGAAATAGCCGAAGATGGCGAGTTTGGAACCCATAAACTTACTAATATAAAAGCTAGACACTTAGGTCAAGATCCAATGGGTGAAATTGAGCCAGTAAGAATGGCCGATGGAACTTTAAGAAGAAACTATTTAAATTTAGATTTTAATAATTTTAATATAACAGAAAGGGGTGACCTCAGAGACTTGGTCGAGCACTTAAGGGTAGAAGGAGTTTCTCCTGACCAAGACGGAGACAGTGACTTACCAAATCTTTTCAATGATTAAGTTAAATTTTAAGGAAACCCTCGAGAATTTGGGTTATAGATTATTAGATAGAGGAGATTATTGGCAAACTAATGCTTTATTCAGAGGTGGCGATAATAAAACCGCAATACAAATATATAAAGATACAGGAGTATGGAAAGATTATGTAAATCAAACTCCATTCATGCCATTTAAAAAGTTAATTCAAGCAACTATCGGCTCTACCGAAGATGAGATGGTAGATTCCTTATTAGTAAAGAATGAGCTCTTCGATAACCCTCATGCTAAAATTCCTCAACCTAGAATTTCTATGGAGAAAATATACAAAGAAGATTGTTTATCTAGATTGCTTCCTCACTATTCGTTTTACGAATCCAGGGGTATATCTATTGAAACCCTTAAGGTATTTAAAGGTGGTTTGTGTACAGAAGGAAAAATGTACCAACGTTTTGTTTTTCCTATTTATAATCTTAACGGCAAAATACATGGATTTTCTGGTAGAGATATGGCGGAGTCCAAAGATAGGCCAAAGTGGAAACACATAGGAACTAAAACTAAATGGGTATTTCCATTCCATATTTCAGAAGCTTTTATAAAAGAAAGTTCTGAAGTTATTTTAGTTGAAAGTATTGGAGATGTTTTAAGTTTGTACGAGCAAGGAGTAAAAAATGTCTTATGCACTTTCGGGACTCTTATATCCCCGTCGTTAATTTCTATTTTAGTTAGAGTTAATCCTGATAATATATATTTAAGCTTGAATAATGATCGGTCGAATCATAATAATCCAGGGTTATTTGGAGCTTTAAAAAGTTTTTATAAAATAATTCAAGTTATTGATTATAATAAAGTTAAAATATGTCTTCCTACAAAAAATGATTTTGGAGAAATGGATGATGATGATTATCATAAATGGTTTTCCAAAAAAAATCTCTGCAATACTGACTTTGATTATTCCAAACTCATTGAATCTACTGATAAAATGTGTCTTAACCAAGATCAGCCAAAGTCATTGTTAAGCAAAATTAAAAAATTTAAAAAAGAATTTAAAAATGAATGAGGATGTTATTTTATCGGCTAGTAAAATCAAAACAGCACAGAGTTGTAGCTGGAAATACTGGACTAGTTATGTTTTAAAATTGCCTCAGTCTAGCAACGACGGGGCTAGCAGAGGTTGGATTTGCCACTTGGTTTGTGAGCTTCTTGGTGAGCCAAAGCATAGATCTCATTACAAAAAAATTATAAAAAAGGGTACTATTCATGCATCCAAAGGAGTTAGTAAATTAGTTAAATTTCATGCGAGAAACTTAAATGTTGACGACTCTGATAACATGGAGTTGATAGATATGATGACGGTCAAAGCTCTCTTGTTTGATTTTTTTGGAAAAGAAAGGGGCAAACCTTCTGAATCGATATCAGAACAAGAGTTTAATATTAAAGTCTCGGAAGATGGCAAGGATTATAAAATAAGAGGTTTTATTGATAAATTATTTCTCTATGACTCTGGAAAAAAAGCTTTAATAAGAGACTTCAAAACTAGTAAACAAATTTTTAAAGGCAAAGAAATATCAGATAATTTACAAAATTTAATGTATTGTTTGGCTGTCAAAAAAACTTTTCCTTCAGTTGATGATGTTGAAGTTGAGTTTTTATTTTTAAAATTTGAATTAGAATCAGATTTACTAGGCAAATCTGGCAAAGGAGTTCTAAAAATGGAAAAAATTAGCAAACATGAGTTAGAAGGGTTCGAATATCAATTAACATCCATACAGGAATACCTAGAGAACTTCGACGAGGAATGCGCGGTTAGTGATTTCGCTGCGGACAGAAATTATCCAGCAGATGGTACTTTTGGAGGCCCTTTAATGTGTGGCAAAGAAGGTTTTAAAAAATCAAGAGGCGAATATGTCCTTGATTCCGATGGTAATAAAATAAAAAATTTTATATGCGAACACAGGCTTCCGTTCGACTATTATGAACATTCAGATGAAAATGGTAAAATCATTAAATGTTATAAGGAAAAGCCATCTATAAGTTTGAAAAAAGGGGAGTCTCTTAATCTTAAAAAATACGAAGGTTGCCCTCATTTCAGGAGTAGCAAATCAGCTTTTTTAGTGTAAAATAAGTTATGGCAGTTTTTAAAGACATAAAAAATAGTGGACTTGTTTTTGTTAAAGGTCACCTTTTGCTAAAAAAACGTAATAGAAATATTAAATTTTATGCCAAAGAAAAGGGCAATAGTCCACATTCTACTGGGGAATAAAAATGGGTACACCTATATGGCCAAGAAAACCTTTATCGAGGGATCAAAGAATATTTGAAAGCTCTCGAGCGGGCAGAAAAATTACAGAAGGCGCGGCTAGACTTATTGAATCAGTATCTCCATTTACAAAATCTTTCAGCTCCCAAATAGCAATTAACCAATACGGACAAAAAGAATTTGCAAACATGTCCGCAGGATCTCTTCCTGTAAATAAGTCTATTATTCAAAGCACTGAGGTTAGATATCCTTCTAAAGATTATAATGACAATGGTTTTTTCAATGGCTTTCCTTTTTTGCTTCAACAAGAAAATGAATATATAAAGCCTATAGAAAATAAATTTAAAGTTAATGATCAAGAATCAGTATTTACTAGTAACTTTTGCGAAAGAGGATTGACTGGAATACCTGTTTCTAATTATGATGCTGTTAATGTTCTGGGTGGAGGTTATGAGTTATATAAAACTGATGGATATTATTCCCCTTGTGATAATTTTAATAGCAGAAGAGCGGTCACTTGTAATAATTTCTGGAACTTGGCTGTAGTTGAAACTGACTTTGTTATACAAACTAGGTCTTGTCCTGATTTTTATGAAACTGGGTATTGTTTTCATACTGACAAAGATGATGATGATTTGCAATTAATATCTGAAGATTATGAGGTTGTAGAATCTTTTTCTGACAACTCCTACTTGCCTCATTTAAGGAAGTATATTGATCCCACTGGTTCTACTCAGCAGTGCTCGATCAATGAAGAGAGTAGATTAATAGAAGGAAGCGGTCAGAACTATTCTTCTATGTTCGTTCATGGTCATGATACTGGTAATTTTGCTGATTTTTTTATGCCTTTATCTATTCAACCTAGTAATACAGGCGCTTTTACTATCACTTTTGACGAAGGGGTGGCTGGTTATTTAGAAAATTTAGATTCTTTTGGTGAGAAAAAAGCATTCAATTGCAATATGCTTTTTGATTTCAATATAAAAGACAAGGATCATGAAGGTTTTGTAGGATCAAACATAGAATATCACTGCTTTCCATATAAAGCTTATATAATACCTGCGAAAGGTTGGGACTTTACGGTTTTAGGCTCTAAAGTTAAAGGTATATATTATACTTACCCTCAAAATGCTGACCTGAGGTATGCTGGAGATCAATCTAGCACTATTAATCATAGACCTTGGTACAAAGATATTACTTTTTCTTATTCGAAAAATTCTCCAGCTAGATTTGGTGGGCATGATATAGTTTACAACGATTCGCCTTATACCCATATTCCATTTGAATATGCTGCGGGTAAAGTGGAGGACGGTAAAGATGTTTATTACTCATACTACTTTTCTGCTGATAGTAGATTTTCTTATGTTACGCCAATTATAGATTTAGATGAATCTACTTCTCAATACAGACCAGAGTATAAATATGGATTGAGATATTCAAATCTTATTGGCTCTGAAAAACCTGAAATTCAGTATTTCCATAGCCTCAATAGAGATAGCTTAGTGCTTTCTGACGAAATGATACAGAAATTTTTTAATGAAAAGTATAGATATACTCAAATTAGAACTGTTGGAACGAATAGCTTGACTGCAGAAGATATATCTAATTTATTCAGAAATGCTTCAATTAACCCAAATAATAGGTATATGAGTGAAGCGAATATACTACATGCAGAGAATAAAGCTAGAACTCTTATTGATTCTGAAGTTTCCTCTAGATTTATAGGGCGCAAAAAATCTGATTACTCTCAATATACAGCTCCAGCTGAAAGAGCAAATCTTAGATTCAATCAAAAACAAATTAACCAAGGTCAATTCCCCGAATTTAGGAGGCCTGTTGCGGTTCCAGTACGTCGTCGCGCGATATGAAAATAGCCCAACAAATAGAAAGAAGGATGGTATAATGAGTGCTCCCGCTCCCCCTCCTCCTAAAGCTCCCCCTCCTCCTGGTGGTGGCGGTAGTTCGAGCACGAGTAGTTCTAGTCCTTTTAGTGATTTTGCTGGCGGAAAAGCAATGAGTACGCCCGCTGCTGACCCAGCTCCTACCTTCAATACAAAAGGAACTACCAATTTCCAAAGGGATAGCTTCAAAGAATCTTTACCTTTAACCACGGAGACTGGAGACCTTGTTCCTAAGCAGCAAAACACCAATGACGGTCAAAATATAGATAAGGCCTTAGACACATTATCAGACACAGCTAATACTCTAAAGGAAATAAAAAAAATGCGGGACGAGATTGCTAAGCTCAAGCAGGAAAATCAAGAGCGTGCAAACAGGCTTGCAGAGATGGCTAAAAAGGCTCAAGAGCAATCGCAAGGTGATGGTGGGGATAATCAAAAGTCCCAGTTAAGCGAGGAAGAAAAGCAAAAGCTTGAAGACGAATACCGAAAGAATGGTTGTAAAGATTGTCCCCCTGGAAAAGATGAAAAAGATGCTGTTGATCCAAATAAAGCAGCTCCTCCTTCGCCCAACGCTCGAGAGAAAGAAGACTTAGGAGATGACACTCAAGGCAAGGATCAGAGTTACAACGATCTTCCCCCCGCATGGTCAGAGACATTTTTTCATGACTTAGAGCAAGGAGATAGTTTTGGTTTAGTTTTTGACAGTAAAAGCGGAATTCATATGGGTAACGCTATGCTTCTTTCAGCTGTTCAAATGTACAATGATCCTTCTAAGTTTGCTCCTGGAGAATCTCATACTTCTGGAGCAATTAAATTCACCAAATGGAAGTACGGCAAAACTTGCGTGACATATACTCCAGTTGCTGGCGGCGGGCCTCTTGGAGACTCAAATGCAATGAATGGTTATAATCTTTTGCGGGACATTCGGCAGGATACCGAAAGAATGCTATCTCTTGAGCTGAGCATCAAAAACACAATGAAACACCTTAACAACCAAATCTCTTCCCTTGGTATTGATTTAGCCTACACTTTTGGAGATAGTGCTGCAAAAGATGAATTTGGTTTCGATGATAGTGTTTTTCTATCTTATCAACAAAATGGTGACGGATTGTTCGGAATGGAAAATCTGGGAGGGAATATGATGGATAATTTAGAAAATATGGTTTATGGAGTGGGAGCCGCCTTAAATAAGACCTGGGAAAATCTTGTGGACGCAAAAGACTTTGTCATGGATGCGTTTTAAAGATGTGAAAAACTCAAGAAAAATAGACCCCCTGGAAATTACTTCTTTTTTTGCTAATCATAAAAAAGAATCTGCCATACCAGCAAATTCATTCAATGATTTAGCTTTCCCCGATCCAGAAATAGATTTATTGGAAGAGTATCCTGATGCTTTTGGCAAACAAAGAATGGCTGACGGGAGCTCAATCCTAATCGAAAAACAAAAAAAATTCAAAAAGAAAAAGCAATGAGGCATTTATTACTTTGTTCTGCTGTATTTCTTTCTTCTATAGCTGCATATTTTAGCATAGTTGGCTTGTCGACAATTTTTCCTGGCTCTATTTTTTCTATAGTTGTTATGGCCTTAGGTTTAGAGTTTGCAAAGATAATCGTTGCAGTCTGGACTCATCAAAATTGGAAAAGAATTTCCATACTAACAAAGTCTTATTTATCTTTTGCTGTTTTTATTTTGATGGGCATAACCAGTACTGGGATTTTTGGCTTTTTAAGTAAGTCTCATATAGAACATTCCTCCAGCGTTTCTTTTTCAGAAAATATAATAAAAGAAATAGAAAGAAAGATTGAACTAGAAGAAGGTTCTATTAATAGGCATAAGTCTTTAATAGATGAAAAGAAATCTGTAAAAAATTCATTTGAAGACAAAAACAACAAAATTATTTCGCAGCTTTCTGGTCAAATAGATAGCATTTACTCTAGGCTGGACATCGATGTAAAAGTATCTAATGAAAAAATAGATAAACTTCAGTCTAGAATAAAAGACTTAGACAATCAACTCCAAGAATTAAGAAATCAAAAAACTGGATTCTTCTCTAGTAACAAAAGTAAAATAGATAATCTTGAAGCTTCTCAAAAAGAAGAAAGAGAGTACATTGCATCTCAACTTGTTAGCTTGAATGATTCAATAGTTAATTCAAAAAAATCTGCCTCTTCCAAAGTCGAAGAATTGAGAATGCAAATAAATTCTCTTCAGAGTAAAGATATAGACATAGAGGATGAAGATTTATCACTGATATCTTCTTATGAGAATAAAATAAAAGAGGCTTTATCAAGCATAGAGCAGCTTAATCTTGAAAAATTTAAACTTGAAAGCGAGAATCTTAAAATAGAAAATGAGCTTGGTCCAATTAAATACATAGCTGAATTTATAAAAGAGTTTGGAGGTCCTGAACTAAACACATCAGGATCAATAAGGCTAGTCATATTACTCATAGTATGCGTTTTTGATCCATTGGCTATAGTTATGATTATATGTGCATTTAGTTTAAATAATTCTAGCCCACCTCTCCAGTCTTCAAAAGAAAAAGATTTAAAATCTTTTAAATTCGTAACTGAAAATAATGATAGCGGAATAATTTCCGAAGAAGACCCGAACGAAGAAGTTGAAAATATTAAAGAGTCTGACACGGATAATCCTTCTAAAGAAAAGAAGCTTGTAAGGAAAGACGGCTACAGTTATTACGAATAAGTCCTTGACTTTTTTTGTTTATCATGCAGGATAAAATGCATGATACCTATTTTTAAATCTGATTTTTCAATCGGAAAAAGTATTCTAAGGTTAGATGAGAAATCTTTTAATGAAAATTCTGAATCAAGTATATTTAAAATACTAAAAGATTCCAATCTCACTAATTTAGTTTTAGTAGAAGACACAATGACTGGCTTCTTGGAAGCTCATCATAATTGTTTGAAGTTTGATATCAATTTAATATTTGGATTGAATATATTTTGTGACTCTTTAGCGGACAAAAAAAACAAGGACAAGTATATAATTTTTTCTAAGAATAAAGATGGATGTATTGCTTTAAATAAAATATATAGTTTTATTCACTCTGAAGAGGGCGGTTTCATTTCATTAGACCAATTAAAAGAATTTTGGAGCAACGATGTTTCTCTTTATATACCCTTTTACGACTCTTTTCTTTATAACAATTTCATGTATTTTACTGAGAGTATACCTGATTTAGAATATTTCAATCCAACCTTTTTTATAGAAAATAATAATTTACCTTTTGATAGTTTTATAAAATCTTCCGTAGAATCTTATTGTAAAAAATATAACTACACATCCTTACTTGCTAAAAGTATATTTTATAACAAAAAAACTGACTTCTCTGCGTTTCAGGTTTATAAATGTCTCTGCTCTAGAAATTTTTCTAATAATTCTAGTATCGAATCTCCCAACCTAGATCACTGCTCTAGTAGTGAATTTTCTTTTGAAAGCTATTTACAACATGAAAGCACTTAAATATTCAGACATTTGTTTAATTCCTAATTATAGCGAGGTTCATAGTAGAGTTGATTGCGATCCCTCTGTAGAGTTTTGTACTAGGGAATTTATGCTACCAATTATACCTGCCAATATGAAATCAGTTATAGATATGAACTTATCTAGGAATTTGGCTAATGATCGTTATTTTTATATCATGCATCGATTTGGTAACTCCCTTAAAGATACCGTTATTCAAATGAATGAAGAAAGATGGCCCCTCATTTCTGTTAGTATGGGCGTAAAAATTTCCGATAAAAAAGATATACTAGCTCTTGCAAAACTTAAACAAAGAATTGATTTCATAACAATTGATATCGCCCATGGACATTGTAAAAGAATGCGTGATGCAATTAATTATGTTAAAAAACATTTTCCTCGAACTGATATTATAGCTGGAAACGTTGCGACGCCAGAAGCTGTAAGGCAACTTTATGATTGGGGGGCATCTGCCGTAAAAGTTGGCATAGGTCAAGGCTCTCCATGTACAACAAAAGACAAAACAGGGTTTACAATGCCAATGTTTACTTGCGTTCAAAAGTGTTCTGCTGTTATGGATGATGGATACCGTATTCCTGTTATTGCGGATGGTGGAATAAAATGTAACGGAGATATAGCAAAGGCAATAGTTGCTGGAGCGACAATGGTTATGGCTGGAGGTTTATTTGCCGCATGTATTGATAGTCCAGCTATCGAAAGTTCTATTGATAATATTTCTCATAAAGCATATTTTGGATCTGCAAGTGCAGAAAACAAAGGTCATAATAATAATATAGAAGGCAAGCTAACAAACATAGCTTGCAACAATATGACTGTTGGTCAAAAACTTTTCGAAATAACTCAAGACTTGCAAAGCGCTATAAGCTATGCTGGTGGAAATCAAATATATGCTTTGAATCAAGTCCAATACTACGAAGTATGAATGAGAATTTATTAAGATTTAAAAAAAATCAAAAGTATGTAATATTTGATTATGAGACTTGTAACCTAAATCTTAGCTCTTTGGAAAATAAACCTTGGCAATTAGGGTTTATTTGTTGCTCTGGATCTAATATTATAGATAAGTTTGACTTGACTGTAGGTTGGGATGAAATAAATGTTTCTGATGACGCCGCCAAGATAACTAACTTCAACATAAATAAATATAATAAAAATAAAATTGATGCAAAAAAATGCTTAGACTCTTTTGAAAAATATCTTTATGACCCTGATTACATTATTGTAGGCCATAATGTTTTAGGCTTCGATGTTTATATTCATAATATTCATAGATTACTTTGCGGCAAAGAGGGTGATTATTCATATATGAATAGAGTGTTGGATACTAATTGTTTAGCTAGAGCAATAAAAAATGATATAAAGTTTGACCAATCTTCTTGTTTGATTTCCTGGCAGTATAAGCTTTTAAATTATAGAAAAAAAGGAGTCAAAACAAATTTAAAACAGTTATGTAAAGATTACTCAATAGAGTTTGACGATTCTAAATTGCACGATGCTTTATATGATGTTGAAAAAACCTTTGAAGTATTAAATAAGATAATATGGGACATAGAGATATGAGCGACTTTTTTTACAAACAATTTTCTAGTTACGAAGGTTGCACTCCTCCAGGAGTTAGATTACCTGAAATAATTATAGAACCTAAGTATTATAAAAAATTAAATTTATCAAAAGATATATCTAATTTTCATTTTCTTGAAAGTATTTGCTACTCATCTTTAGAATCAAAAAACATCAATAATTCTAAATATAAAGAGAGGCTCGATTATGAGCTGTCTACATTAAGAGATCTCGGTTTCGTTGATTACATACTCTTGAATTGGGATATAATAAATTTTTGTTTTGAAAATAAAATACCCACTGGGCCAGGTAGAGGATCTGCTGCAGGAAGCTTGGTTTTATTTTTAATAGGAGTAACTAAAGTTGACCCTATAAAATACGATCTCTTTTTTGAAAGGTTTGTCTCTAAAAGTAGAGCTAAGAAAATAAAAAAAGATGGAATTATTTATCTAGATGGAAGCCTTCTAGCAGATATAGATAATGATATAGCTTATGAACATAGGCAAACTGTCATTAGTTATATTGAAAAAAAGTACCCATCAAGAACTGCAAAAATTCTTACTTTAAATACTTTAAGCGGTAAACTCTGTATAAAAGAATGTGGAAAACTAGTCTCAAGAATATCAGAACAAGAAGCTAATTATGTTAGCGATATGATCCCCAAGCAATTTGGCAATGTGGCTAGATTGACCGAAGCTTATGAAGAGAGCGAAAAGTTTAAAAAATTTGTTGATGAAAATCCTAAAGTTTACGAGATCTCCTTAAAACTCGAAGGCTTGAAAAAAAATACTGGAATACATCCTTCTGGAATTGCAATATCTTTTAGTAAAATATCTGAAATATGTCCTCTTCAAAAAAGTAACGATGGCTCTCTGGTTACTGGATATGACATGAACTGGGTCTCAGAACTCATGGTTAAATTTGATATACTCGGATTGCGAACATTGTCAGCCATTTATTCTTGCTGTAATAATTTAAAAATCGATCCTACTGATATAAATCTCGATTCTGATGATATTTATTCTAACCTTGATGATTTGAGAACTCCTCATGGTCTTTTTCAAATTGAGGCTAGTGCAAATTTTATGGTTTGTAAAAAAATAAGACCTTCTAGTCTTGAGCAATTGAGTGCTGTTATTGCTATAGCTAGACCAGGAGCTATGGATTTTGCAGATTTATATAAAGACTATAGAGATACTGGCAGACACCAAAGTGTTGATTCTTTTTTTGACGATGTATTGTCTTATACTGGCGGCATACCATTATACCAAGAGCAGCTCATGAAGATGGCTGTAAAGGTTGGATTCAGCCTAGAAGAATCAGAAGAATTGAGGCGTATCGTTGGGAAGAAAAAGGTAAAAGAGATGCCTAAATGGAAAAAGAAAATAGAAGAAAAAATAAAATCCAACAATTTGTCCAGCAACATTTCTGATGTTCTTTGGAAGGTTGCTGAAGATAGTGCTAATTATTCTTTCAATAAAAGTCACTCTATTTCTTATGCCATATTGGCGGCTTGGACTATATATTTAAAATTCAAACACCCTCAAGACTTTTTCCTTAGCTTATTAAAAATGACTAAGTACGAGCCTTCTCCACAAGATGAGATAAACAAAATATCTCAAGAGTTAGCTCATTTTGGAATTTCTTTACTTTCTCCAGATTTAGCTCTTTCTGAGATGGATTTTACTATAGAAGGTTCTGATATACGCTTTGGCCTCAATAGCATAAAAGGAATAAGCGAAAAGTCTTTAGAAAAATTAAAAGATTTCAGAAACTCTAGCAAGCCAAACAAGTATGATACTTTTCTATCAGCGAAAGAGTCGGGTCTTAACATTGGAGTTTTATCTGCTTTAATTCAAGCTGGAGCATTATCTTCCTTCAAAACAAACAGACCTCGCTTGGTTTTAGAGGCCCAAGTTTTTAACTTATTAACAGACAGGGAGAAAAGAAATTTTATAAAAATTGGTCCAAAATATAATTTTGATATTTTAAATTCCATACATGATTGCGTTCAAAACCAAATAATTGGAGACGACAACAAGCCTATCATGAAAGACTCTAGGTTTGCTACATTAAAATCCAAATACAAATCTTATAAATCTATTTATGAAAAAAATAAAAAATATGAAGATTTTGCTAATTGGTTTTTTGAAAAGACCTTATTAGGGTTTAGTTATAGCAAAAATCTCTCTGAATGTTTCGGTGCTAATAAAAATTTCAAAACATCCTTGCATTTCAACTCTTGCGAAAAAGGAGATCGAGCTAAATACATTGGTGTGGTTGAAGATATTATTTCTAGAAAAAGCAAGAAAAATAATAATTATATTAAAATGACAATAGGTGACGAATACGGTCGATATGATGCTTTAATTTTAGATGCTAAAGAAAAAAATCTTACTAAATTTTTATCATCAAATACTATGCCTGAAAAAAATAGCATAATTGTTTTGCTTGGTAGCAAAGGTGAAGATATATTATTTGTTAATCAAGCATCTGTTATAGATGAAAAAATATATATGAAACTTTCTGAAATTAGATAATGGAAAAATACAACCTAACACCTAGGGTTCAAAAAGTAATATCTTTAGCTAGAGAAACTGCTGATAATTTAAAATGTGATATAGTAGATTTAGATCATTTATTATTTGCGGTTCTAGATAGCGGCCAGTCTACAATTGTTAGTTTCTTTGAAGACTTGAACATATCTTTAGATGATTTTAAAACATTTGTATTTAACAATATACAAGGTGATTTTTTTAGCAGTTCTGATTCCTCAAAAATTTCTTTTTCTAAAGATTTTAAGGATGCGTTTTCGGAGTCTAAGGTTTTGTGTGAAAAATTAAATCACAATTATATAGGGGTTGAGCATTTATTTTATTCTTTGATATGTCATGAAAAATCTCCTTTAATTGATTTTTTCAAAACTTTTAAAGTTAGCGTTAAAAAATCAAAAGAAAAACTTGAGAAGTTTTTTAAGACTGGCGAATGGGACGAAACAAAAAAAAGAAAAAAAGTAAGCCCTCCTCCTATCCCCCAACAGGACAACTCAAACCAATCTTCAAATTTAGAATCTTATTGCAAAAATTATAACTTAATGGCTCTTCGTGGTCATTTTGATAAAGTCATATTTAAAGAAGAAGAATTGTCTAAAATATCTGAAATATTATGTAGGAGAAATAAAAACAATCCTGTATTGGTTGGGCTTCCTGGCACAGGAAAAACTACTTTGGTCGAGGGTCTAGCTCAATCTATAGTCAATGGAACTTGCACCAGTTTTCTTTCTAATAAAATTATCTATGAGTTGGATCTTGCTGCCATGATAGCTGGAACTAAGTATAGAGGTCAGTTTGAAGAAAGACTAAAAGGTTTGCTAAAAGAAGTTTCGAATTCTAATAATATAATTCTATTTATTGATGAGATTCACACTATAATAGGGGCGGGTTCTGCGGAGGGCAGTTTAGATGCCGCAAATATATTAAAACCTTCTTTAGCTAGAAATAAAATTAAATGTATAGGAGCTACCACCCCCAAAGAATTTAAAAGATTTTTCACGAAAGATCCTGCTTTAGAAAGGAGATTTGAGGAAGTCCAAGTGGTGCAACCTTCTCCTAAAGAAGCTTACGAGATATTGAAAGGCATCAGTTCTCAATATGAAAAATTTCACCATGTAGTATACAGAAAAAATTCTTTAAAGCTAGCTGTAGACTTATCTGTTAGATATATAAATGATCGACAGTTGCCAGATAAAGCTATAGACATCATAGATCAAGCTGGAGCCAAAGTTAAAATGAGAAATTTTAAAAAGCCAGAAAAAGCTCTACTTCTTGAGAAAAAGATAGATGATTCTATGCATAAAGATTATGATGGTTTTGACGAAGAGCAGGAGGATTTATTGTCTCAATATAAGTCTGTATTAGAATCTTGGACAAATTCTTATCAAAATAAAAAATTCTTTGTAACTAAAGATGATATTTACGATGTGATATCATCAAGGACAGGCATACCAGTCGGAAACTTAACCGAGAAAGAATCTAATATTTTATTAAATTTAAATAATTCTTTAAATAAAATTGTTTTTGGTCAAAGTAAAGCTTGTTCTGCCGTTTCTCAATGTATACTTAGGTCAAAAAGCGGACTTACAGAAGGGAGCAAACCCGTGGGATCTTTTCTCTTCTTAGGTCAGACTGGTGTTGGCAAAACTTTCATGGCTAAAGCTTTAGCCAAGCATGTATTTGGTAGCGAAGATAATTTAATACATATAGATATGTCAGAATATTCTGAGAAGATAAACATATCAAGACTTATAGGCTCTTCTCCAGGTTACGTTGGTTATGAAGATGGAGGTCAATTAACTGACAAAATCAAAGCTAAGCCTTATTCTGTCGTACTTTTTGACGAGATTGAAAAAGCTCATCCAGATGTTTTAAATGTTCTCCTTCAGCTTTTAGATGAAGGTAGGCTTACTGATAATTTTGGAAGAGTTTCCGACTTCACTAATACCATTGTTATATTAACTAGTAATATAGGAGCGAGATCTTTGACTAAAAATACTTCAGTAGGGTTTGTTTCTTCAAAAAAAGAATCAATGAGTGACGCTCGCAAGGAAGCTGAAAAAAAATTAACTCCAGAATTAATTAATAGACTTGATGAAATTATAGTTTTTAATTCTTTCTCTTTAAAAGATATAAAATCATTTTTTATCAATGAGCTTAAGCAACTAAAATCTAAAGTAAAAAAGAACAATAAAATTATTTTAGAAATAGAGCCAGAAATGGTTGATTTTTTATCAGAAGAAGCTTATAATAAAAACTTAGGTGCTAGACCAGTAAAAAGAATGATTCAAAAATATATTGAAAATGATGTATCCAAATGGATAATAAATCAACAAACTGGAAAACTGACAATTAAAAAACCAATTTAAAATGACTGAAGACAAAAAAAAATATAAATATCAAGTATCTATAGCTGACAAAAGGGTAATGGAGTACAACCAAGTTGGCCCTGAATATCATTCAAGAAACTGGTTCAAGTTTGAAACCATTCTTGATTTTTTAAAATTTTTGAAATCAAAAGATGGTAAGAAATTTGAACTTTCTGACGGCATGAATATCTCAATGATAACGCAAAAAGACACTGACAGAATTTTAAGCATAAATCTTGTAGCGTCAATTGATTGTGATGTAGAGGGAGCTATTGAAGAGCATGTTTTTGACTCCAAAGAAGAGGCTAATGATTTCATTAAAAAAGAAAACCTTAAGCCTTCATCCAACCTTCTTGACGAAGAATCTAAAGATCAACTTAGTAAATTCTTTTCGGGCAAAAAGTGCTTTTTTCCAGAAGCTTCTAAACTTCAGTCTGATTATTTCGATGCGAAGGAAAAATTGGAAGCCTCAGATGTAAAAGGAGAAATTATTCTAGGGATGGAGTACGAACAAAAGGTCGTAGATATTTTAATCAATTATTAAACAAAAACCAAAACAATTATGTCTATTCAAATATATAAACCAAACAGCAAAAACACAGGATCAGCTTTCACATTTTCCAAAAGTTTAGATAAAAAAACTGGATCTCCCGTTTTTTATATCAGTGCTATATCTCAGTTCTCTTGGAATGATGATACTAAAACTGGTTCTTTTTCTGGAAATTCAAAAAACCCAGAAAAAACTATAAATGTCAAGATCAGTGAATCTGAAGCTGGTTCGTTAATAAGCTCGTTTAATTCTAGGTACGAGTATACCGCTTTTCATAGTTACGAAGGCAACAATACAACAATTAAATCTACACCTTGGGATAAGAAGCAGAAGGTTTCTAAATACGATACAGCCTCAAAGGGTTTCGTCGATTCCGAGATTCAAGTTCCAGCTTTTGGTATGACTTTGTCTAAAGGCAAAGGCAACTCTATAAAGATAGCTCTTGAGCCTGGAGAGGTTGAGCTTGTTAAAAGCTTGCTTTCAATATTCATTGAAGATTTCTTAAGATTTAAAATTTCTCTATCAGAGTCTTACTCGCAAAAATCTACTCAAAAATCAGAACCTCAATCAACCGAAGAGCAAGATGAGTTTGAAGATGCTCCATTCTAATCCAAGTGGATAAAAAATTAAAAATATTATATCACAGTAATTATTCCAAAATACTTACTGGGTTCGGCAAAAATGCAAAAAATGTATTAAAATATTTAGCGAAAACAGGTAAGTATGAAATTGTTGAATTAAGTAACGGTGTAAGCAAAAGCAGTGAAGACTTAAAGAAACTTCCATGGAAAGCTGTGGGTGGCATACCAGATGATCAGTCTGTGATAGATAAGATAAACAAAGATCCTAATTTATCTAGACAAGCCCAATATGGAATGATTGGGATAGACGATATTATCAAATCTGAAAAACCAGATGTTTACATAGGTGTAGAAGATATATGGGGTCTCTCCTCGTTTACCAAAAAAAGCTGGTGGAACAAAATCAATTGTATGATATGGACCACCTTAGATAGCCTTCCTCTTTTACCCGATGCTGTCAAAAGAGCCCCATCTATAAAAAATTATTTTGTCTGGGCTTCTTTTGCCGAAAAAGCCATGAAAAAACTTGGTCATGACCATGTTAAAACATTGCATGGGGCTGTAGACTGCTCTAACTTTTTCAATGTTGGCCCTGAAAACAAGAAAAAATTAAGAAATTTTTTTAATATTGACGAAGATGCTTTTGTTATAGGTTTCGTTTTTAGAAATCAGCTCAGGAAAAGTGTCCCAAATTTATTAGAAGGATTCAAGATCTTTAAACAAAAAAACCCAAAATCTAAAGCTAAATTATTATTACATACTAACTTTGCTGAAGGTTGGGGGATTCCCGCATTAGTTGAGGAGAAAGGTTTAGATAAAGATGACATTTTATGTACTTACTATTGTCCTAATTGTAAAAGATATGAAGTAAAACCTTTTCAAGGACACAAGCTTGATTGCAAGTTCTGTGGGTCAAAAGAAAGCTGTAACACAACCTCTATAGTTGCTGGGGTTGACGAAAATCAACTTAATGAAATTTACAATTTAATGGATGTTTATTGCCATCCTTTTACATCTGGGGGGCAAGAAATACCGATTCAAGAAGCTAAACTTACTGAGCTTATAACTCTAGTCACTAATTACTCTTGCGGTGAAGACATGTGTACTGATGAATCTGGAGGTTTCCCTCTTGATTGGTCTGAATACAGGGAGCCTGGAACTCAATTCATAAAAGCTAGTACATCCCCAAACAGTATCTCTAATAAATTAACTAAGGTTTATAAGATGGATGATTTAAAGAGATCTTCTCTTGGTAAAAAATCTAGACAATACATCATTGACAATTATTCCGTTGATGTTATTGGTAAAAAATTAGAAAATATAATTGATTCTATGGGGGCTACTACTTACGACTTTTCTTTTGAGGCGGAAAAGAGAAACCCAAAATACATTCCACCAAATATAGATAACGATTCTGATTGGCTTATAGATTTATATAAAAATATTTTAAAAGTTGATTTGGACCATAATGACGATGGGCACAAGCATTGGATGAATGCTTTAAAAAACGGAGCCACTAGAATTTCTATTTTAGATTATTTTAGATCAGTAGCTGAGCAAGAAAATAAAAACATGTCTCAGAAACCTATAGACTTGAATAATATAATTCAAAACTCTGGTAATAAGAAAGCTTTATTTTCCGTAAGTACGTCAAGGGAAGATGTTTTTTTGGTTCTAACTTTATTAGAATCCTTCAAGAAGAAAAATGAAAATTGCGATATCTTTTTTGCTACTCGTCCTGAATTTTTTTCCATGGTTGATTGTAATCCTTTTGTTTACAAATGCATACCTTATCAAGATGGGCTTGACAGTGAAAAATCTATGCTAGGAGCAAACTTAAAAGAAGGTGAAAAATATTTTGATTATTGTTATAATTTTAATTTTTTACTTAGAGGTGGTCCAGACATGATTTCGGCTCAAAATAATTTATTTGAAATTTATGAATAAAATAGAAAAGATTAGCTTGAGTTATGCTTTGAAGTCCTCAAAGCCTTTTATTAATTTTTGCTTTTACCCTCTCCCTTTTGATAGGTATGTCACGATGGATTTCTCTAAAGATCCTCAGTCTCTTTGCTATAATCATTGGCAAGATGTTATTGATATCATCAAACCTTATTTAGATGAAAATAACATTCGTATTCTTAGGCTAGGAGATGCAGATAGTTACCAAGTTGACGGCATTCAAGATTATACCTCTAAGACTTTCAATCAAAATGCTTATATTCTAAAAAATTCCATGTTGCACTTTGGTTCGAATGGGTTATTGACTTTTCTTTCTAGCAATCTGGACATCCCTTTAGTTTCTCTTTTTTCAGGCACACCTTCTTCCCTTTTTCCTTTTCCTGAGACCTCTAAACGTATATTCATAGACTCTCCTAAAGATGGCAAAAATCCAAGTTTTTCCGACTATGAATCACCAAAAACTATTGATAAAATAGATCCCTGTGAGATTTCTAGATCTATATTAAATTTGTTGAACATCTCTCACCAATTAGAATCTTCTAAGCTTATATTTCAAGGGGATATGTCTAACATTAAAACTATAGAAATAATTCCAGATTTCTTTCCCTCCAAAAGTCTTCTTCCAGGATCACTTATAAATGTAAGGGCTGACCTTTTTCTTGATGAACAAAATATTTTTGGACTATCTCAATCCAATAGACGTCTTGGGATTATAACAAAAGATAGGCTTTCAGCAGGTCTTCTTAGTTCTATTTCTAAAAGTGTTCAAAGGATAACTATTAATGCTGATGAGGGAATAGATGAAAAATTTCTTTTTGATTTAAAGATGTTAAATATTCCATATGAATTTTTTGTAACAAAAAAAGACAGGCTTAAAGAATTAAGATTAGATTATATAGATGAAACGATTGAGCTTTTTGAGAAACCAAAAAAACCCCTTGCTTTTAAAGTTGAAAATTCACATAATGCTTATGTGAAGTCATCTAAAATATTATTATCTAAGTTGGGTAGTTTTCCTACAAAAGCCCACTGGATCTGTGATAAAAAAAGTGAAGGAGTTTTTCAGGAATATATAGATTCCTCTGATTTTTGGGAAGACTCTGATTTTATAAATATATATCAATCTAAAAATGAAATCGTCTGAAAAAAATACTCCTCCAAGCTCGTATAAGAGAAACGAATATGGATTAATTTCTAATGTAGATTATGTGTTCAATGAAGATGGATCTGTTGACTGGAGATCCATGATTAAAGAAGAGCATCTTTTCCCCAATAAAGGCTGGTTTGATGCCAGAAAAAAAACCATGCCCAAGAGTATTTCTGGATTAAAAGATCACCAACTTTTAATTAAACTTGGGGGTATCAAAGAGCTCGCAAAACTAAGGGGGTTCACATCTGTTCAATATAAAACTGTGAAGTGTGACCAAGACCATGTTGCGGTTTCTTGTTCTATAACTTTTTTACCTAATTATGAAACAGGAGACAACCCTGTCGTCTTTGAAGACATGGCGAATGCTACCTTAAACAATACCAGTAGTTTTGCTACAAAATTCCTTGAAACTATAGCTTGTAATAGGGCTTTCGTTAGGTGTGTTAGAAATTTTTTAAATGTACATATTGTTGGCGATGATGAGATAGATAAATCTGATGGTTCCAACTCTATACCTACTATTTCTAAGTCAAGTTCTTTATCTCCACAGGGCATATTAAAGAATACATGTATTGACCATGGACATTCATCTTTTAATGAATTTATGGAAGTGCTAAGGACTTGGCACACTACAGGCATTTATATTGTACCAGATAATGTTGACCCCAAAACATGGTCTGATTTTGAAGACATCCCCGCAAAACAAGCTAGGGAGTTTTTAAAATTAATTAAAAATTAATATTCGTAAAAGTGATAGGGATTTTAAATACATTTTTAATCCTTATAAATTAAATCTATGCACTTTTTAACCCATTCATCAACAGTTCCTTCTTCTAAAATTAAATCAGGATTTTTTGGAGGATCAAATATTTTATTAGTGTCTTCAAATCTTCCTTCCTTAATTCTATCAATATATATTATTATATCTGCATTAAAAGCCTCCCTAGTTTCGTCTGTGGGGCAAACGAAGTCTGCTATAACATAGCCCCCTCCAAAAGACGCCCAATCGCACATCTTACTGAGTCTTTTGGCTTGTTCTAACCTATCTTCCATTGACCATTTCAAATCTTTATTTATGTGTTCTCTTACTAAGTCAGCATTAAACCATCCAGATTTAATTTTTTTGGACAAAACAGAAGCTAATGTAGTTTTACCGCTACCAGGAAGCCCCATAATTAAAATTTTTTTATTCATTGATAATATCATATAATGATAATTAATACTTTCAAATGTTATGAAAAAAAACTTATTATTTAAAACTAAAACATACTTAGTAGGCCATATGCAATATTTAAATGGCAGAAACTGGAGGCAAGAAGTTTGCTCTCAGTTAGAGCCTAAAGGTATAACATGTTTTGATCCTTATAAAAAACCTTTTGTTAAAGATATAGAAGAGGACGAAAAATCTTTACAGGAGATGCAAGAGCACATTGAGCTTGAAAATTATGAATTAGTTTCTGAAAAGATGAGGGTAATAAGATGCTATGACCTTAATCTTGTTGACAGAAGTGACTTTGTGATCGCTCATATTAATCCTAAAATTGCTAGTTGGGGTAGTGCTGAAGAAATAGTAACTGCTGTTCGAATGAAAAAGCCTATTTTTATTAGCGTGGAAGGTGGGAAGAAAAAAACTCCTTTATGGATTTTAGGAATGCTGCCTCATAAATATATCTATGATTCGGTTGATGATATAATAAAAACTATTTTTGATATAGATTCTGGAGCGATAGAGATAGATTCTGATAGATGGAGGTTATTGAGAGAAAATTTCAGATAACTTTTTTATTTCTGGTGTATATATAGTTGTGACGGTAAAACTTCAAACAACTAATTTATTAAACTATTAAAATATTATGGCAGGACAAGGATTAGCAAGAGCAGCGGTAGCAGCTGGTAGAGCAATAGGGCCAGCAGTCTCGAAACTTGGAAAACGGGCAGCTCAAGAGAGCGGAAAATACAGTAAAGCAGGAAAAGAGGCTGGGTCGAATGTAGTATCAAATACTGGTGCTTATGTAGACGACCCTAGTAGACCTTTTCAAACAGGAAACAAAATTATAGATAATATAGGTAACTTCATTTTTGGAGATAACAGTCCGACAGATGATGATTTTAAACCAGGTGGTAAATACAATCCTTTTCCACCAGATCATCCTGCTCCAGGGTCTGGAGATGAAGGAAATCCACCAGGCGGAGAAGGTAAAGATGGAAAAGGCAGCAAAGCCAGTATCGCTGCAGCAAAAGAATTACAAAATCAACAAAATTTACCTAAAGGCAGGCAGGACTTCCCAGACATTCCTGCTAGTAGCTGGCCTATGTTTGGATAATTTTAAACTATTATAAAAAATGAGTGAAAAAAGAGTATGGACACGTCAAGAGTTAGTTGACCCCTTGGTTGGAGATTTTGATACTTCTCCTTTTCCTATAACCCTTGGTGTTGATGGTAATGAATTGCTTCAATCTGAATTTAAAGATTTAACGCCAGAACAAAGACTTGATTCTTTGTATACCACGATGGCGGTAAATCATGCGAGAAAATCTTTAGGCTTAGATAGCTTGTATCAATTGCGCATAAATAAAAATCCCGAAGTTATTAACCTTACCGCTGAAGGTGGTAAATTTGTTTATGATAATACACCTCAACCAAGAATACTTCTTGTTGTGGGTAAGTCATATACAATCAATACTCCCTCCCCTCATCCTATCGCTTTAGCAGAAGAGCTAGATGATAACGGCCAAGGGTTCGTAGAGTATACGGCGGAAGGTATTACTAGAGTTACTCCTAATCAAATCAAGGTAACACCTACGGTTCGTACTCCCAATTTATATTATTACTGCACTGCACACGCTAATATGGGAGGAGAAATAGGAGCTACAAATGCTTACACTTTTGAAACTGTTCAGGTTGAAGGATCAGACGGGCTTGTTGATGATTATTTTATTCGATGGGATCCTTCACAATTTAATAGGCTTTCAGTTGAAGAAGTGGCTATAGACTTAGCAGCTCTAACCTTAGATTCGGATAGTCAAGTAAGACAAACTTATCTTTCTTTTATTCCTCAAATAGACACTACAACAAACAATAGTTTTGATGCTAGTGTAAATGTTCAAAATTTTAAAGATTCCATTGCTAATGACATGGTCTTTTTAGATCAGGAGGATTATTTAGATTTATCAGGAAATACTCTTCTTATGAAATGGACCAACACTGAAGAGCCTATAATTCAAAACGAATATAGTGATGCCCTTGCTATGAATTCTGGACCTGGGCACAAACCCTATACAGACAACTTAACCACAGAGCAAGCAGCTCAAATAGATACAGGGATAAATAGGTATAAAGAAATTATTTCCGAAGGCAAATTACCAGCTAGTAGCTATTTCAATCCTCCAAGAAAACAAGCTAATGACAATCCATCTGCTTTTGAGGTTGTTGAAACTGCACCTATAGCCGCAAGATCGTACTTGCATCAATGTTATGAACTTTGCAACTGGAATGAGATTTACCAACCAGCAGACGGAATCTTCTTTGATAGTATATTTTTGTTTTTAAATATCAAAGACCCAGCCTATGGAATATCTGCGGATGGTAGTGGTTGCCAAGACTACATGGAACCCAGACAGAAAGTTAGAATTGCTAGGGTGTTAACCGAAAAAGGGATTTTCAGTAAACGTAGAAATGTAGAGTTTACAATGGAGGATCAGCCTCGTGGTTCTCTTTTTATGGGAGATTGTGTGGTTTCAGTTCCTACGGCATATGTTTCGCCTAGATATGATATATTTCCTAGGTTTGATATGTTTTGTTATGGCGAAAACAACCACAAGTTTGAAAATAATCCAAATTTAAAGTATAGAGTAAAGCACGATTTAGAACAAAAAGATGGTAACATATCCCTTACTGAAGAGCAGCTTCAAGAAATGAGTGATAATGCGGTTTGGTCGGCAGTTCAAGATTTGCCCTCCGCTTTTTCCCAAGACCATTTTAAGCTTAGAGGTACAGATGGAATCACAAAAATTAGTGTGTTTAAAAGAGGCGTTAATATTAACACATCTAATGTTGGTTACAAATCTGCTACTTTTAGTGCTGGGACAGCGCAGCAAACATATTGGGTTCTTGATCCAGCATTAACATTGAACTTAGATCTTTTTAATCATGGGGTAAAAAGAATGTTCATTTTAGACGAAACTGGTTATGATCTAAATTCATCCGCTCAATCTTTTGAAAACTTATATTCTTATAAAGTTTAATTTTAAAAATTAAAAATAAATCCAAAACGAAAAGGAAAAATCATGAAAGCACAAAGCTCATTAGTATCAAGTAACATAAGTCAAGCAATGCTTGCTAGTTCTAAGAAAGAAGCTAGATTTGCAGGGGGAACTACATCCAGATCTATGAATGGTAGCGATACTGACCGACTTCCCAGGGGAGCAAAAGTTTATCATCAAGGCACTATACCAAATGACAGCGCTTATACTAAAGCCCTCCAAGATTCCGTTGAAAGTAGTGTCAATCGAATAATGCATCCTCAAGTCGGAGAAGGCGGAGGTCCTGGTGCGGTAAAAAGCTGGAGAAATCAAAAAGATGATGCTGGTTATCCAAAAAATGACAGTGATATTCCCGAAGATTGGGAAGAGCAATATCACAAGGACTTTCCTACACCTGGCGGACAAGACTGGCCTCAACAACCCAATCCTCCCGCTAGCAACACTGGAGCGAAAGGTCATTCAGGAAGTTCAAGTAGCCATGCAGCTGCTGCAGGGGGGCAAGGGGGCACGCTTCCTGATTTCGTTAGTGGGCCAAGTGTTTCTCCTGGGTTAGGCTCAGGGGCTGGGGGGCCTGTTTTTAAATCTCAGTCTAATACTGGCTCAGAAGAAGATGCTCCCGTCAATCAAATTGTGAACGCTCTTGATACAAGCAGTAAGCCAGCATTACTCAACAGTATTGAAAATAGTCTTAAAAGTAAACTACGACCAACTGGAGAAATAATTGATTCTCCTCGGGGGCAAGTAATAGGAGTGGCTCTAGATAAATTAGGCGGAAAAGATACTGTTATATTCCCTTCTAAACCTAGCAAGGGTGTTACTAAGACAGATAAATTAGTAAAGAAAGGTGTACTTTTACAAGCTCCCACTTCAGGTAAAACAGTTAAAACTTATGTGGCTTTATCTGACCCTAAAGGCTCGGATATGCCTAAAGTTTGTGGGTGCAAAGCGTTAGCGCCTCTTGCTTTGTCCAAAAAAAGACCCCAGAAAGGCCAAACTCATCAGGTTATTGATGGCGATAAATATAAAAATATGAGCAAGTTTTCCCTTCAAAAACCTTCAGGAATACATAAGCCTTCTGGCCCTGTTTTTGATAGCGTAGTTAAAGGTTCTTCAAAAAGACCCAAGAATCACCAAGTTACCGTCGCGACTGTTTCGGTCAACGGTGGTAGAACTTACAATACTCTTGCTTACAAAGTCGATTAATAATTTAAATAAATTTAAAATAAAATGAGAACATTAGAATTCCCAGAAAGCGAAAAAAATGTAGATAGAACTGAAAAATTGACAGTTCAAAAAAGACTGAGTGATGATATAGGCAAATTTGATTACTCTCCCTATCCTATAACAATAGGGTTGGATGGCGATGAAATTGATGAAGCAGCATTCGCCTTACTTACAGAAGAACAGAGAAAGCAAGCTATATATTTAACTATGGCAGTAAATTATGCTAGAAAAAAATTAAATATAGATGACTTGGAAGATCAAAGAAAAAACGCTAATACCACAATATATGTACTTGGTGGAAATCCTTCAGACTCTAGCTTTACTTGGACCAAGTATGAAACCAACCACTATGGGGATAAATTAGGAGATGGACAAGTTATTACTGCCGATGCAACCAATCCATTGGAATTTACGGTTGGTAAAAGGTATGTTTTTGAGGTTTCAGCGACAGAAGAGCTAGGTTTTTATCTAGATCCTAATGACAAAGCTGGTTCAGAGTTCTGGGATTCAGAAGTCCTTACTGATAGTGATGGTCAATTTGACGAGCCAGAAATGAGAGAAAATTTACCCGCAGGATGGGAGCAAATAGTTTTTGAGCCTAATGAACTTACTCCTAATTTATATATTTGGTCACAGGCTAATTCTAATAAAGATGTTGCTATAAATATATTTTTGCCTATAGACGAAGGTGATGATACTATCAAGCATACTCCTAGCGAATTTAACTTATTAAGTAAAGAGGCTGTTGGTTTCGAGCTAGATGAAACGGTTGATCTTGATGCACTTGATGACACTAATGATCCAACAGGGCTATTAAGATATTTTGCGACAATAAAGAATGATCTTCCTTATTTCCCATTAGTTACCGATAATGGAGATGGTAGTTTTGACATGGATGTTGATATTACAAATTTCATAACTGCCGTTGAAAAAGGAGAAATTTTACTTGATTATGAAGACTGGATCGATCCAATAGGCAATAATTGTTTTGCTAAAGTTATGGAGCGTCCCGCTGGAGATACACTCGCTTATATTTTTGGTTCTAACCACTTGCCGTTTACCGATGGCATGAGTGCTGAAACTATTGCTGCGATCACTAAAGCTAGAGATGATTATTTTCTTGAATTAAAAAAAGGACGTCTTCCAATGAGTGGATATTTTAATCCTGTAAGGAGGAAGATGAACCCTGATGACGCTGATAGTCTTCCCATTATTCCAGAACAATCTCTTGCCTCTAGAGCCCCCAGCCATTCATTTTTTGAATTATCTAATTGGGGAGAGGAATATGTTGGAGTTGAAGGTGTTTATTTTGATGACATTTTTAGCTTATTAAATATTAAAGATCTGGGCTATGGGATTTCTGACGATGGATCTGGCGGACAAAACTTAATGCTTGCTAATCAAAGATCTAGAAGTTGCAGGGTTGTTGGCGATAATGGAATGATGGTAGATGTGGCTGAATACTTTTTTCACCATGCTACTCAACCAAGAGGTGGTCTTTATTTTGGTGAGTTTGTTGTTGCTCCTCCTAGGAGTTATATTCCTATTAGGTATAAAGCTGTACCAAGACTTGATCTTTTTTGTTTTGGCGATATTGCATCTAATTTAACTCTAGACTCTCAGTGGTCAAATGATTCATCTTGGACTCAACTTGCAAAACTTGGAGAAATTGGATGTAATGTAAATTTAAGATACAGAATATATCATGATTTACTGCAAATTAATCCTGATTTTGAACTTTCTGATTTAGATAGCGTCATAAATTTAATTGAAATTAATTCTGATACTTTTAGTACTTCTAAATCTTTTGATTCTGCAACCAGTTCTCATAATTTTGGATTCAGAATGAAAGACGGAAAAACTGTTCGTCCTCTTTTCAAAAAAGGCGGCTCTAGTGTCTCAGTGCCTCAATACAAAGAGGCCATCTTAAATTACCAAGACGAGGTTAGAACATATTGGATTCTTGATGCTGTAATAGATAAACCCGTATTAAAAATTCCATATTTAAAAAAATATGTTATTTCTCCAAATGGAATAAGCTCAGACGAATCAGCTTCATCCATTACTTTTGTAGTATAATATATTATTTAACTTGACAAAGCTAAAAGCTTTGCCTTGATCTTTCCTTTCTTTTAGTTAGGATTATTTCGTGAAACAAAATTTTTTTTTTGAAAGCTTTTGTAAAAAGTTCGAATACTGATAAGCCACCTTTAAATTAGAACATGGACACGATTGTAACTATAGCAATATGCACGAGTAATAATTATAATACCTGCGCGCGTCTATTAAATAGTCTTTTTGTACAGGATTTCAATGGTTTTAATGTTATCATACAAGATAACACTCCAGCGCATCAAAAAGATACAGGCTTCATTAAAAAACTTATAAAAGATAAACTAAATTATAAGTATATTTATAAAAATTATGGAAACTCTTGTAGTTCTAGAAATTTATGCATCAAAAAATGCAAAACTAAATACATACATTTTCTTGACGACGATGTCATTTGCCCAAAAAATTTCTGCAAAAATTTATCATCTTTTCTGTATGAATTTTCGCCTTCCGCCGTGGGTAGCAAAGTAATCCCTGACTGGAATGGCCTTCAGAGGCCAGAATGGATGTCTATTTACTGTTTGTCTTTAATGTCAATGATTGACCATGGCTCAGAGGTAATAAAGGTCGACAACAAGACAAGAAGCCCTCTTATAATAGGAGCTAGTATTTGCTTTTTAACTTCTGCTCTCAAAAAGTTTGGCGGTTTTACCGAATCGCTAGGCAGAAATAGTTGGAACGAATCTTTAATAAGTAATGATGAAACTCAAGTTATCTCAAAAATGCTTGATTCAAACTTAGATGTTTATTATGCCCCTAATTTTCCAGTCTACCATTTGGTTCACGAGGATAGGCTAAAAAAAAGTTGGATAATAAAAAGGTCTGCTTGGCAAGCGGTTTCAGATATCATTTCTAATGACACATCTTTTTACGAAAGTTTTAAAAAAAAATCTTTTATAGAGTCTTGTTATATATCTATTTTTACTGGCAGGCTTTCAAATATAGAAGAGCTTTCTAGAAAAGTTAGAATTTTGACATACTTCCTTCTATCTGGTATTATAAAATAACTATGAAAAAAAATATAATCTTATGCTTTCGTCACCAAGCGTTTTTTAATGGTAAAATTGACTCAACTTTTTACGGTATTGGAGATATAATGAAATCATTTTTATCAGCCTACTTGTTTTGCAAGCAAAATAATTTTAATTTTTTTGTTAATTTTGACGGACATTGCCTTAAATCTTTTTTAAATTTTAAAAAAAATGATTTTAGGTTACATTTTAAAAACAAAAAAATTCCTAAAAATGTTCCCTTTATTAAAGGCTCTGATTTTTTTGGTTATATTGAAGATTATGCGGGCAACGATGTCTTTTTAACAACTGATGGTAATAATTTATTTAATTTTCACTACGAGGATGAAGTTTTGCATGATTTTGAGGAGACTTTCTTTTCTAGCCCTAAAATAAAAAGCATTTATGAATCTAATTTTTCAGGTTGCAAAAAAGTTTTTCATGCTAGATTGGGCGATGGGAATATGGTTTCAGATAATTTTTTGAATGATTTTTATTTAAGAGATTTTAAACATCAATATTCTTCTGCCGATTGGTATAATTCTATAAGCTTTGACGATCTATACCCTTTTATTTTAAAGAACTTCAAAGTAGAAATAAGTTCTTGCGACTATATCTCATCTGACCATCTTTCCTTCAAGAAGTTAGTTTCTTCTAATTTTGATATTAAATTCACAGATTCTGAACCAGTTCATCTCGGCATAAAAACTCCATCTAAAAATTTGATAAGTACATTATGCGATTTATATTCAATCTTCTATTCCGATGGGGGTGTTTCAATATCACAATATCCTTTCTCAGAAAGACCTTCGGGGTTTGTTTATTGGATAGATAAAGTATTTTTAAAAGATTATAAATATTATGCTGTAGATTGGCTTTACAAAGGTATAAAACCAATTAATTCCTTTTAGTTTTTTTTCTTGTTAGATGTCCCTTTATAGACCTTACTGATTTAAGCGGGACCTTTGTTGTTTTAGCTACATCTATACAAGAAGCTCCTTTTTTTAACATTCTGGTAGCTTTTTTTACATCTCTAGGTTTTTTGATTAACCAAGATAATTTATTTTTTATTATACAGCTTGCCACCTGCTTGGTCTCAAATTTATTAGAAAACAACCTTCGATTTATTTCTTTCGGTGAAAATGTATTTGGGTTTAAATATAATGTTTTTTTTATTAATTCTTTATCTTCTTTTTTTATGAATATGTGAGATTTTTCAAAAAAATTTTTAATTGCAATTTTTCCTTGGCTTACTTTGTCGTAGGATTCGTCTTTTAATGTAGCTCCGTTGAAATAAGACCTCACATTAGCTTTAATATCTGAAAAGTATTGCGATATTCTTTGATGCGTCAACCCCATCTGTTTAGCTACTTCTTCTCTGGTTAAGCCTTTTTCTAACAACTCAAATACTTTTTTCTCTTTTGAGTTAAGTATTGATGAATATTCTTTTATTATTTTTAGTAGAGATTCATGTTTATCTTTTTTATCAAATTCAAAATCGTCATCAATCCCCGTTGTGTTAATTATGTTTTCGTAAACACTAATCATTTCTCCATCCTCATTGTAAACAGAACCATCAACTCTTCTTTTTACATATGATTTATTTGATTTTATTTGATGAGACCATTTTATCAAATTTCTTGCATGCACAAATGCAGATATTTTAAAATTATTTTGATTAAATTCTCTTTCTCTTTTATTATATTCTATAATTGAATCTCTTTTTTTTATTAAATCCATATTTATTTCGCTCACTAACTCTTCGTGAGTCATTATATGGTTCTTGTATCTATATTTTCCGATTATTTTAGCTAGGTCTTCTTGGAATAGTTCGAGCCAAGAATTATAATTTTCAATATCTTTTTTTGTAACCATTATTTATTAAATGGAGTTTTAAATGGGCTAGGGTACTCCTTCTCCCAATTAATTTCTTGTTTGCTTTGTTGCATATATTTTTTTAATAAAGATTTTTTTATTTTTAAATAATCTGCCGCTTTAGATCTAACATTATTACAGTTATTTAAAGCATGTTTTATTATAGGTATCCAATGTTTTAATTTTTCTTCTCTTTTTCTTGTTTTAGCTTTTTTTAAATTTTTATTTTTTTTTTCTCTTGTTCTTCTGTCAAACAGAAAGGTTTTATTCCTTGCTCTGCCCTCTTTTTCATAACTTTTTTTTGAATTTCAGACCTTTGCTCTTTAGAGATTTTAGGTAAAACTCTTTCGTAAGGAAAGTTTTCATTCCACCAGCTCAAGGGGTGGATTCTTTTCATTACCTTGTATAACTGAGTTCTTCCCATGTTTAAAGATAATGAAGCAGCCTTTCTGTTGTTTTTAGAAATTTCTAAAGCTTCTATTATTCTTTTTTCGGTTCGGAGCATTTCTTCTTTGTCCCAATCTATCCATTTTGCCCCATTCCATTTTTTTCCAATTCTTTTTTCTATAGCTAAATGCTTTCCTTTTCTGTGTATAGTTGAATAGTTGTTTGGCCCACTCTTAAACCCTATTGTTTCCAAGTGTTCGTAGTTTGTTTTGTTGAACCTGTTAGAGTAACCTTTTGGTCTTTGGGTTTCGTATTTAAATAAAAAATCATTTTCATTTGGGTATGCACATTTCTTAATTTGATCCCAATCCTCTAAGTCTAACCTTCTTGATATCCCTTCTCCTATTAATCTTTTATAATCTTTATGAAGCATAAAACCTTGCAAGGATTTAATCTTCACACCACCTTCAAGCAATTTACTCTTAAGGATATTTTTGGCTAAATCATAAGATTTAGATTTTATAAATGTTTTATAATCTTTTTCTGATTTATCTCGGTATATTTCTGTATAAGATATTATCCAATATTGATCAAAATTAAAAACAGTATTCCTAAATTGTTTTTGACAATATTTACCTTTTTTCATTTGAAAATAACTCTTCCATTGCATTATTTCCTATAGATATATTCTCCCAAGATTCGTCTTGAAGATAATCATCTTTTACTCTGCATCTTAATTTGTCTTCTAATCTAATTATGTTAAAGCTTACAGCTTGATGGGTAACTCCTAAAATTTCAGATATTTCCACCTGTTTATACCCCTCTAAAATTAGGTCTATTAATTGAATTTCATTTTTAGTTAAGAATTCTGAGTAATTTTTAATTAATTTTAAAAAATATTCATGTTTAGAGTTTTTATCAAAATCGAAATCTGATTCTATACCTTTTGTATGTTCTAAAGATTCGAATGTACTTACTTGCCCTCTATAGGTTTTTATTGAATAATCATCTCTGTTTGTGTAAAACTTTTCTTGTTTTTTTCTGCATTGATACCATCCAATTGCATTTTTTATGTAACAACAAACTTGAAATCTAAAAGATTCGAAATTGAACTCATCAAAAAAATCATTCCTGAAGTTTATTATTGCATCTTTCTTTTTTATTAGGGCTAAATTTAAATCGCTAGCAATCTCTTCTACCGACATTAAGTGATTGTGCCTTCTTTTAGAAGCTATCAAACTTAAAATATCATTTTGAAATTCTGATAAGTACTTGTAAAATTTATCTTCTTGGGTCATTATGCTTTAATTTTTTCCTCCATATTGTTTTCTTGTTCTTGCTTTACTGTTCCTATGCAATATTTGAATAAATAATCATTTTGATTAGGAAATGAACATTCCCTAATGTGCTGCCAATCTTTTATTGATAGTGGCAATTTGTGTCTGTTCAAATAGTTTTTATAGAACATATGAAAATTTTTGAATTTAAAATCTTTAAATGAGTTTTGCTCTTTTAATTTTTCTTTCAACACGAAGGTTGCAAACTCAAGCGATCTAGCTTTTATTACTGAAATAAACTCAAAAACTTCTCCACTTAGAGATGTTAGTGTGTAATTTATTTTCCAATATTGGTCGTAACCAAATTTCTTTTTTCTATACTTTTCTTGAATATTTTTTTTAGTCTTCATCTTCAACCTTTCTATCTACTTTTTCTTTAAAGCATGGATTATTCTCGTATTCACCTACAGATCTTCCGATATTGAAGGAAAATCTGTCAATAAATATTATTACTCCAAATAATATATATAATGCATAATTTGTCAAATCTAAATTTAACAACAATAACCCTATTACTATTACATATGGTAAATACTTATTTAATAAGTAGTCTATTACCGCCCAATTACTTTCTTTAATCTTCATAATTTCCGTATACTTCGTATTTATTCATTTTTCTTTTTGCGCACTTTGTTAAGTTACTTCTGATCCTAAACATTGTGCCTGAGACAGCTCCAATGCTTCTTCCTGTTATTTTTGAAATTTCTTTCATGCTTTTTTCTTGCTTGAACCATAAATTAGCTATCAAGCTCATATGATCTGGCAAGTCTCTATAGCATGAATTTAAAATTTTACTTTCTAGTTTTATGTCATTTTCATTTATTTCCTGTGCTTCATCCATTATAGTTTCTACCATTTCACTGTTAAATGATAACCTATTTCTTTTTGATTTTGTTAAAAATCCCATTATTTGAAACCTAGCTATAGCGAAAACCCAATTCTTGAACTCGCCTTTTGAGGGGTCGTAGCAATCTTGTCTTTTGAATGAGATCATATTTGTTTCTTGGAGTACATCCATAGCATCCGCTTTATTCGGTATTATTGATAATATAAAACCAAGTAGCCTTGGTTGTAGTATTTTTAACTCGCTCTCAAAACAAAATTGTTTTGAATTCTGCTTTGTAATTTTCTTTTTTGCTTTAAACATCCTGCATCTCCCATTTCTCAGAATACGGATTATACTTTTCTACCGAAATGGTTTGTACCGTGATCTTGTTTGAATCTAACATTGCATCATGAAACTTTATAGCTTCTTCAGCGTTATGGGCCATATAATAATGATAATTGTTCATCGCAATATGTTCGGACGATGCATTGTATTTAACTCTGAATTCAAATAATTTATCAAATTTATATTTTTTCTTCTTCATGACCTCGCCAATAAATACCATCAAGTAAAACAAAATTTATTTCATTTTCGATTTCGATATCGACACCTACTGGGTCTCCCTCTAGCACTGGAAGGTCTGATTCTACATAGAAGAATTCTTCTTCTTGTTCTGCGTGTACTAATTGGCATGATTTCATTTTAATATTCATATTTTAATTTCTAGTTGTTTTTGATTATGTTCTGATTCTAAAGCATTTTTCTGGTTAATGTCAACACTTTTTTTATTTTTTTTGAAATTCTTTTGGGCTATCCTTACCATGAACCTCATCAAGGAGAAAGAATAAGCTTTACTGAAGCTTATGGTTTGCACCTCTTCTGTTTCTTTATTTTTGATAGTTACTCGAAATTGCTTTAGCTCAGAATCGTACTCAAATTCTCCAAATTTAAGTTCTTTTATTATTTTCATGTCAATCGATTGGAATTGTTTTAATTATTTCTCTCGCCATTGTTGGGGGAAAACATTCACCAAGAACTTTTCTAATAAAATTCTCTGATTTGTTACCTTTAAATTTGTCTAAAAATCTTTCTGGAAGTCCACAAATAATACCTAATTCTTCAACCGACAAGACTCTTGCGTCGGAATATGTTCCATCTGTTAGTTTATTTCCTGGGTGAACATTGTTTTGGCTTGAAACCGCTCCATTGCACATGGTAACTGTTGGGGCTGGCTTGTCCCAATCTATTCTTTTGTAAGTCGTAGAGAACCCTTTTATTCTTCTTCCATCTTTTTTTGGATAATGAATTTTATTTTCAAATGCGGTTTTCCCTGTTGGTGTGTTTTTCATCCAAACTATGTGATTAGGATTATGTTTTTTTGCGTAATGCCAAGGTAATGAGCTTTTTTCTCCAGATTCTAAGGAATCTAGATGGGATATCGCATCTTTTGTTGTTATTATTTTTTTTCTAGATTCTGGATGCTTCCATTTTCCGCCTCTAGAGATCAGCCCAATAAACCTTTTCCTTGATTGAGGTGTATTATAATTTTTTGCATTTAAAATTTTCCACCTTAGAGACCAAGGTTGGGGAAGTTTTGACTCAATATAATTTATGATGTTTACTATGTTTCCGTCATCATTTATAAACGTCTCTGACATGCCAGATACATTTTCTATCAACATATATTCTGGTAAAATTTCATTAAACACTTCCATGGCATGAATTATTAATGAGTTCCTGTGGTCATTTGGAGACCTTTTTGCATTAGCAACACTCATTCCTTGACAAGGTGGGGTTGCTATAATTAAATCTATTGTGTCGCAATTCTCATAAATTTGCTCTTTTATTGTTGCATTTGTTATGTCTCCGCAAATAACATTCACATCAGGATGTATCTCTCTGTACATCTTGCATCTATCTTCTTGTAGCTCGTTAGCTACAACAACATCCACTCCGAATTCCTTGAAATAAACCTCGCCAAAACCTACATTAGAAAAAAGAGATAAAGCCTTCATTCTGTATTATAATAATATTATTAACAAGAATATCAACTCAAAAAGTGTATTTATAATTTAGTTGAATTTTTAATATATTATAAGCGATGAAAAACTCTAAAGTAATAACATGTATAGGGAATTGCCAAGCCCTTAGTTTGACTTGGTATTTGTCTCAATTGGGTCCAGAATTTGATGTTTCCTATGTGAGTCCTTCTATGAAGCTCCAGAATTTGATTATTGGAGATTCTGTCGAGGAGGCTCCATCGGCTCCTAATTATGCATTAGACGATTCCAAACACGACGAAATAAAACCATGGGCAGGGAAGCTCATTAAAAGGGCAAAAAACCCATCTATGGGGGTCGATATGGTCAAAAAATCAGATCTAGTTTTTTATCAGACAATTAGATTGGAAACATCTAAACTTTTCAACCTTGCAAAATTGCGAAGCTATGTTGATGTTTCTAAATTAAAACAAATTGGAGTGTTTCATTATAATCCCAATGACCCTTTTATTGAATCTGGTTTTGTGGGAATGATGGAAAGAGAAAAAAGACATAAGATAGAATTTTCGATTTGTGAATTGATTTACAAGCACCGAGATAAAATTTACTGCCAACCAGGAAACCGCAGGCATCCAAATTCTTTTTATTTTTTAGAATTAGTGAGGTCTATTTGTGAAAAAATGGAATGGGATTTTTATGATGAATCTACTTATATGGAAATTCTTGAACAAAAATGGCCATTTAAATGTTAGAACTTATAATTAAAATACTCTATATCTTTTATATAAATTTCTTTAACTAAATTAAAGGATTTATCATCGTAGTATTCTCTGTAGTCTCTTGGCTTGATATTTTTTTTAATTTGCTTTCGTTTTCGCATTTCATTTATCTTTTTTTCTAAATCTATTATTTTTTCTGTATCTTTAGTCGAAGTTTTTTCCTTCTCTAAAAGTTTTATCAATCTTTTTTCTTTTTTTTCGTTATCTCTTTTGTTTAAATGGTAGAGCTTTTCCATCTGGCCCAAGCCTATAATATTGCAAATATTTTTAAAATCTTCTTCTAGGTTTTCGTATTTTCCAATAAAGTCTAAATTTCCGTAGTTTTTTTCGCAAAATTGATGAAATGTTGGTTGCATTTTAAAATGCATTGAAGATATGTACTCAGAGAATTCCATTTCTCTGTATTTTTCGTTATAAATTAGGTGGTATTTTAAAGAGACAGCTCTATCCCAAGGGTTCCTAACAAATGCAAACTTGAAATAATTGCTGCATTCTGGGTACTTTATTAATGCACCTTTTAATCCGCTATGTCTAATTTTACCTTCTTTTTTTTTGTGGTTTTCGAATCTGACCCAATTAATTTCTGGATGATGTCTTCTTAAAGCAGTGGATATCGAAAGAGTTCCTGTTTTTGGGTATTCTAAAAATATAAATTTATGTTCGTGTGATATTATCATTACTTATCTTCAAATTCATAACCAAAAAACTCAATGTCTTTTGCGTATTTTTTTGCAACAATTTCTCTAGTCTCATCGTCGTAGTATTCGGTATAATGTTTGTGACTTGATTTGTTTTTGTGTGGAAGTTGTTGTGTTGGGATTCCGATTTTGTCACAAACTATATTGAAGTCTTTTTGGATATTTTCAAATCTGATTACATAATCAAGTTTATGGTCATTATATTTTTTTACACAAAAATAATCAACACATGGTTTGGGTCTGTAGTTATTTCTGTTCCTTTGAATTAGGTTATTAATAAATATCTTTTTATTAAACGATTTATGCCCTTTCCAAAAATAATATGAAATAGCACGATCCCACGGATTCCGTGTTACGCCAAACTTGAAAAAGTCTTCAATGCTTTCGTATTTTTTTTGCCAAGCATTATAGTATGCGTTTAATGTTGCATGCTTATGTATTTTTAATTTTTTATTAGATGACCTAATTTCAAATCTGTCTAAATGAGATTTACTCTTCGCATTATGAGTTGCTTGTTCCTCGGTTACCCAAATCTTATCCTCAGAATAGTTTTGAAGGTAATTTTGTATAGAATTACCCGCAGTTTTTGGAACATGAATAAAAATAAATTTATGTTTATGACTTATCATTATTGTTAATCATTATTAATCTAGCGTGTATAACTTATACACCATTGCATTTTTATGTAGACATCTTTCTTTCCAAAATTGTTTTTTTCATTTTACTCTCCAAATTTGTATCCAAAATACTCAATGTCTCGTGCATATCTTTCCGCAACAATTTCACGAGTTTCATCATCGTAGTATTGGGTGTAGTGTTTTTTGTCTGAACGTCGCCTTTTTTTTGTATTTTTATTTATGGTGATCCCTATTTTTTTGCAAATATATTCGAGGTCTTGAGTTCGGTTTTCAAATCGACCTATGAAGTCCATTTTTTCGGGTTCAAAATAATCCAACAAGCTATCTCCGCTTTCATGAATAGCTGGCTTGTAATGCTCTAAAAAATATTTTAAAGTTTTACCAGAATGATGCCCAATTTTACCACCTCGCCCTTTAATTGGACTAGAATACCAACCTCTATCAAAATATTTTGATATTATAATGTCCCAAGGGTTTCTGACAAAAGTGAATTTAAAATAGTTCTCAAAGTTTTTTTGGTTCAAATGATTTTCCCAATCTCTTAAACTCCAATGTTTATTTCCCTCTTTTGCCTCGTTGTATTGAAACTGAGCTTCTATACTCGTGCCTCCAGTTCGAGGAACATGGATGAAAAGAAATTTATTTTTGTGGTTAATCATTTAAATATTACATTGTTCATTCTAGCGATTTAAATTTTGTTTTTGTTGTGCATGTATTGCTAATATATCTATACACATTACTAGTTCTAGTTCCCACAAAACTCACAGATCTCTTTGCTATTTCGATTTCTGAAAAAAATTGTACAAAAAAATTTCTATCATATTCTTTTTTCTCTTCTATATCAATATCTGTAGAATGTCCGTCTTGTTTTTTTTCTGTTAAATAATACAGCTTTATTGGCAAATTTTCAAACAATATAAATTGCTTAGCTTCATCGATGACTTTGTAATCATCAGTCATTATAAAAATTGACCCAAATTTTTTTGAGATTTTCGCCAAATATTGGTCAAATTCATACCTTTTAGACTCTGGTCTGCCCCTCCGTTCTCCCCATTTGTATTTTTTCTCCAACACCTTGTCCCCTCTTCTTATATGAAAACAACAGAATTCTTCAGGTAAATTCAAAGATGATATTTTGTCTTCCACTTCTTCTAAGAATTTTTTTTTATATTTAAAAAAATTTGAACATTCGACTTTTGATAAATTCGTGTGTCGTGTTAAACGACAAGGGCCTTTTCTTGTAGAAGAAGCAGCTCGCCTTTTTAGGGATTGAGGAAAGTCAAATATTTCGTAAATATGTGTTTTTTTAAAATATTGAGAATTTCTTGAGTTAACAAAAAATTTAGATTCAGTATTTGCTATGTCTCTTTGAAAAAAACTAACCAAGCCATTTAGTTCCGAGCATAACCCTCTTTTACTCATTGTATAATAATAGTTCTTGCTCATTATGTATCAAAATACTTAATAGTATTTAATCCATTTCGTCTCCCTGTTTCCAGCTAGAACACCATCTGTAGCTTTGTACGTTCACCACCTTTTCCTTATCTTCTTCGGATAAATAATTGACCGCAGTTCTTAAGTTTACCTGTAGTGTATCTATCAATGCATATAGGTCGGCTATTTGCTTTTCTTTCTTATGTATTTCTAATTTTAGTTGTCTTTCGTTCATTGTTTTAACCAAATGGAAATCTAATTTTTGAATATTTTTCTACTTCTTCATCCGAGAAGTACTCCCAATCATAAATTCTGCAAATTTCTTTAACCAAATCTAAAAAATAAAAAACATTTGGATGGTTGGGTAAATTTGTTCCGTTTATTTTTTTGTTGTTTTTTATCAATTCAGTAGCTCTAAGTAAAACTTTTACCTCAGCCTCCCTCTTCGCCATCTCTAGAACAAATTTATTGTTTTTCTTATCGTGAAAAAAAGAGCTTATTGAAATCAATTTAGCATCATCTCTAGCTAGAATTTTAACATTTTGCCAATTTAGAAGTTTAGATGTAGAAGGTCTTATTTTTTGAAATATTACATAATCAGACGCTTGTAAACTCTTTCTTATTTGATCTGATTTAAATATATTAAATCTAAAGTCTCCTTTATCTTCTGTAACTAGTCTATGTACATTTGCAGGGTTTGTGTGCAAAAATAAATGTTTTGCAAATTTTTCTTTATTTACTCTCTTCATGTGTTCTCTGAATTTTTCAGCAACAAGCCAATTACAGACAACTTTCCCATTTTTTGCACCTTCTCTCATTTGAGGTAACCTTCTTATATACCAAGCTAAAGCTTCACTTTGGCAGTTTCCGATTACAGATATTCTAGCTTTTATTTCCTTCATTTAACTATATAATATTTTTATATTGATTTTTTTTTACAAAAACTTATGCTTAAGTAAACAAATACATAAAAATCATGGATAATACACATAGCAACGAAAATGGAAGCACGTCCGAATGGAGAAAAAGAGAGCTTGGCGCTCTTTGGAAAAAAGAAGGAAAATCCCAACAATTCTATTCGGGAATGGTTAAGTTAAACAAAGGTACTGATCAAGAAAAAGAAATTAGACTAGTTATCTTTGTAAATAAGCATAAATCTAGCGATAGAGCTCCCGATTTAATTATTTACGAAGAAAAAAGCGAACCCGTCGCTAGTGAAAAGTCGCATGACGAAATCCCCGACAGCTTCTTGGTTTAGATTTTTTAAAATTTATTTTTTTTTAAAAAAACCTTGACATACCTTATTATCTCTGTCATATTTATGGCATGATTGATAACAAAGTAACATACAACAAAGACGGCACTCCTAGAAAAAAAGGTAGTGGTAGAAAAGCTGGATCGAACTCGTTTGTAAGAGTAACATTTTCAGAATTAAGCGAATACATAGGCAAAAATACTCCGATGTTAGTTAGCCGAGTTTGGCTAGAAAACATAGGGATTAGTATTGAGTCTCCTAAAAAGTCAAAAATAAAATTGACAGACGAAGGGGAGTCTGATACAGTTTTGTTTAAAGTTAAAAAATTCGATTAAGAAAGAAATTAATATGAAAGATATATTCTCACATCTAGTTGGACAAAAAAATGTAAAGAAGAAGCTTAGCTTTTACTTGAAAGCTTTCAATAAGACAGGGATCAGTCCTTTTTTGGGCTTCTTTGGGGCTAAAGGTTTAGGTAAAACAGAATTCGCTAATGCATATGCTAGGAATTTAGAAAATCAAGATGGTTCAAAAAGACCTTTGCTTGAGCTAAATTGTTCTACTATCAAAAATAATGATAGTTTTTTCGAACAAATCTTTATACCATTAATTTTAGATAATGAAATAACTGTCTTGTTTGACGAAGCTCACGAGTTACCCAATGACTTAACTATGGCTTTGCTTTCTATCCTAGACACTAGAACATCTCATGTTAGAGAGTTTACATGGAAAGAGACTCGCTTCCCTTTTAATTTCAAGAAGCAAACTTTTTTGTTCGCAACAACTGAAAGCGATAAACTTTTTCCGCCACTTAAAGATAGGTTGACTTCTGTTGACTTCGATCCTTATTCCGAGGAAGAGTTGGGTAGAATTTTGTCTCTAGCTATTGAATGCCCTGTTCATAAAAGTGTTCTTGCTCAACTAAGTTCTGTTGTGAGAGGAAATGCTAGAAATGCGATGATGAGATCAAAAGATATTAATCTCTATATAGCATCTGAAGAATTGACTCAATTTTCCTTGAGTGATTATCATAATTTTTGTGATATATTAGGCATTTTACCTTTTGGAATAACTTGCACAGAAAGACAAATTCTAGAAGTCTTGCAAGATAAGGGTGCTTGTACCCTTGGCATGTTGGCGGCAAAAACAGGCTTAAGTTCTACTTCGTTAAGAGGTGATCATGAAAAATATCTCCTAAAGAAAAATTTAATGGAGATAGATGTTAAGAGAAAAATTACTCCTCTTGGTAGGAAAGTTGTAAAATCTTTAAACTAATATGTTTGTACATAAGTTTGATAAGAGAAACGCGGCATCTATTGGTAATAGAGCTGAAAGAATTTTTGTATCTCTTGCTGGAGCAAGGGGTTATAAAATAAAACCGTCATCTACTACAGATAATAAAATTAAAAGAGTCGATTTTTATTTAGAAAAAAATTCCCAAATCAAAGGAGTTGATGTAAAATCAAGGAAGAAAATATGCTATTATGATAAAGATTATAATGATGATTGGACTTGGGTCGAATTTAAAAACGGAGATGGCTTTAAAGGATGGCTATATGGAGAAGCAAATTATATAGCATTTGAGAAAAAAGATTATTTTATCGTAGTAGACAGAATCTCCTTGAAAAACTTAAGTGAATCTCTTATTGATAGAAATAAAGAATTTGTGAAAGATTGTTATAATGCCAAATATAGAATTTACCAAAGAAGAGATCAAGAAGAAATTTCGTTAATAAAAACTTCAGATATTAAAAAAATTAAAAGAAAAGCAATTTGGAAAAAATGAATTTTGACGAACAGACAGATGCCTTTAGATTCGACTTAGATGACCTTTGTGATAGGTATTTAGAAGAGTTTGATATTAATATATTTACTCAAGTAGGAGCTTTAGAAGAAAAAAAACTTGAACTTTCAAGAATAATTGATACTATAGAAGAAAAAAAGATAGAACTTTTAGGTGAAGATATTGAATTCGAAGTAGACGAAGACTTTTTTAATTAATTTTTTTTAGTAACAAACAAACTAATAATGAAAACAAAAACATATATTACGGCACTTTTGTGCCTGATTTCTAACGTCGTCGTTGCTGGCACAGGCTCAGCAGGACTAGGATATTCTTCTGATTACTTCAGAAGAGGGGCTTTGCTTTCCGAGCAAGCTATTCAGTCCAACATTGGCTATTCTCAGTCATTGGCAGGTCTAGATTGGTCTGTTGGAGCATCGACAAATCAACCTGTTTCAGTAGGAGAAGACTCTTACATAATTGAAGGGGGAGCTTCTGCTCAAGTTGGCGAACTTCTGGGTCTTTATGTTGGTCTTCAGCACTTCGAACAGCGCTCTGGCGATGCTACCCTTGAAGTCAATGCGGTAATCTCTTTAGATACACTACTTAGTCCTAGTGTTTCGGTCTTTAGAGATACTGACGATGAGCTATATACCTACGAACTAGGTGTGTCTCATTCGATTAATGTCGATTTTGCTGAATTGGGATTTTCTGCTCTTTACGGAATTACTGATGTAACAGAGAACAATGAAGAAGATTACTATTCTTTAGGAGTTGTTGCGAGCAAATCTCTTTCTGCTAATACTGACCTTCAGTTGGGTTATGATTATGTTGATTCCGACTTGATTGATGATGAATCTATCTTGTCTGCATCAATTTCATTCTCCTTCTAATTGAAACATTTCAAACCATAATAAAAAAATGAGTGAAGTAGTAAATAAAATCAAATGTGCCGTTTGTGGCATCAGCGCCGTACTATTGTCCGTTATCGGGCTTTTAGTACTCTCCCAAGTTGTTTTCGGAGCAAATGCGGGTATCGACGTAATCGGTAACCTTCAAGCTATCGTAAATGGATTTGTAGGTCCAGGAGCAAGCCTTGCTGGAGTTATTACTCTTGTCTTAGTTGTTGCCGTTCTTGGTAAACAAACTGAAGGGAATTGCCCTAACAACAAAAAGTAATTATACTTAATTAAGTTATAATTCACCCCCCCTCGAAAGAGGGGGGTTTTTTTTGTATTTTTTATTTTTTGTGTTATAATCTTATTATGCATTTTACGGATAAATTTTTATTTATAGTGTATTATACATTATACCTTGATAAGCCTAGATTCTATAAAAGTTTTATATGTTCGGTAAACAAATCTGAAGCAAAAAATATTTTCTTAGTAAAGATAAAAAGAGACTTAAAAAATATAGATGTCAGAAATATTAGATGTATTAAAATGAACAAGTCAAAGTACAAAGGTTCTTCAATATCAGATAAAGAATGGGAGTATTTAAAGAAAGCCTCGTACCCAAATAAATCTCATAAAATGCAAAGATTCCACAAAGACTCTTGGTTTAAGAAAAAAACTTACAAAAACAGAAACTCAAACGGAACATTCAAGACAGGCAATGTGCCTTGGAATAAAGATTTTAAAATTTTAATAACTAAAAAAAACTCCAAAGGAAGATTTGTTCAAGCTAGAGATTCTTTAGGTAGGTTCAAAAAGGGTAATCAACCTATTTTAATTGGATCAAAAAATGAAAAGTCTTAAAAAATATTTAGATAGTAAAAATTATAAAACAATTTTCAATCAATTTCACTCTGTTTTTTTAAAGGGTAATTATACCGATGATGAAATTCAATTAGTTGCTATCAAATTTAGCAATTTATTATCTTTGATAAAAGAGTACTCCACAAAAGAAGAAAAACTTTATGTCAAAAAAAATGAATATGGTTTAATTGAAGTATATGGATCTCTTGATTCAAATAAACCTTTAAAGATTGAATTGAAAATTCCTGAATATATAGAGAGAATATCTTCCTCAGAAATCGTAAACCAAAGCAATATAGATAATAATATTTTATATTTATATTTAATAAATGAACTTATCGAAAATTTTGAATGAAAATAGTGCATAATATAAATTTGAACGACAAAAGTTCTATAATTAAAAGAACCGAGTGTTATTTAAACTTACTGTTAAATTTAAAAAATAAAGGTTGCGATTTAGTTTATAAAGAATTTGATTTAGTAGATAAATCGGAGCTTATAGAGAGCTGTGATGTATTAATTTATAACCCCTTGAATAGAAAGGTTACAGTTCGTGATATAAAGCCCCCTCCTAAAGGTTGTCAAATTAAAAAAATAATTTTTCTTTCGGATAATGAGCTGTTCCCCACTGAACGTTTATTTTTTAATTTAAATCGGCGTTTGCCTTTACTATATAAATGTAAAAATGTATTTGTTTTAACACAGGACAAACTGCCTAGCGAAAAAGAAGAATGGATAGGTTACATAAACCGATGCTGGCTCCAAGGTATGGATGTTGCTCTTTTTCCAAAAAAATCATATACTTTAACTCCTGAATCTAATCCTTATTTTCTCTTTAATACTACTTTTGGAACAACTACCGCAAATAAGTATCACTTTTATTCAAAGTTAAGCTCTAGCAAATTGCTTTCTCATAAAAAAGTCGCTCACTTATGCGGATCAATTTGGACTGGCAAAAACAAAAGAACTATACGTGACCTTCGGAAACTAAATTTGCAAACAAAAAATTTAAATATTTTTAATAAAAAAATTTTTATAGATAGAGAAGAAGTTAGCCGAGAGAATATGAATGATTATTTGGTAAAATCAGGAATCGATCCTGATACTGAACCAAATCAATTATATATGATGCTTAATAGCAGATTTACATTAACTATTGAAAGCGAATCTGCGAACTATCGTAGGTATACAGAGAAATCTATGAAACCTATTGCCATACGTCAACCCTTTCTTATTCGTGGAAACTATAAAGTTCTAGATTTGCTAAAAGAAGACGGATTCAAAACATTCCATCCTTTTATAGATGAATCTTATGATAACATAAGTAATTTTAACGAAAGAGATGATTTTATTATTAAAGAAGTCGAACGTTTAATGAGTTTATCTTTAGATGAATGGCAAAATTTACTTGAAAAAATATCACCAATTTTAGATCATAATCATAAGCACTTATCAAATATCAAACAATTGTATGAAAATAATTTATTAAAATATATAGAAATATAGTAAAATTGATAGATTATAATGAAAGTTTAAATGAAAAAATATCAAAAAAGAAAAGAAGATATAATAAGATTAAGAAAAGAGGGTAAAACTTACTCAGAAATACAAGAAGAAATAGGGTGTTCTAAATCTACAATATCATACCATTGCTCAGAAGATGGGAATGAAAAGAAAAGAACTAAACAAAGAAATAAAACAATTAATCATAAATTAAGTAGAAAAATAACTGCATTTAAATCTAGATGTACTAGAGAAAATTATCAAACTTTTAGATCAAAAGTTAAAACTTATAAAAGAAGCGGAACGTCAAATTATACCCATTCTGTAGTAAATAATTTAAAAAAGAATTTTACAACCAAAGATGTTATTAAAAAAATAGGAGAAAATCCAGTATGCTATTTAACTGGAGAAAAAATAGATTTAAATAAACCTCACACATTTCAATTTGATCACATAATCCCCACTTCGAAAGGCGGAACAAATGATCTTGAAAACTTGAACATTTGCATTAAGGAAGCTAATTTTGCAAAGGGAGATATGTCTGTTGACGAGTTAAAATGTCTGTGTGAAAAAATATTAAAACATTTAAGCAAATAAAAATGTGAAAAAACTTTGGTTGATTTGGGCGAGAACATTAGATCATCGAGTTGGAAAGACAGATGAAGATCAGCCCGACATACCTATCCTTTCACTAAAAGAGGCTAGATTTAGCTTGATCTTAAGAAGTTTTATAGTCGTTTTAAATATGGTGACTTGCATTTTTATTATTTTAAACGTGATTAGACATTGGTAATGGATGAAAAAAAAGTACCCGACAATGTCGCGCCAAACCCTCACTCTCTTCCTTATGGTAGTAATTTGGGCGCTCCTGTTATTAAGCCCGACCATAGTTTGGTTGGCTGGAAAGTTGGAGCAGTTCATCGAGCAAATAAACATTATGAAGAAAGATTCAACAAGTTAAAAAAAGAGTTCGAGCAACTTTCTGAAGATGTTAAGTGGAATGAAATAATATTTAATGCGGAGATGAGAATGAAGCCTGTAATTGGGCAGGTTTACTATCTATACAAAAAAGATAACGAACAATATTTCATGAGCCTATTTGCTCCTAACGAATGTTCTTGGGGTGAAAAATTTGTAAATAGTTTTATTTTGAATTATGATAATAGATGGGATATTATTAAAACATGAAAGAGAAATCAACAAAACAAAATAAACAAATAAAATCTAAACCAAAACATCAAAATGGAAAAGGCTCTGCCCCAAGAAATATATCTGAAAATTTTAAAAAAAATTATGAGCAAATAAATTGGAGCAAAAACAAATAATTTATTGAACTTTTATGAATGTAGCATCGTTTTGTCTTTATGGAAATACTGAAAAGTATTTTGGTGGAGCGCTCAGAAATGCTGAGATGAAAAATGACTATTTTCCAGATTGGGAAATGAGACTATATCATGATAATTCTCTTTCTTTGGAAAACAAAAGAAAGTTAGAAAAACATGATGTAAATCTAATTAACATTGAGAATCAAAATGATGGATTATTTTATCCACGATCCAGTGATTCCTCCACATATGGAATGTTTTGGAGATTTCTTCCATCTTCTGATTCTAATATTGATTACTTTACTTCTAGAGATTGTGATTCTAGATTTACCGAAAGAGAAGTTTGTGCAGTAAATGAATGGATAGAATCGGAAAAACCCTTTCACATTATTAGAGATCATCCACGAGGACATGGTTGGTTAATTAATGGTGGTATGTGGGGATCTGTTGGTGGATTTATTGAAAATATAAGTGATTCTATTAATCAATTTCTTAAATCAAGCTCAAAAGCACACATACGAGGTTCTGACCAATGGTTTCTAAAGGAGTGTATTTACCCTGTTGTTAAATCTCATGCCTTTGTTCATGATGAATATTTTAATTATGAACGAACATCAGTTCCAATTAAAAGGGATCGAAAATTAGATAACTTTGCTTTTATTGGAGAACCATTTGATAGCAACGATAATTATAATCAGATTCACCGTGATATGATCATTGCGAGGTCTTCTAAAAAAAAAGAATTCGTCTGAAATAATTATTTAAAAAAACACTTGATAAATTAAAGAATGTCCCTCATAATAGAGAAAATATAACTTTAAATTTTTGGTAAAATGAAATTATCACTTACATTACATAATAAAACTTATAGTGTTGAATCTGACGAAGGTTACGATGGGTCAAATGTTTATGAGCTTGCCGAACAATTCAAGGGATTGCTCGTCAATGCGGGATTTCATCCGTCTAATGTTGATAGTATTTTTGATTTAGACTATCAATGGTTTACTGATGAAGAAAATGAAGGTAATATGCAAGGTCACTTGACTCATTCAAATAAATTTGTCAGTAAATGGCATGATGATTGCCTTAAAGAAAACTCAAGAGCATACGAATATCACGAACAACTAGAAAAAGAAAAAAGAATAGAAGAGTTTCAAGATAATTTATATAAGTCCGATCACATTGATATGGAAAACAACAAAATAGAAGATTCTGAATAATGATACAAATAGAAGATGCTAATAATGAAAAATATTTCATTAATCCTAAGAACGTCGTTTATGTAAAAGAAAGAGTTGACCCCGTAAAAAAAGACAAGTGGTGGAAAATTACTTTTGTAAATGGGGAGCAGTTGCATACAAAAAATGAGCAAGGTGTTTGCTCTATAATTGATGCTATCAGAAGGTAATTTTACAGGAGTAGCTCAGTTGGATAGAGCATCTGCCTTCTAAGCAGAATGTCGTGAGTTCAAGTCTCACCTCCTGTGCCATTTTATAATATAATAAATTTAATATATTCTTGGTTTGGGTAATTTTGCAACTCTATATATTCACCTGTTTGCGGTTCAAATATATACCAAGCTCTAGTTGTGAAAACTAAATTGAGCATATGTAATCCACCCGATGGAATACCCCCAAATGGATTTTCTTGCATTACGATTACTGATGCTACCGCAAATTCTTGAGAATTATTAGAAGCATATGCCCCGACACTAAATAAAGACTTATATAACATTGCAAAGTTATCACAATCAATTATTTCGTTTTGATTTATGGGCATAATCCCATTTTGAAAAACTATTTTCTTAAACCATTTATTAAATTTTTTAAAATAAAAGTAATCAACAGATTGGTACTTGCTATCAAGTATTAACATTCCAACATCTTTAGGAACTTTTATGTTAATTGAATTATGACCCTTTTGATGATTAAAATGATAACCCAACCTCTTTCTGTCAAATATTGTGTAGGATTGTTCGTTTCCTATTTTGGGTATATCGTTAATTTCATTAAAATCTCTATTCAAGCAGGATGGTGTTAAGAATAGCAGTAATATTAATAATATTTTCATTTGTTTATTTTTTCATGTATAGATTCAATTTTCTCAAATATCTTTACTATATCGAGTCTTCTGTCTTCTAGTAATTTTTGAGTTTCTCTCCATCTTTCTGAATCTTTTGCAGAATTTTTTGCTAATTCTATTTCCATGTGTCTGATTTTTGTTGATAATTTATCAATTTTAACACTTTCTTTTTTTAAGAAAAATGCTACAACTGAAACCATTATGCCCAAGCAGACAAAAAGTATTTCTTGTATTTCCATTTGTTTCCTCCCTTTTATTATATTACACCAAAAAAAACTTGACAATGAAGATTCTATACCCTATAGTACGAAATATGACTACATTAGGATTAACTTGTATTAGTGAGCAATTAAAAGATAAAGACAAGAAAGTTTACTCGTTTCGCACAATGACACGCAAACGTTTCAACGACTTGTGTAATAAGGAAGGTAGACATGAAGCAATTAAGGAATTATCTGATAGAATTTTGCATAATGTTGTTGTTACTCAACATATTATCCATCATTGCGCTAAGTCAAACATTGGGCATTATCGTGTTAGTTCTGCTCTTTTCCCTCTCGTTACCGATGAAACTTTGGAAATTGATCTTGAAGAATTGCCCGATATTGAAGAAATTGACCAAACATTACGACAAGTAGGCATAATTGCCAAGACTCTTGGTATCAGTATGGGTTCTCATCCCGATCAATTCAATGTTCTTGCTTCCCCTAATAGAGAAGCCGTAAACAGAACTATTCGTGAACTAAATATGCAAGCTAGTGTGCTTGACAAAATGGGTTTACCTCAAGATCATACTGCACCCATGAATATCCACGTCAATTATACTCCCAAGATGGATGAAACTTTAGAGATTGTTGCTACTAGATTTTTTCGCAATCTCGCAATGTGCAATAGTGGTGTTTACAATCGTCTTACTATCGAGAACGAAGACAAAGGTTTCTTTAATGTAGATAATTGCATTAAATTCAGCGAGTATTTATTTGCGGTTCATGGTGTTAATCTTCCTGTTTGCTACGATAATCTTCATGATTTTTGCAACCCATCAGAAGATCGTAGTGTTGCATTTCAAGCAGAACGTTGTGCGCATACATGGATAGCTCAAGGTAATAGTGAAGGTAATTTTATTGCTCCTGTCTTCCATTGGTCAGAAGGCACTCCCCAAAAACCTCGCGCTCATGCAGACTACTTTGCTCTAGGAAATTTTCCACCTCATATCGCCATTGAACCCGACAAACCTGCCAAGTGGGAATGTGAAGTAAAGGCTAAAGACAAAGCTATCGCATTGTTAATTCAGAATCAGCTTAAAACAACTTATGCTTGAGTTATGAACCCAAGAGTTCATTGCATTTCTTATTTTAATGATAGGTTTGAAAAATCTAGTGCAAGACTTCGTTCTGAAGCTAGTGAATTTAAAGAATTTTTAAATTTCAAGTTATTACAAAGTAAAAATTTACCCGAAAGTTTCCGAAAAGAATTTAAAAAAATTTTAAACAAAAAAAAGGGAGCGGGATTTTGGATATGGAAACCTTTCATAATAAAACATCAGCTAGATTTAATAAAAAATGGTGAATACTTATTATATTTAGATGCAGGTTGTACTATAAACAAAAAAGGCAAAGGCAGATATTTTGAATATTTAAATATGTTAAATAGTTCAGATATTGGTTGTATATCTTTTAAGTTCAATAACTCTTGGCGTCCCGAAAAACATTGGACTACAAATGAAATATTTAAATATTTTGGAGTCAAAGATGCTTCTATAAAAAATACAGGTCAGTTTATAAGTACAATCCACATTCTTCAAAAAAAAGAGCATAGTGTTTTTTTAGTTGACAAATGGATTCAGACCCTCTATGATGATAGAGAATTATTTACAGATCATTATGCAAACAACCAAAAACTATTTTTTAAAAAAAATAGGCACGACCAAAGTGTTTTCTCCGTTTTACGAAAAATACATGGCTCTTTGGTTTTATCTGATGAATCTAAATTTTTAAACAATACTGAATCTATGTTAGATGATGGTAAAAAATACAAATACCCATTTTGGGCTACTAAAATAAAAGATTATTAAAATGGATACTATAACAAAAAATATTGAAATAATTGATGGCAACTTGTTAAAGATGCACTTTCATGGATTTGATTACATTGCTCATTCTTGCAATACCCAAAATGTAATGGGTGCAGGTATCGCGCGAGACATTAAACATACTTATCCCGAAGCATATAGTGCTGATTGCCATGCAATGATGGAAGGGGACAATCAATTAGGTTGGTATAGTTTCGCATGGACTGATGCCACTCAAACTAAGGGCATATATAATATGTATACGCAAAGTTATATTGGGAAAGGTAGACAAGTTGATTATGAAGCATTCTACAAGGCTCTACACAATGTTGCTGACGACATTGAATGGAAAGATAAGCATGATGATAAAACTTCTACTTTCGCCTTGCCTTATGGTATCTCTTGCGGTCTTGCGGGTGGAAGCAAAAGAATAATTAATTCAATAATCCACGAAATTTTAGTTGACAGAAAGTTTAAAACTTGTATAGTTAGGTATCATGAATAAATTAGAAGAAGCAATAAGTCATTTAAACAACATTCAAGACAATCTTGATGCAATCATTAAAGCGATTGCAGACTCTCCTCGAAAACCCACAGAAGACGAGCTTTTAAATATGTTGATTGGGGCTAAGGATTTGCACCAAGTTTGGTATGATAATAGTTGGATCGAGTATGAAAATTTCAAACGAGAGCATAGAGCTTTTGATAAAGATGATATTTTCGATCAAAATTATCTCAGAGAATATAATGACAAAAAAAAGAAAAAGGATAAAAAATGAAGAAGTTATGGTATTGGATTAATGACCGATTTCTTGATACTATTACTTATAATAAGTATTTGTTGGTTGAGTATTTTATTCTTTTGGTGTTGACAGGATTTATTATTTATTCTATATTTTAATTATGAAAACACAAATAGATAGTTGGCTTACAATTAGACAAGAAGATGATGAAGATGTCATGTCTGCACCAATCATGTGGTTGGATGATGAATCAGAATATGATTTGTTTCCATCTGAAGACCTAAATATAGATTGGGTAGAGGAAATGGACAAAGAGGGAGCGCCGATCATTGATGGCGATTTTCTTGGCAGAGACATCTGCATTGAAGTTTCCTCTCAATCTAAAGGTTGGAACAAGAGGCGAGCAGTAGGTTATAATATAGATTTTAATTGGAACTAGATAGAAAGATTATAGATATGGGTTACGATTTATCAAACAGAAAAAGAGGCTTCAGATGGAATATTTGGGGTTGGGGTAGTGTTATTAATTTAGGTTTAGCTTATGGTTGGCAACCAAAAGGCACAGAGCTAGATAAAGATGCTTATGAGCATTACGAAGACTATGAAGAACACTCGAAACATTTCGAGCATAGTTACTTTGGAAACGATGGTCAATTAGTTCTTGCTGAAGATGCAAAAGCATTTAGCAATGCGTTAGAGTCTGCATTAGATGATATTCCCGATGAAGATTTAAATAATTACCCCGAAGGGGGTGTTCCTGTAAATAAAGAATTCTTTGAAAAGAGGGCTAAAATTTGGAATCAAGAAAAAGCTACTTTGGTCACTTTATTTTCGGGCGAAGACAATAAAGAATATTTAAAAGATTTTATTTCTTTTTTGCGAGAAGGAACTTTCGCAATATATTAACATAACAAATACATAAACATGAAAGAAGAAGAAGCTACAAAAAGACTAAAAACATTATTACTTAAAAGACATATACTTCAAAAATTTGACCCTATGTCTTGCGAAGATATAGCAAAAGAGTCTGGAGTTCCGCTAGAAGTTGTAGAAGATAGCTTATCAGCAGGACTATCTGCTTTAGCTAAAAAAGGCGTTACAGAAGATCATCTAAGAGAATTTTATAAAAGTTCTAAAATGCAAGACTGCATCAATAAAATGATAAAAGAGTGATATGAGATTAATTCTCAGCAAAATACTTTTTTATATTGGTGATACAATTAGTAATTTATTATATTTTGAATGGATGGGAATAGTTTTATATCCTGTTTATAAGAAATTAATGGTTTGGAGTTCTGATCTTGACAAAGATGGCGTAATATGGAAGAATGTTGAAAAATGAAATATTATGCACACAAACATGGTATAGACAAATATATACATCAAAACTTGATCACTAAATCTTTTACCGATGGAACTTTTTTGGAATTGGGTGCTATTGATGGTGTTAAATTTTCAAATACAAAGTTTTTTGAAGATAATATGGGTTTCAATCAAGGAGTGTTAATTGAACCCGACCCACAATCTTTTGAGAGGTTAAAGGTCAATCGACCTAATTGTGAATGTTTTCATTATGCTATACATTCATCCCTTAAAGAAGTTGAGTTTTTGCAATCTCAACAAAATGCAGTTGGTTGCATTGATTCTATTGCTTCCGATACTTTTAAAAGTCGTTTTCATAAGAGTTCTCAAAAAATTAAAGTACCATCTACCACACTTTCTAATATATTAAATCAATCAAAACTCAAATATATAGATTTTTGGAGTTTAGATGTAGAAGGTTCTGAAGTAGAGTGTTTAAATTCTATGGATTGGAATATCCCGATTGGGCTTTTGTGTATTGAATTACATCAAAATATCAATGAGATAATAAAAATATTAAAGGCTAAAGAATTTACTTTACTTCATTCATTTTACGATGGGAATAAATTATTTTTTAATTATAAATATTTTAGAAAAGAGTTTTTTAATATAAAATAAGACTAAGTGAGAAAACAATAAAAAATGATTGACTTACTAACACAATATAATATAAAATGGGATGGAGTAGTTGCAGGTATTGTAATAATAGTCTGTTTCTCTATTTCAATTTTCAATCTTTGGTATAATAATAGAAAATAATGAACGAAGAAGGCAAATCAAAAGAAGAGTTAAACCTTCAAATAAGAACTAATTTTTTAATTAAACTTAAATCATTATTGCCTAATAATCCTATGTGTGTTGAAGTTGGGGTCGCAGGTGGACATTTTTCAAAAGTCATTAAAAATAGATTAAATCCTAGCAGACTTCACCTAATAGACCCTTGGGAGATAGGCTCTGACAAAAATGGAAAACAAAGTCATTATGGGGGCGAGTTATCTCACATGGCAACGGCTCATTCTAGCGAATCTCAATATCTAAGATTGCAAAAAGTTTTTTCAGAAGAAATTTCTTCCAAAAGAGTGGTTTTGCATAGAGGTTATTCCTATGATTTTGCATCATCTTTTAATGATGAGTATTTTGACTTCATATATATAGATGCTTGCCATCTTTATGATTGCGTCAAGGCAGACTTAGAGATGTTTTTGCCTAAGTTAAAGAAACAAGGCTTGATGTGCGGGCATGATTATTTTGAAGATAGAAGAGGTAGCAACTTTGGGGTAATAAAAGCGGTAGATGAATTTTGCGAAAAATATGATTTTGAAATGATTATTCTTAGTGATCGCAAAGATTGGTGTTTGAGAAAAAAACAAAGCGATGAATATAAAAGAGGTTACATTGATGGATTAATCAATGCAAGAAAAATGCTTAATAAAGAAATAAAAGTGTTTGAAGATGTATGAAAGATAAGTTGATTCACTATGTAGTATTGTTTGCTGATTTTATTTTAGAGGAAAATTATTCTGATGATATAATTAAAGAGATGCAGGATAGATATTTATTTTTAATGGAAGAAATTTACTTTTGGGAATCAATAGGAGAGCCTTTTCGAGACAAAAGGCAAGATTATGCCTTAAAGTCTTTTTTATCTTGGATGTATGGTCATGTTGCTCCAAGATTTGGCGAAAATGGTAGTATCAGATAAATATAAATTCGTTTTTATAGAAATACCTAAAACTGCATCGACATCAATATCTCATGGTCTTTGCAGGTCTTTTGGTAGAGATAATTTAACATTTTATAAAGATTCAAGAAACAGACATTGCACATTAGAATATGCTCTTCAAGTTTTTCCAAAAATAGATGGGTACAAGAAATTTTGTTTCGTAAGAAACCATTGGGACGTCGCAGTTTCTTTTTATTTATTTGAAAAAAAAATGGGCATACATGAATTAACATTTGACAAATGGGTTAAAGAATGGTACATTCATCAAATGAGATGGATAAAACCTAAAATGGATTTTATAGGAAGGTTTGAAAATTTACAAAAGGATTTTAACTTAATATGTAACTCTTTGGGGGGTAAATTAGTTGAGCTTAAAAAATTAAACGATTCTTTGGGAAGAAAACATTATTCTTATTATTACAATAAGTCAACTAAACTATCATTACAATCAAATTGTGCATTAGATATAGCTCAATTAAAATATTTTTTTTAATTTTAAAAAAGACTTGACATACAAATTTTATTCTGCTAACTTGGTTCTATGACAAAAAAAATCAAAAGATACGAAATTGAAATAGCAAGTACAACCTACCGCACTTACCTTATTGATGCAGAATCGCAAGACGAAGCAGAAACAAGAGTATTTGAAGAGATAGATGCTGATTGGGAAATAAGCAAGGCATGGCGTCAAAATGCAGAAATAACCCACATAGAAGAGAAGGAAAAAGAATCAGAAGAAGATTCAATGGAATTAAAATGAAACAAGAAGAAAGAGAAAAATTGTTAGATCAAATAGATAAAGATAACCCTATCGAGCTTGAGGATGAGGAAAGATCAATAGTGCTTGCTCCTAGAGAAATATTTGATTCAGCGATTATTGGTTATGAGAATAAAAGAGTTGTATATAGCGAAGAGGCTATCATACAAATATACATTGAAGAAGATGGAATGACAGAAGAAGAAGCAATAGATTTTTATCAATTTAATACCAAGTGTGCTTACATGGGCAAGTATAATCCAATATATAAAAGCGAAAACCATGAGGAAGAATTATGGAATTAAATCAAATAAGTAAAGAAATAAAGTTAAAGATTGCTGACCTAGCGTTAACTCACATCAAAAAAGTTATTGCTGATCCCGAAGTCAAAACCGATGGAGATAATTTTGACTATTGGAATAGTTACAAATTGGAAGATGGAAGTTTTATAGATTACAATATTTATTGTGGCGATGATGTTGGGGAATTTAACCTTGATGGTAAATTTGAGTATGGCGATTCAAGTGAGTGGTCATTTGGTCTTTCTCTTTATGGGGTTAATCCACCAACAGATGATAATAAATACCATGAAATAGACATGGATGATTCAGAGTATATATTTACATATCAAAATGGGGAAGTAAGTTGGGAAGAGGTAGTAGCATGAGTGAAATAAAAGAATTATGGGATTTGTCATGGTCAGATGGTTTCACCTTGACATTTATTTTAATGGGGCTTTATACTTATAAAGTATGGATAGATAATAAATTTAAAAAATAAATTATGATAAAACTAGGAGTTAGAGGTAGCACCGATTCGGTTAATCATATTCTAATTAAAATAGATGATTTGACTTTGATGACCACAGAAAATTTGTTTCTCGCAGGAGAACAATATAGAATTAAAACAGGAGAAAATTTAGTTGAATTATTGAATTCTCTATCAAAAGATCACGAAATATCTGTCAAGAGCAATGTAGCAGATGAAATCGAAGATGTTTTAAACCTCAAAAGCAATCAAATAAAAAAATATTCAGAATGAAAACAATTCACACTCCTAAAAATTGCAAATATAGGCAATACTTGATCAAAAAGAAAAAGCAAGGCAAGATTAGCGGGCGTTTCTATAAGTTTCTTTGCAGAAACTTTCCTTATAGATTAACTCAAAGGGAAGTTCAATGTTGGGTAAACGAAGTAGTTACTAAAAAAATTAAAGAATCTAGTGCTATCAATATAATTAACACAAAGCATAAAGATTTAATTAAACGTCAAGCTGAGATGTATCAATCTAATGTCGAATGTATGAAAAAAACCAATAATGAAAAAAATAAAACAGATTTATGATTTTTTTGCTTGCATTGTGGTTTTTATCGTGATAATGTGGCTTCAATTAGTTTATATTTTAACAGGTCGTGAATAATATTATGCAAGTTGTATCAAAACAAATAAGCGGAACAATAGAATGGTCTAAAGGTAGGACTAAAAAAGAATTATCTAAACAAACTTTTTGGTCTAGCTCAAAAGATTTTAGCGGATTAAGTGGTCTTGAAATAAATGGTTTTACTTTTAATAATCATGTCAAATGCACCGCAATTACAAGCCAAGGATTAAGTCAACATAAATATTTTACGATTCCTGTTGTCAAAGTTGAAGAGTTTTGCAATAATTTAATGGAAGCTAAAAAATTTGTAGAAAGTAAAAATAATGAAGAAATTTAGATTATCAATAACAGAAGAAATCGGTGGATATATCGAAGTTAATGCACAAGACGCGACTCATGCAGAAACTCTTGTGGAAGATTTACTAGATGAATATGGAGCAGATAGATTATTTTACCCAATCCCCGAAGACAAGCAAGTTTTAAGTAAATATCACACTCGTCACACTCATGGCGACAGGGGAGTGTTTGGTTGTAAGGAGATAAAATGATATGAATAAATCCGAAGAAATAATGAAGTTAAAAAGTATGCACGATTCTGAAAGTGGGTTAGACACTCGCCTTTACGAACTTGCAGGTTATCCTCTCATTGAAGACCTCGTAGATGAGATGTTTGAATTAAAAGAGAAGATGAATCAAAGATTAAATAAAAGAATTAAAGAGCTTAAATTAATCGGAGAGTTTGGAGTCAAACCCATTAACACTTCTCATTTAGATGATGATGACTTTGGTGCATTTATTAGAGGTGAGATGACAAGAGAAGAAGCAGAATCAAAAAGGGTATAAAATTATGAAAAAGACATATAGAGTTCCATGTTCATGGCAAGTTTATGCAACGGCAGAAGTTGAAGCAGAATCTTGGGAAGAAGCAATTACTAAAGTCGAAAGTAATAGTGTTCCACTACCAACAGACCCCAATTATGTAGATGCTTCTCTTGAAGTTGATATGGAAATAATTGAAGAGGAAATGCAACATCCAAATACTTTTGGATTAGTAGATTAATTCCTTGACAGAATAAAAAATATTTGCTAAAGTCATTGGCATGAGCGGAGAAGGTAAATCAGTAAGTTTTAGAAGAACTGCAAATACTATTAAAACAAATCAAGAATTGCTTGAAGAGTTTAAGGATTTAATTTATTCTAATAAAAAGATAATGTCTCACATGAAATGGTATGGTTATGCCCATAGCGTTTATATGGAAGAGCATGGTGATAAAGAATTGGAAACATGGCAAAAAGAATATGTTGCAATAAAAGATACTTTTAATTTTTGCATTAGTGTTTATGATTCTTGGCATCAAGATGCAGACCTTTACGAGTCGCATGATAGAGAAGATAGCTTTGTTTCTCTTGCTAGAAAGTTTGCAAACGACAATGCTCTCATGTACTTTCCTTGTGGTTTTACTCCCGAATGGTATGAGAAAAACGAAGAAGGAAAATATCAACACTTTAAGGTTGAACATGATCATAAAAATATTGACAAAATATGTGATATGTGGCATCGTTATGGAATAATGAAACTACAAGCATTTGACGAAGAACTTGAATCTCAACTTTTGGGAGAGGCTCAAGAAAAAATTAAACAATTAATGATCGCATAATATGTGGAATTATAGAATAATCACAGACAAAGAAAGCTATGGAGTTTTTGAAGTTATTTACAACGATGATGGCAAAATATGTGCCCATACAGAAGAACCCGAAGTGGTTGGAGATAGCGTTGAAGATTTAATAAAAAATATAGAATCTCATTTAAACAAAGCCAAAGAGGGCAATTTAGTTTCTAATAAAACTTCAGAAGAGGAAGAGGATTTAGTTTTAACATTTGAACTAATGCTTTCTGATGTAAAGAAATATAAGAATAAAATTCTTGAACATGATAATATAGATTTTGCTCCTTGTGCAGAAGATTTTGACGAAGGAGAAGGTGTTGTGTTTGAAGATTTTGACATTAGCGACATATTTAAAAAATGAATACAAATGAATTAAAATTACAAGAAACGGATGATGGTGAATTATTTTTCATTATTCCCGATGATATACTCGAAAGATTAGCTTGGGAAGAGGGTGATGAGATAGAGTTCATTGAACGAAACGATGGTTTTTTAATAAAAAAAGTAAAATATGAGTCGATTGAGCTTGACTTCGATGAGAAAGATTTGTTAAAGTACATGATGTTCGCACATGAACAAGATATAACATTTAATGAATTATGTCAAAATGCAATCAAAGAAAAACTAAAAGAATTAGACGATGAATGAAATTATAGGAGACGATTACCCAACTTACGAAGATTCAGTAAATGCTACTCTTACAGAAAAGCAACAAGAGGGTGCTTATACTTATTTAAAAGAAGTTGAAGACAAAATTCACAAGGACAACTTAGAGAGGTTGATGAAAGAAAACTTTGAGCTTCGACATAGGCTTGCTTGTATTGCTGATGACATAGAGATTATTGAGAGACACATTGCATCTTATAAAAAGTCTCGCAAGTGGTTCAAGCAACCAAGCACTAATGCTGATGGAAGTGTCTATGCAGATCAAGCATGGCATAATGTTACCAATATACAAATTGCTTGTGACTTAACTGATGGTGCGCCACTTGAGTGGGCTAGTGAAGACCCCATTCTTGAAGCTCAAATAAAACACATGGATTTAGTAGCTGAATATTCTAGCAAATACAAAGCAAAAAATGAAAATGCTAAGAGTTAAAGTTCCTGTTTCGCAATGTATAGATGAAGTCTTGGAATACATTTCCGAGATGGAGAAAGGTAAAGATTCTTGGAAATCAGTTTACGAATCATTAAAGAAATTAAAAAGCAAAGTGTTAAAGGAAGAAGAATGAAAAAAGAATACGCGGTAGGAGTAAAAATAATTAATTGTTTTTATGTAGAGGCAGAAAGTCGAGATGAAGCAGAACAAATAGTGCGTGAGTATGATCCATACAAAACTCTTGATGATTGTGATTTTAATATTGAATATGTTGATCCCACAAATGGAGAGATCGCATGGAAAATAAAAGCAGACGAAGTAGATTGGAGTAAACTCCACAATAAACATGATGAATGGAAATAAATAATATGAATAAAGAAACTATGCAATCGCTAAAAAAAGAAGAAGATAATAGAGGTTTAATTGATGATCTTAAAACTTCAATTAGACATTTAGAAATTGAGTTGGATTATGAAGAGTCTCAACCTAGAATTAATTACAAGTACATCAAAAAGATAGAAAAAGAAATAAACGAAAAATACGAAAAATTAGATTTGTTATATGAAACTTACTAATTGTTAGCATTTTAACTTGACAGGAGATGAAGATGATGTTAAGTTATTGGTAGTAGCAAAAAAGAGAAAGGGACTTAAATTATGAGAACGACCGAAAGACAAACTAGGGATCACGAACCATCAGTAGATGAGATGAGGCGTGATATTGCCGAGAGAGAGCTTCAATTTTATTTAGATAATCCTTCTGAGTTGGTGGAATTATTACTAGATGGTTGCATTGGTTTAAATGAAACATCTGATCTTGAAATTAAAGACGAACATAAAGAAAATTTTCAATAAAATTAAAAAAAGTTTGACAAATTGTGATCCTTGTGTTTTAGTAGGGTTATGACATTAGAAGAAGCATTAGAATTAGTCGTCAATGAAGCAGAGGTTTCTGCTCTTGGTGAAAGTACAGATCAAAATAAATTAGTATTAAGTGCTTGCAAAATGTTGCGAGATCATTTAAAGTTAATCAATAAAATAGAAAGCGAAAATTATGAAATTCTTTGAGAGAAGTAGAGTTAAATGGAATCGTTGGCAACCAACGGACATTATGTTTAAAAGAAATAGTTTAGTAAAGAAACTTGTGCCAAGTACAAATTATTTAAGTTATTCTACTAAGGTTGGTCGTGACCATGATATGGCGAGACTCACAGGCGGTACTCAACGACAAAGAAAAAATTGGGAGGGTGAAGTCTATAATTATTACGACAATGACAAATATCGTGCAGTTCATGTTAAATTAAAAGATTTAAAAACTCCATTTCCAACTGCCGATATTGATTTTATAGATTATGTAGCTCAAAATGATAGTGTAGGCAATAGATTTTCACCAATAGATGCTCTTGTTTATTTAGGTAGTTTTCATCAAAGAACACAATGGAGTCAAGCCAATAATGGTCAATGGCATAGTGTCAAGACAGGCAATATTGCTCCTGTTCGTGAGGGTTACAGAATTGCTTATGGTGGACAAGGAGACTCAAATTATATGTCCCCTCAAAACTTAGAAGAAATAGCTCAAATAACAGATGCAGTTCTAAACTTTATTGTTGAAGTTGTTATTCCATTTAATAATGGAGAATCTGTCGAACATCATCTTGAGCATGATTTAATGGTAGCATGATAGAATATATAGATAAAAATGTTTATTTATTATTCGATAAATATGGTAGTAAAAAATTAATTACATTAGACGATGTTTTATGCTTGAGTCCGATTATGAGATTAATGACTAAAGATTCTGCGCAAAGAGTTAATAAAATTAAATTATCAAATAAATTAATTAATTTAAAAGTCGAAGAGTTAATGGAGTATTGCAAATGATTAATAAATTTAACCCAAGTGAGAAAGAACACTTGTTATACCAAATAATTAGTTCGGCAGAATTAATTCTTGATGAATTAAATAATGGTTCTGAGATTAGCGAGCGTAATTATGACCAAATTAAATTAGCAGATCAGATTTTGCTTGACATAGAACAGGAATTGACATCAAAAAATAAACCATCCCATTTAAAATGAATATAATAGATTTAATTGAGCTTTTCTGCTTTTTGCTTGGTAGTCTAGCATTTGTTTTGTTTTTAGCATTTGTCGTTTTTGGCGGAGAATGACTAAAAAAGGCTACATTATTCCGAAATATTCTGATTGTTATAATTGCGGAAAAAAACTGATTGGTAGGCAAAGGATTTATTGCTCAAAGAAATGTAAAGACAGGCAGGAAAGAAAAAATAATCCATCTTATAGAAGACAACGGAACAGGGGGATAAAAAGAAAATTAAAACTAATTGAAACAAAAGGTGGAAGTTGCGAATTATGCGGTTACGACAAAAATATAAGTTCATTAACATTTCATCACATTGACCCTCAACAAAAATCTTTCAATGTTGAACTGAGAAATATTGCTAATTATGATTGGTCTAAAGTTTTAAATGAATCTAGTAAATGTATGTTGCTTTGCCATAATTGCCATCACGAATTACATCATCCCGAATTTAATAAAGAAAGTTTGAAAAAAAGTTTGACATAGCAAACCATGTACTCTATCTTGATGGAATGAATAAAAGAAAAGCAGAAGGACTAACTAACTATTTAATGTACAAACATAATCTTCCTTATGATTGGAAGTTTCGTTGGCAAAATAAAAAAAATGCTTTAGGTACTTGTAGTTATCGTAGAAAACTTATTCTTTTATCTAAATGGTACGTTGAATTAAATGATATAGAAGAAGTTAAAGATACTATATTGCACGAAATCGCTCATGCTTTAGCTTATATTCGTTATGGCAAATTGGGCATGGGTCATGGAGATTTATGGAAAAGAGTTTGTGTAGAAATTGGAGCAATTCCTAAGAGTTGTTCTAAAGATAATTTAAATAAACCAAAAGATCATTACAAATACAATCACACTTGTAAATGCGGAATACATTATGGTATGCACAGATTAAGAAAACATTACAAATATCGTTGTCCAAAATGCAATGATCCTCTTTTTGTCTCCAAGAAAGAGAGAATAGCACATGATAGTGCAAAAAAAGTTTTAGAAGAGATTCTTTCTTCTTGACATGGTTTGAAACAGAATATATTGTAAGAGAATGAAAAGCGAAGATATAGAATTCATTATTAAACAAACTTTAATTGAAGCATCTTTACATCACGATGAAGATAGTAGACAAAGATATTACAATGGAATACTTGAATTAGTAAATCATTACAAGTATCTTGAGAACAAAATGAGAGAGATTATGGATGCTAGGTATAATGACGGAGCAGGGAGAGAAAATTAATTTTTAAAAAATTTAAAAAAAAGTTTGACATACCATTTTATATATGCAATACTAAGTTCATAGTTTAAATTTTATCACACAAAAAAGAAAGTAAAGCGAAATGATTATCACACAAAAAAGTAAAGAACAAGTCGTTCAATCACATGACTTTGAACAAGTCAACTGCACCATTGATGCCGAAGATATGCGCTATGTAGCATCTCTTCTTCGTAACAACTACTCTAATACTCGTCTTGCAGTAGTTCGTGAGATTAGTGCCAATGCTATTGATGCAAACAAAGAGGCAGGAGTTACTCGTCCTATCGAGATCAAGTTGCCATCAACTATGACTCCAACATTTGCAGTTCGTGACTTTGGGGGTGGACTTAGCCAAGAAGATGTGTTTGGTCTTTATTCCAAGTATGGTAAGTCAACCAAGCGCACATCAAACAATTATATTGGTGCATTCGGTATTGGCAAGTTTGCTCCATTATCTTATGGTGACAACTTCACTTGTGTATCTTATCATGGTGGATTAAAAACATCTTACAATGTATTCGTTAATGATGATGACGATACAAAGATTGTTAAGTTGCATGAAGAACCAAGCAACGAACCAACAGGTTTATCTATCGAAGTTGCAGTTGCAGAAGGTGATATATCAGAATTTACTGATGTTGTCAAGAAATTTTTCAGATTCTTTCCCGAAGATGAAATGCCAAAATTTATTGGTCAAGAAGATGACTTTATTCCCGAAATTAAAACTTCATTAAAAAGCGAGAAAGATAATTGGTTTATCTTAGAAAATGATGATAATGGATATTATGGTTATAATCATTCTTGTCATGTTATCATGGGTAAAGTTACTTATCGTCTCGACAGAAGTGCGGTAAATGTAAGTAACTTTATTAAAGACGATAAAGCTAAACAAATCGTAGGTGAATTATTAGAAGAAAGAAACTTCTATCTTCGTATGCCAATAGGTTCTGTAAAATTGCATCATAGTCGTGAAGCATTAGAATATAACAAGACAACACAAAAAGAATTATGCAAAGCATTATATAATGCAAGTCAAGAAATTCTTGAAATCGCTAAGTTGAAACTTGCAGATAGTGCAGATTTGTGGGAAGCAAAAAGAAATCATGCAGTTATAGTCAATAGTTTATCTCATTCAATGCGCAGGATTTTTGATAATGCTTTTGAATGGAACGGCGTAAAGATTGAAAATGCTCATTTCTCTGTTCCTTATGATGAATCAGAGAACATTACCATTACTAGATCAATCAGAACTAAAGACAATGACGCTCGCAATGGTTACAAAGTTACTTCTAGTAAGCAAAACAAAGCATTTTGTCAAGACAATTATTTGTTCGTATATCAAGATTTAGACTCTTCTCATGGCAACAATCTTCGTGCTAGAACATTGTTCAATGAAGATGAAAATTTAGAAGAAATCTTTTTCATTAATCCTACCAATCAAGATGGTATTGATTATATGAAGAACGAATGGAGTTTTAATTTAATTGACTCAAAGCATATTCGTTATGCATCGAAAATTGAGAAAGAAAAACCTGTTTACAATCGTGTAAGTGGAGAGAGCAGAGCATCTATACCATTATTCAAAATGGTCAAGAAAAAAGGTTATGCTCATAAAAATGTAGATTATTGGTCAAATGTTAATGATCCAATCAATTCTGTTGAAGCAGGAGATATGGAAGGTTCTATTGATGGAAAATTAATCTATGTTCCAATCACTCGTTATCAAATTGATTGCCCTAAAAATGAATTATGGGACTTGGATAAAGTATATAGTTTGTCTAGTCAAGTTCGTGCAGTTGGCAAGTCAGCAGATAATGAAGAGTTGGCAAATTTAGTTGTCTTCGGTGTTCGCAAAGCAGATGTTAAGAAATTAGATAAATCTAATTGGGTTAGTTTTGCTGATTTTATGCTTGACCATTACAAGGAATATGTTAGAGAGAACAAAAGAAATTGTTCTATTACATTCAGAAGGGTATTAACCTCAGAATCACAATCAGATTATCAAAAGATTATGGACTCTCTTAGTCCTATTGAAAATGTGTTTGTTAATCCAAATATGAATTTAAATTTTCTCTCAGAGGATCATCTCTTGCATCAAGTGAATGACATCTGTTCAGTAATGAATACCGCAGATCATAAGCAAAAAGCATCTTCTTCAGTTATGTATATTGCTCTACATGATCGCCAATGGTTAAAGGATACTTTAGATGTTGACGTTGATTCAGAATCAATGCTCAAAACTATTGAGAAAGTAACAAGCAAGTATTCTCTTTTAAGTTTTATTGCCGATTCCATTTCTTACTATGGCGCAGTCAAAGATCATTACAGACATGGCAATATTCAAACCAAGTTTGAAGGCTACATAAATTTGTGTGATAAAGGAGATGGGGAGTAAAATCCCCTCTCCAAACTTTTTAAAAAAAATCTTGACTTATTAAAAAAATCAATCTATACTCTTAACATAACATTAAATTAGAAAGCTAAAAATTATGAATAAAGTTCCATACATACAAAGCGAAAATTCACTCACAATCTTTTGGGAAGGTAAACCATATACTCTCCGCAAAGATCATCCTAATTTCCACAATGCCAAGAAAGCTATTCTTGATGGTGAATATGATCGTTTAGGTGATTTAGTTGACATTGCTAAGTCAGTTGAAGATTTTGTAGAAGGTGACATCGAAGTTAAAGACGAAGTTGTTTATTACAAGGGGCATCGTCTTCATGGTGTTGTTGTAGATAAATTAATTGAAATGCTTCGTGCAGGTGCAAAAGATTCTGCTCCAATCGTTAATTTCATTACTAGATTGCAAGCTAATCCAAGTGCTAATAGTGTTGCAGAATTGTATACATTCCTTGGTTACAAATCTTTACCAACAACCCCCGAAGGTCTTTGTCTTGGTTACAAGGGTGTTCAAGGTGATTATTGGAGTAGCACAGGCAATGCAGATACCATTGTTGTGCAAGGTCAAACCAACGAGCGTCATCAAATTCTCAATGAAGTTGGCACAACTATCGAAGTTGCACGTCGTTGTGTAGATGACAACAAAGATAACCATTGCAGTTTCGGTCTTCATGTCGGTTCATACGATTACGCCAACGATTGGGCAGGAGAAAGTGGTAGATTGCTTGTTGTAGAGTTTGATCCTGCTGATGCAGTCTCCGTTCCAACTGATTGTGACTTTCAAAAGCTACGTGTCTCAAAGTACAGAGTTGTGTCTGACATTACAGATACTCGCAAAGAGTTAAATAGACCTGTATACGAGGCTAATAAACCTATTTATGGATCGGATGATGACATCAACTTCGATGAAGACGAAGAAGATGAAAACGATTGGGTAGATCAAGGCGAATGGGATGATGATGATTCTGATTGGACTGAAGATGAACATCGTGACTTTGTAGCTAAAGAATTTGAAGATGATGATGAACCCGATGGTTACAATGGTGAAGAAGATAATCGTATTTCTTTAGTTGACTCATATAATGTCTATATTGGAAATCGCTTGCACAATGGTCAAAAAGTAACATTAAAAAATCTTGCAGATATTAAAGTTTCAAGAGATGAAAACTTGACTTGTTCTGAAATTATGAATATTGTCAATAAAGAAACTAATTATTTCGTCAGATGCGATGACGATAGACCTCTTTATTTATATGAAGTAGAAGTGTAAAACTTATAATTTAAATAAACATGAAAGAATTGACGCATGATTTAGAAACCTTAGCTTCATTGGAATCTCAGTTCAGAGAAGAGTATGAGGATGAATATTTAATTAAACAAATTAATTTGCATAAAAAAAGTTTATTATTTTTTCTCAGAAAAAAAGATTTTAATAGGTCTAGGTACGAATGTAACTCACTAATGAACAAATTAATTTATTACCTAATTGATTGATATGGAACTAATTATAGTAATAATCGGAGTGTGTTTTGTCGCTTATTTTTTAGATAAATAATAAAAAATTAAAAAAAACATTTGACAATCGAAAAAAAATAAACTAAAGTTGTATTATGAAAAAAGATAAAGTGTTGCTAGTTAGAGAAATTACATATCATAAAATAGAATCTATTGACGATTTAAAATTCTATACTGATTGTGATACCTCAAAAATTAAATCGGCTAAAGATTTGGGTTTCGTATCTATCAAAGATATAGATGAAAGATTAGAAGATTTTTACGAAACTAAAAAGGGTGATGGTTGTGGATTTTCACTTTCGGAAGATACTCAAGATCATTGGGGGGAAGATTATGCTATTTTTGATGCAGATGATAAAGAAGGAATGTTTAATTGGGAAACAAACTATTTGTTTAAATAAAAAATGGAAGAAAATGTATCATTTGAACTAGATGGATTTGAGTTTAGCGACAATGGCATAGATTATTTTGCAAATATCGAGGGGGATGCGAATTGGTGCATTGATAACGATTCTTTTGATTATGCAGGAACTCATTGCACAAACGGAGCAAGTGGAACTCATACTTTGCCCGACTATGCCATACTTCAAGACTTCAAGATACATAAAATAACATTATATTTTGAATTAAAGGATGAATATACTAATCATTGGTTTGAAGCAGAAAAATCATTTGATTACTCTCACAAAGAACATCAAGATTTTATTAATTTCTTTGAAACACAACATGGAGAAAACTTATATGATGCAATTCAAAAACAAGAAGATGATGAATCTAATGTAATCGAATGGTTACAAGAAGTTTAAATTAAATTAATAAAAGTTTTTTAAAATTTTATTTGACAAGTAGAAAGGAATATGCGAAAGTATAGTTATGAATACGACAGAAGCATTTTTAGCAAGTATAGATCAATCAATCGCACAAAGAAAAAAGATTGAAGCATCAATACCATATAAAGGCATGAATACTTATCGAGATAAATCCACAATGGTGATGGAAAAGTTCTTTGACCCCAAGGCATTTGAGTATGCAAAACAAGCAACTGCACGTAAAGGTCAATCAAGTATTCTTAGGTTTCAAATGGATGGAATGGGTAGATTAAAATGAACTTAGAGCATCATGGATGATGAATAAATCAAATTGTTAATCAAAAGTTGCGAAAATGATTCACAAAGCATGATAAAAGATGCAAAATCTTTGTTTAACTATACAAACACAAATTTTTCATAAAAAAACCATCAAAATGCTTGACGTATCATGCAAATTAGCCTACTTTAACGGCATGAAGGAAACAGAAATTATAGTCAAATTACAAGATTACATTGATGATTGCGGAATAGTAGAATTAGTTAGTTTATATAATTTTGTATTTAATGAAGAAATCACTTGGGAAGATATAGAATGGAATAAATAAAATAAAATATATAAATATGATTATACACAAACAAGATGTAAACCTATTAGAAGATGTACTTCAAATCTTACGAGACTATTCTCTCATGGATGGTTTTGAGGAAAATTATAATGATTACGAGTTAGAATGGATTAAAGAATCTATATCTAAATTAGATATGCTCAAAGAAAGGGCAAAGCAAGAATTTTTAAATACATGAAAAGAATTGATATAAAGTCACACATGAGAGAATTATTTAGAGAACAAGGTCTTTTAGAAGATTTACCTACATACGAAGAGTATACAGAAGATATGCCACTAATAGATCAATTAACGATGTATTATGAGGTTGACATTGATAACTTTATAGGTAATCCTTGGGACATCATCAAAGATATGACAGAAGATTATTCAAAATGGTTAAAAGAGTTTAATAAACAATTCAAAGAATATTTACAAGAAAGGGATTATATACGATGAATGAAATAAATTATTATAGAGTGAACGAAATTCCTTATTTTCATATTGCAGAAATTGTTAAAGAAGGTCATTCTCTTTATGGTAAAAAAGTTAAAGTTGATGCTTTTACTATTGACGATACAACTAATAAGATTTATCATGTAGGTTGGGATAGAGCAATAAAATCTCATGTAGAAAAAATTAATAACAAGAAAAGAAAAGAACAATTATATATGCCATGAAAGAACTTAAAGAAAAATTAAATAAAGTTATCTTCAAGCAAGTTGAGATGGTAAATAAATATGGCTCAAATACTCTTTCTACTTGCGATCATTATAATTGGGATAAAGATATTTGGAATCATAGATATTCTATCATTGACAAGTTTATTGATTTAGGTTTTAATGTTGATAGTCAAATGAATCATGGAGTATTAGATATAACAATAACTGCAAACTTAGAATTATGAAAGTAACAGAAGTTAAATATGTTAAAACGATTAATGGTGGATGTTCTTATCGTTGCAAAACAAACATTAAAGGCATAGAAATATGCAATGATGGAAATGGTGGAGCAACTTATATAGATGGAGCATTTCAGAATATTAAATTGCTCAAAGACTATACAGAATGGGAATTAGAAGATTTAATTGACGAATATGAGAGTGGAAACAATGATTGATGAAGAAAATGAAGATTTATGGTTGACAGGTATGAGTTAATACGTTTATATTGATTACATATTATTAATCACACGTTTACAAAAGGAGAAAAAATCGACATGAACATTGAAACATTATCAGCAGATGAAGTTTGGAATAAAACAAATGGAACTCGTTATCAAGATACAATCGAAACAAGTTATTTTAATTTAATTAATTTATTTGGTTTGCCAACATTTGGTAAAGGAGATAAAACATTATGTGAGTGGGTGCTACAAAATCATTTGGGCGACATTGTAACTATTTACGATTGGAAATCCAACACAAACGATCCCGAACTCGTAACTCGTTGGAACTTAGGGGGTAATGGAGATACTTATTCAAATGTTTTTCTTGACCAAGTAATGGAAAAAATTAAAAAAGGTGTTGACGTGCAGAATCTTGTATGCTAATTTGTTATTATGAATTATCAAACAGACCCAATTACATTTCAAATCCCCTCAAATGGTGGATATAATTATAGATTTAGTGAATGTGTAGAACAAATGGCACAATTAGCAGGTCGATATTTTGACATATATGTTGAAGATACAAGTCCAATTAGCAATATGCTTGACGAAATAGTTGTAAATGCAATGCGAGAACAAGAAAAACAAAACAAATTAGATAATATAAATGGGGGATCAAAATGAAAAAAGTTGTAGTTAAAGGTTATACATACGAAACGGATTTAAATGTTAAAGTTGGTGATGTCGTAGAATTGCCAAGTGCTTATTGGTTGAGGGATATATTAGGTGATACATGGGAAGGTGTTGTTAATTCACTAGAAAGTGATTATGTTGGTAGTTGTGCAAAAATAATTAGAATCGTCAAGCAAGCAGAGAGAAGCAAATGAATAAAGATATTTTACTTGTTTTAAAAATACATTATAGAAATTATTTTGAAGGAATAAAGATAAGATTGAGAAATCTTTTAGATATTGAAATTGAAGATGAGGTATTAACTTATGTTTTGTTCAAACTAGAGAAAGAATCTAATTTAACTAAATTACAATTTGGAGCAAAGAAAGTTGATGATGTATATGATTTAGTTGTACAAAATTTACATTTGATAGAAGAATGTAGAAAAAACATAGAATATTAAAATTTATAAATTTTTATTTGACAGAGTATAAATCATTTGCTAGAGTATTATTAAATCAAGATTATTAACCTTAAAAATTATTAGAAATGAGTAAAGCACTAAAATCACACATAGCAAACAATATACTTAATGGAACTTACATCATGCAAAGAAAATGGCGCGACTATGGTTCTGTTGTGGAAGACTCTATAAAAGCGCAACAAAAACAATTTGAAAGAAAGTTGGCAATGATCCAACAAGCAAAACAAGATAAATTAATCAAGTAATTTAAGTAATGCAAGATAAAGTAAATAGTTTAGATGATCTTAAATGGTCTTCAAGCCACAAAGTTGGCGATATAACCATCTCTATCATTCAAGGTAAGGGTTGTGTTGGCAAAAGACTATCAAGAACCTTTGAGGTATGGATATGGGACTCTATTGGCGATATTCCATACAAAGGTCAATTCGATGCAGAAATGACTACTGATCCATTTGTTATTTATGATTGTGATTTATTAGATTTAATTAAACAAATTGAACTTGATCCACAAGGATGGGTAAAAAACCAAAGAGATGCTTTTAATGAACTCGGATGATATTATAAAAAGAATAATGAAAGTTGTTGAGAATAACTTCAGTTCAACAGATATGTTAATGTTCAATTTCGCGCTAAAATCATTGAATGAAGAACTAGATAATTGGCACAACTTAAACAACGAAGAAAGAGAAGAAATTAAACAATCTGTTAGAAGCATTATAGCTTTAGGAATTATTTAAATTTTCCCTTGACTTTTATGTAAATTACAATTAACTTATAACTAAATTACAATATTATTACAATTTATGAGATATTCAGTATATGATTCAAGAGGTCAATGGCAAGCAAGCTATTCCCACAATATCCCTAACGTTCCCCTCAAAGAAGTCAAAAAATGGGCAATTCTTACAGGAAAACTCGTTGGGGGCAAGGTCTATGAATACATCGTTCCTAGTGATAGAAGATATAAACCTAAAGAACATCTTCTATATGATTTTACTAATTATAAGTCTCAATTAAGAGATGATCAACCAAATCATTCTAATAAACATAACAATAAAGAGAATAAACAAGAGAAAGAATAAAGGAATTTATACAGAATTTATACTTAAATTAATTTAATGTATTATGGTTGATTGAGTAGTGCGAGATTTAAATATATAAATAATTCTATTATAACACACATTTATAATTTATGTCAAGCAAAAAATTTGATTTAAAAGAATTGCGATTTGAGCAACAAGAATATTTAAAAGAATTAAAACAAATAAGAGATGGTATAGATTCAGATTATTTTAATTTTACTTTATCAGAGAAAGCAGAATTATATAAACTATTTAATAAACAAATATACTTTATAGAAGGAGTAGTAAATACAATAGCAAATTTAATAGAAGAGTTAAATACAAGTACAGAAGAAACAGAAACAAAACAATTAGAAGATAGAGCGATTAAACTATTTAATTTCTTAATAGAGGAATTAGATGAAAAGCAAAAAGAAATAGATGAAATATTAAATAATTACTTTACAGAGGGTTCTTAGCTCAGTTGGTTAGAGCATCCGACTCATAATCGGCAGGTCGAGAGTTCGAGCCTCTCAGAACCCACTATTTAAATTAAACAAATAATGACGGAATTTATAGAACTGACAGAACTATGGCAAAATAAACAATATAATTTAATAGGAGAAATAATAAGAGAAGAAGAATGGGATCAAATAAGAGTAGCTGAATTTTGTGCTTACTTCGCCAAATATATAGGATTGCATGACCTTCAAATATTATACAAATTCTTATAGAATTACGCGAAATTTAAATTAATTTAATTAAATAATAAAAAATTAAAAAAAGATTTGACATATCTAACTTATTCTAGTATTGTTGTTGTATGAATGAAAATATAAAACTATTAGCGGAAATTAAATTAACCTTTGATAATAATGTTAAATGGGGAGAAGATAATAAACAAAGTGCATTAGAAGTTTTAGGTGATTTAATATATGATTTACAAAAATTAGAAGAGGCAAGTGTGCAATGCGAAGAATCTTAATTATATTATTTATATTTATTAATGTCGGGTGTACTAAATCCCAACACCAATGGGGTGATGTATGCGAGGGGACGTCTTCATGCCCCGAATTGGGTCACGGCACTTGTCCATTTTGTTTTGATGAAAATTACTTAGATTAAATAATTGAAAAAAAAACCTTGATTTTTCTAAATAAGAGTCTATAATAAAACAAATAATTGAGAAACTAAACTCAATCAAATCAAATAAGTCGTTCTTTTACATTTTCATATAGGGGAGTTATGCAGAACCGCCTTTGGTTCTGTGGCAGAAGTAATAGATTTAGGGTTAATCATAATAATGTCTTGCTGAGGTGAGATGAATCTTCTGCCCCCTGCTATTTTGGAAGAGCTAGCTACTCTTCCTGTGGGTGACTGAATTAACCTGTCGTGAGCGGGTTAAGGTATGCGATTCTCTGTGGTGGAGTGCCAATGGACAAATGTCTGAGGTAGGACAAACACCAAGTCTAATCGTAGTTGGAAGTAGGTAATCATTGAACTGCTGTTCACGCCGAAAACTTGAGGGTATACAGGAATCCCTCCCCACACATTTTCCATCCCTACATACCCTCTCTCTGTTTTTTCCTTTCGGCAGGGAGAGGGTTTTTTTTGCATTTTTATTTGACAGGGGTTCTCTTATATGGAATATTGTTGGTATGAAGACAACAAAAGCTAACGACCCAAGGTACAAAATTAATATAAACAAACCAATTAAAGTTTATCGTAATCTACATAAACAATGTTGGAGTGTTCAACAGGATGGATTAGTCAAAGCACATACTAATTCAATTAAATTGTTTGATTGCGAATTTATCGTAAATCAAGCAGGAAGAGAAAAAGTAATTAAAGAAAGGAGAAAAAATGTTCATGCTTTCATTAAAGGATACATAAGTGAGTTATTTAATACTATATTAGATGAGCACTTCGGGACAGAAGTTACATACAACCCATATAAAAACGAATTCTTTTACAAAAAGGAGAGCGGGGAGTCTATCCACTCAGCAGATGCAGTCCTTCTAGATGATAGAAAAGTTTTTTCATTTTAAATTTGACACATGGAACTAATTATACTAATTTTAACTATATTCTTATTATCAACCACATTAAAATAGCATTATGAATAATATCACCGCAATTAAAGCAATGGCATCATGGATCAATATTAACGGCAGAACTCCTGCTCCCGAAAACTATATAGATTTATATTTAAATAAAGTAGGATTAGATAATATAGTTGATGATGATTCTAATTATGATGAAGCAGATCATGTTTTAGATTATACAGAAGAAGATATGTTTGATGAAATAGCAAGCATGGATGCACGAAACGACTATTTCCACACAGAGGATATGGAGTTGGAAGATTGGGCAGAAAACATTTCACCATCTTTTAAATAATATGGATTATAACGAACAAAACTTTTCAGCATGGGGGGGTACACCATCTACCCCCCCACAAGAGGAGTATCCCGAACCTGTTGAATATAAAACCCGCCTAGGTCAAATAAATGATTTACTTGATGAAAGATTAAATCAAACCAAAGCAATAGAAGAGGCAAAAAAAATGAAAGGTGGAAATAAATTAGTTTCTTTGCTAAATAAAACTATTATAGATATAGACGATAAATTAAATAGTTTAAAATAAGTGAAGTTGCCCGAAGAGTTTGATGATCCCCAAGAGTGGGCTAATTACTATATGGACTTGCATACAGAACTGAAGAAGCAGGAACTGATTAATTTAGACTTGAGGGAATGTGTGGATTATATGCAGGATAATCTAAACTATTTAGTTGATAAGCTCGATGTGATAGAGGATGACCAGGTAGCCACAGACCTGACTCAAGAGATGGGCATATACTTTGGAGCGATGATGAAAGCAATTATACATTTTAAAAAGACAACGTTGCTTTATCAAGAGCAGTCTTTCCTTAAATCAATTAAAGATCAGAAGCCCGATTTAAATTAATTAAAAAAAAACTTGCAATTATAAATTATATAGATTAAGGTAGGGTATAGTTAAATGATTAACCCAACAACAAAAGGAATGAAAATGAAAAAAGTATCACATTGCGAAACAGTTAACGAAGTTCTCGAAACCATCGGTGCAGGTCAAGATTATGTAGTTCGTGGAATCCCACAGTTCCCTACATATCGTGGAATCTTTGATGGTAACGACAATCCCGTTGCTATCGTAAACAAGTCTTATGCGAAGAATAGCTTCATGCAACCTAGAGAAGTTTTTAATTATGTAGATGATTTGCGCGAAGGTTTGGGAATGACATTCGACAAGGCAGGATTCACTAAAGGTGGTCGCAGAATGTTCGTCTCTCTCCGCAAAACTAATGCTATCGTAGTTGATCCCAAGGTAGGAGATACTATGGATGAAGTTTTATATCTTTGGAGTAGCTTCGATGGTTCAGTTCAGCACGTTATCAACAAAATGATCGAAAGATTGGTTTGTTCCAATGGTATGGTAACTATGGATACTCAAGCATCCACTAAGATTAAACATTCAAGAATTGCGGGAGATAAGTTACAATCCTTTGTTAGCGACAACATCGACAACATCAAAGCTACTTACTCTGATACAAAAGATATAGTTTATTCCTTAGCTGAGACTCCTGTGAGCCACTCTGATGCGAAGGAAGTAATTAATCGCATCTTTAAAGGTGACTCTAAGAGAGGTGAGAATATCAGAGACGAAGTCTTTAATCGCTTCACCAAGGGTATGGGTAATAGAGGTGAGACTGCATGGGATTTGCTCAATGGTATTACTGAGTATCAAAACCATGGTAAGTCATTTCGTTCAACCGATGGTTCTAGTTCTTCAGAGAACAGATTAACTTCTCTCACTCTCGGAACTGATGCTAATTTAATGAATAGAGTTTGGAATGAATTAGTTTCCTTAAACTAATTAGATTAGAAAAGAAAAGCCTCCCTTAGAAATAAGGGAGGTTTTTTTGTGTCCGAAATAAATAAACTAAATAATTATTTCACAAATTCCAAATAAACTGTATAAATAAATCAATGCCCAATGGTTAAATAGTCTAGTACATAACAGGATGGCATTGGGTGGGTAAGTGGGAATTATATTTTTTTTAAACTTTTTTCAAAAAAAACGGAAAAATAAGAATTTGCTCCCTTTGTATAGGTATGAAGATTGAAGAAATATCACCAAGGGAGAGATTGAAATATCTCATTAACAGGTATAACGAATTTAAATCATATGGAGTATTGGAGATGATAAATCCTTCTCCCGATCACGAAGGACAGATGCTAGTGATCGAAATTGAATTAAATAGATTAAGTTATGAAATGGCTTTAGCTAGTGGGAAGCTATCAAGAGAAGAATATTTAGAAAAAAAGAAAAAACTATTTGACATCAAATAAACTATATGGTTTATTGTTATTAGTTCTTTAATATATGCCAACGTGTTCTACCTTAACTGCAATTAAGGGGTGATAAGAGAGGTGCGCTTTGCAGAGCTAACTATCCTCTTGCAGGTTCGACTCC